AACAATGATATCGTCCATTATTTTCAATACGGAATTTTCGTTGTTAAGAACGTTCTGAATGTATTCTTGAATAATCATTGAGTAATCATCAACCATTACTCTAGTACCTTTTTCTTCTGCGATTGTCTTGAATACTTCAAGAGAAGCTATGTCTACAACATATCCTGTTTGCTTCAACCTGAAGAAAATATTACCACCAGTTACAGAAGCGGCTGTGAGATTCTTTCTACCAAGACCATTTTCCAGAGCTTTTTTAATGAGAAGAACGGCAGTATCAATAGATGACATGTAATACACCTCTCGCTAATTAAAATTGAAGCAGAAATAAGCTGCTTCTACATACGAAAAGACCTACCAGCTTTTGACTGGTAGGCTTTTGTAAATCAGTTTCTTGGTATAAAATAACGATCATCCTGTATTCTTACAGAATTTATAAGTTCAACCATTTCCTTTGTATGAACTCCATCGTAAACATCTTCAACAATGAAGTCCATTAGAGCACTGTATGCTTTCTCACTTATACCTTGATCATCATCAAGGACTGTTCGTAACATATTTAATACCTTTTTATCATCAATAGTCATGACTTTCTCCTTTGTAAATCACTCTTTTGGTTTTGGTGGGTTAAAGATACTCAACACACAATAAATGACACTCATGATGGCAGTAAGGCTCAGGGTTGCCAACATGAATACCATCCAGATAACCACAGGAATTACTGGAAAGCAGACACACAATATCAAAAACTCCATCATAAGTTTACATCCAGTTAGCAAACAACGTCATCAAGGTCGATAACAATGTGTTTACCATTCTTGATAATGTAGTTAGTTCCAGAGTTTGAAAAACATGCACAGTAAACACGGTGCCATCGTTTTCCAATACATATCATGTGTTCTGTAACAAGCCGTCCACCATAACCTGTAGCTGTTTGCATAAGGTTCTTTTTGTGAAACCAGAGAGGTTCGCGTTTGTAACCATCAACAACCAGTCTGATTGTTTCTGGTATGGGAGAACCAGCAGGACTTTTACCGCAATTTTGATAGTTTCTTCCTGTAATTTCTAACATGATTTACTTCTCCTTTACCATTTCCAACATTTATCATTACCAGAACCAAAAGAACGAACAATCTTTACATCGCTGTGTTTTTTCGATTCTCTGGCCGATATCGGCTGGTAATGATAGCTCTGGCAGTAAGAAAGCAGTTCTGCCTTGTTTTCAAATGCCATACAAACCCAACCTTCTCCATTACCATGATTGACTAAGGCGTACTTCATAATGATCTCCTTATGTAAATTCTATTGGCAAGGACACCAAGTTTTCTTACAGTTGGATTTTCTGCAAAGTGTTCTTTTTTCAAGCCTTTGTTTTTACGAATATTGCTGTAAATAAGGTTCCACAACCATTTCATACGATTTTTCGTTTTCAGTTGTTGTCGTTTGTTGTTCTTTAAAATACGATCCATCCTCTGTTTATACGTTTTCATATACAACTCCTAATAAGATTTAAAGCAAATTTAACTTGCTTCTACATTAGAAAAGAGCTACCAGCTTTTGACTGGTAGCTCTTTGTTACATTCAATCCTGATAAAGTTTACCATTCTCGGTAAATTCAAATTCTCTGTCTTTGGCATATTGAATACAATTTTCGTCTTTCCAGTAGTATTCAATTTCCGCACAGAGTTTTTTGTAAATAGAACGAGAGATGTCTTTATACCAATCAGATATTACATTTTCAATCTCAATGAGATATTCTGTAACGTGTTTGTCTCCGACAAATTTCTGTATGTAATGATCTGTGATATCCAACGACACTGATACAGAATTCTCATGGTAGTAATTACCGTGATGGTGTAGTGAAAGCTCAAGTTCCATACCAGAACGATGTATCTTTCTCAATGCTTTCCATTGCTGTTTATTGAATAATCTTTTGAGTGCTGGTAACAGCTTATCGAAGTGGCACATTCTATCTGCTACAAAGCAAGCACCATCACCCTGACTGTAAGAGCAGCTGTAGTAAATCTTGGGATCATAGAACCCCATTCTTGTAAGCTGTTCTGTCGCTTCATCAATTACCATTTCAAACAACAACTCATCACTTGTAGCATCTTCTTTACAGAATTCTATTGCTTTCTTCTTTGCTTTCTCGTCTGTAAGCTCGTCTATTGTGTACACGTTGAAAGTTTCTGGTTGAATAGTTCTCATGGTTACAACTCCATTAAATAAATTTGATAGCAATTTAACTTGCTTCTACATACGAAAAGACCTACCAGCTTTTGACTGGTAGGCTTTGTAAAATCATGCTTCAAGAGGAATGTAAAGCTCCGCTTTTTCAAATCTGTATTTGTCCTTCCTGACAACCATAACTGATTTGTTTTTCTTGTTGTAATCATAACTGTCCCCGTCGAACATTACCACGTTCTCCGACAACTCGACTGCTTTACCACGGTGAATGTTGCGTCCACCAATCAATATCTTGTCTGTTGTTGTGACGATTACAAGATGTTGATCTTCTGTAAGACCAACAAATCTTGCAGACTTTTTAAGTCTCTTGTAAAGAGCATATGAAACACCGTTGTTGGTAGTTGAATTGTTGTCACTGTCGATTACTATCTTTGTTTCGTTGATAATCATTATGATTACCTCCTGATGAATTTATTAAAGCAGAAAATAAGCTGCTTCTACATACGAAAATACCTACCAGCTTTTGACTGGTAGGTCTTTTGTAAATCAATCCTTTCTATTTAAGTATTCGATAAGTGCTGTTAAACCAAGATCATCATTCATTTCTTTAAATACAGCAAATACATATCCGGGGTCTTCAGATATGTAATGATCTTTCAATTTTGGTATTTCTGTATCAGGAACAAGTTTTTGACACCAAATTTCAACAGGTTTTAATAAACCAGATTGTCGGTGTCCTATTGCTGCTACACATTTACCATCATGTAATACATCTTGGTAGTGTGTTCTACCATCTGGGTATTCACCTTCAAATGTTATTTTATCAATTGAATACATTTATTTTCTCCTTATGAATGAAAGCTGTATTCTTGGGTATCTTTGTGCCAGATAGCACCACGCTGATACGCTGGTCGCTGATTGAGTGATTCTCTTGATGGGTAGTAGTTGGCGATAAGATCACCACATAGACGATCATGTGCTATTACAAGCAGCTTGTAGTTTGGATGATGTGCTGCCCACATAACGAGATTACCGATTGCTGAATAATATTTATCAATCGGTACGTTTGCTTCCTGTAAAACTGCTTCCTGTACATAGTTGATAATTTCACGCTCTTTGTAGTTATAGTCGAATTCGTTACTCATATTTACACTCCATTAAATAAATTTGAAGCAAATTAAACTTGCTTCTACATACGAAAAGACTGGAAGCTTCGCGCTTCCAGTCAGTTGTATCATCTCAGTGCCTTGTCAGTGAACAGCGACCACGTTGTATTGAAGCTTGAGCTTAACTTCTCAAGGTCTTCATTACACACACAACCAAACTGCATTGTAATTATCTTAACATTCAGATTTTCCTTTGCAGCTTCTACATCAGCCTTGAGTCGTTCACTTATCGGCGCGTAACCATCGGTGATAAATATCACATCGCTGTACTTACCACACATCTCAATCGCTGTAGAGAGTGGATATTCAAAGCAGGTATCACCATAGTTCTTGAACACGCTGATTACATCTAACAATTTTTCCATTGTTAAATCTTTAATCAGATAGTGTTCTGTTTTACCACCGAAACCAACCAGCTGTACCTTTCGGTTATCATGTTTTGCCTGTTCCATGATACCGAAAAGCAATGCTTTGGCTTTTACGATGTTGTCATCTATTTTCATACTGCCAGACTCATCAAGAGCTACAACGATATCACCAATCGTTTTACTCTCACCAGACTCTTTTTCATACTGAGGCACTTCCTTTTGTACGAATTTAAGAGTCTGTAAGAATTCAAACTCAGGTAATGCCAGTTGAGCAATCTCAGTTGGTAAAATGCGCTGAAGATCATCTCCTAGTTCTACACCGATAACATCTTCATTACCTTTGCAGCGAGTCATAATCTTATGTTTCGCTGTGTTAATGAATTTACCGGCCTGTTCCATGATCTTCTTTACCATTGAGTTTTTCTTCATCATCTGAAGAAATTGTAAAGCTCGTTCACGGTCGATGCTCTCTTCTTTACCAGCATTGCCACCACAACCAATTACCTGAAGTGTATTGAGTTCTTCTTCAATTTCGTCTTTTACTTCTTCAAGTTTCTGGTTTACGCGGATTTTAACCTTCAGCGGAGACTTAGTTACAAGTTCATTCATAGACTGTAACTGATCTTCCTGATTCTTGTTGTTAAAATCAGGGTCTTTCTTCTTACAATCTTCCAGCGTTTTCTCAAGTACATCTTCATAGAGATACATGAGCCGCTTCGATGACATGTAAGACTGCATCGACTTCCCTGTAGTTGAGGATTTGATCTTCTCGATATCCTCTTTTTTACTTTCAAGGAAAGTCTTCATTAACGCATTTGGTGTATCTGTGAACTGTGGATGCTTCTTGTTCATGTAAGTGTAGATATCACCAAATTCTTCTCTGTAGTTACCGAAATGTGATTCTCGATAGTCTACCCAGTTTGCATACTGGGTATCCTGCTCGATTTGGTTTTCAATGAATTCGTTTTCACGCTTTGTACGCATGACGGTTTCCATTGTATTACCCCTTTCTAATTGATTTAAAGCATTTTAAACTTGCTTCTACATACGAAAACGCCGGTACCTTGTTAGGTACCGGCGTTGTATTACTGAGTCACCTTCTTCATCTTCACGAGTAACAATTCAGCCACAGCTTCCTGAAGCTTCTTTACTGTTATCAATGCCTTGTCGTAAACATCCTTGTTTTTTGGCGTAGGATTGATTGCCTGTAAAGACTTCATAAAGCTTTTAAGCTGGTCGCTTACATCTTCAAGCGGGTAAGCGGTCGGTTGCTCTTTGCTATTACTCAGAAGTGTAAGAGCATTGAGCTTGGTTTCTTCGATTACTTCAAGCTGAGGATTGCACAGTCTACGAATCAGCTTTGTAACAATCGGTTTATGTGCCGGGTCGATCCAGAAACAAGGAATAGATGCCAATACATCTTCTTCGATTGCTTCTGTTCTACCATTGAACCATGCTTCAGCTCTTACAAGATCACAAAGAGCTTCTTCTTTACGGTCACTGATTTCAATACCATGTTCTGATTGAAGTGCATCTCTGATTTCGCCGATTAGATCATCAGCTTTATCAGAAAGTGTAACTACCATTGCTTCAGTTCTGGCCTGTTTTAATTCCACTTCTGTAAACTTGATCGTGATCGCCATTTTGTTCAACTTTTTACGTCGAAGCAAACTTCTTCCTTCGTTACTGAGAGACTCAATTTCGAACCAGCTTACAAATCTGTCTGCCAGCGCGGTAAAATGTTCGCTGTTGAATTTGAAATTGCTTGTAGCAAAGCCAAATTCAATCGGAGTCTTATGCACCTTACCACCGTTTTTGTAAGTGCGTTCATTGATTGGCTCAAGTACTGAGTCCAGAGCAAGTTTATTTGCTCTTGTAATTTCATCGAGCAGGAAAATTCTTGCGTTAGGTAGATACGAATCTGATTCATACCACAATACATCATTTTTGAGTTTGGTTAAACTTACCTGCCCAAAAATTTCAGACTTTTCTGTACCGCCAGACATTTGCATCTGGAAATACGGCTGTGATCCATCGGAACCGATGTAATCAAATGCTTCGGTGAATTTCTTCGCCATATATGATTTGCCAACTCCCGGCTTACCAAGCAAGAAAATGTGCTGCTTCGCAAGGCAAGAAAGGATAATGTGGTGAATTACGTCTTCTCTTTCGAGTACCGCTTGATTGACCTGTTTTTCAAGGTCTGTAAACTTGTTTTGAAGTTTCATTGTAACTTCTCCTGTTTTTATTTGAACGATAAATTAAACATCGTTCATACATAGAAAAACGCCGGTACCTTGTTAGGTACCGGCGTTGTAATCTGACGATTAAAGGTCTGCCAGTATATCGGCTACCTCGTCGTCGATCTTAGCTTCTTCGATGATCGGCTTTACAATCTTGCCGGTCATTAGGAATTCTCTACTCAATTCTTGTACTTCCTGAATGATCTTCATGCTATCATCCATTGTACGTTCAGTGAGTATCTGGTACTCTTCAACTATGCGTATCTGTTTGGAAAGCTTTGTTATGATATTTACAATATCTTTGTTGTCGAGGTCGCCAGAGTTATACAGCTTGGAAAGGTTTTCTTTCACAAGCTTTACCTCTTTGCCAATCTCTTCAGTTACTGCCATTGCAACAGCCTGCTTACTATGAGTCAGATTTGGCACTTCACCAAGCTTTACACGGCTTCCAGCATCGAGTGCAGTTACCATTTCGATAACATCAAACAACGCTTTTTTGTGTTTTGCAGGAACGAAATACACGCCGCCTTTCTGACGCCATGCAATACAGTCACCAAGCGAGTCGATAATATCGTTTACCTTCATGCGGAATGTATTCTTGGTGTAGCTGTTGATGTAAAGGTTGAGTACAGCAACAAGCTCTTTAAGCCTATCCTGTGAATCAGCCAATACACGATCATTTCCAACGTCGTAAATGAAGTTAGCAATTGTTTCATATTCTGCTGCGTCAGTATTCACGGTTGTTTCAGTGTTTGTATCAGAAGCGATCATGTTCAATTCCTTGTCTTTTACGATCTTTTTATCGACCGCGTAGACAACCGAACTTGCATCATCAGATACCTTGTGGATAACGTATCCGCGTTTCTTCATGTGATTAGTCATGGCAGTGATCGCCTGTGTAAACGCTGTTCTCTTTTTGATATCCTTGAATACCTTGGTTGGTATTCCTTTATCGGTTGCTGCACGTTTTACTTCTTCAACGTCGAAGAGCTTACGCTGAAGCTCGATTGCGAAGATGTACCCGATGCAGTCGATTGTATTTCCATCCTTGTCTTTTGCTTCGAACATGTAATCTGTGTTTTTCATTTGAAAAACTCCTTAATTTATTTCAGACGTAAACCGCCTGTACATAAAGAAAGCCGGGTACCAGCCTGAACTGGTACCCGGCGTTTACATCAGCGATGGTATTTTATAAAGAAAACCGATATAATAATCGGAATGTAATATATGACAACAATTGATGTTATGTAAAGTTGTGTTGTTGTCATGGCTGGAATACCCCTTCAGTGAAGAGGTAGTTCAATGCTTTCTGCTCAGAGTTGAACTGTTTACACGCGTACTTTCCAGAACGTGGTGTTTCAATGCTTACCTCGATATCTCCCATTGTAAACAACGACCTTGTGAGGATAGCTGTTTTCTTCTTGTTTGTAATGGTGATTGTTGTGGACTGGAATGTATTGCATTCAAGTTCGTGGTCGATGATCATTGGTACATTAGAACGCTTGAGGTAAGTGATAATCTTTTTCATGGTTGTACTCCATAGATAAATTTGAAGCAATTTAATTAGCTTCATATACATAAGAAAACGCCGGTACCTTGTTAGGTACCGGCTGTGTATTTCGTTATTCTGGTTTCATGTATTCTTCGACCAGATTGTCGATAGATTTGATAAACTGGTTTTCGATATTGCTTATCATCTCTTCTACATCTGATCTGTCGATGTACCCAGCAATCATCAGGATTGAATGAACCTTGTACAGCAGATTGTCGAAGCGTTCATGGTACTTGCACATGTCGAATTCAACTTCTGTACTTTTCACAGCATGAATTGTATTTATGATATCACAATTCATTTCCATTGCGATATCGGCAATCAATTCTGTGAAGTTGTACTCTCTGGCAAGCAGAGCTTCGTACATTTCATGTGCGGCACGTACTTCATTTATTGCCATAGTTGCGATCATTTTTGAAGTCTTCATTTACATTTCTCCATAAAAATAACATTTCAAGCAAATAAACTTGCTCGTTGTACATAGGAAAAGCCGGTACTTGTCTGATTAGATATCAGACAAGTACCGGCTTTCTTCACTTTGTTGTTTGCTTGTACCGGTGCAATTCCAGATTGTATTCAAGCTAGAATAGCTTGTTCATGTCTGGTATAAACCGTCAGAATTATCTGAAGTATCTTCAATCGTTATAGAGTCACATTGTACATCAACAGCGTTCGCAATCCATGTACAATGTTTCGTCGTACGACTCGTACCTATTGTCGAATACAAAATTGCATATTCAATTTATTCTATATGCTTTTTGTATCCTTCTATCCGATGGACTAGGTACTTCAGGAAACTGCGAGATAATGTACAATCCGTTCATCCCTCACCGTACAATCAGTTAACCTGATCATGTACTCACAGCGAATTGAAACCCTGTTACAAAATCGGTACTTCTCGTACCGGCTATTTTGTCAGCCTGTTTTACAATTGCCGTGAGTCTGTACTGCCGTGCTTATTAAGCTTGTACATCTCCCGTACTTTCAGGATTGAACATCGGTACATCTGTCTGTGTACCACGCTGGCTGTAAAACGTCCTGAAACGTTCCCGAGTACTTTTTAAGTTTAAGTTAGCTTATCAGGCTATACAACTCTATTGTACCAGCGACTCAATCCGATAGGCTTTTACAAATTTAAAAATTTGTATTTTTGCCTTGCCATGTTTGGGATTGTCCTAATATGGCTTGCCTTTATAATAGCAACAATCGTACCAAAAATAATCTTTTTTAAAAAACATGCTTAAATCTGCATTATAAGCGCGTTTTAAGCATGTTAACGCTTGTTAACCTTATTTTAAATATGTTTAAAAATTGAACAATTTTTGCTCATTTATTGCACAGTCTGTATAAAAATTGCACACTTTTGCTGTTCAAAAATTAAACAATTAGAATTAGAATAACCTGATTAGAATAAAGGCAATTACAAAATAAAAGCATAGAATGTACAAAAATAAGCCTAGAATAAGCCGATATTAGAATAAGGTAAAATAAAAACATAGAATAACGGTAGAATAAGCCTAGAATAATGGTACAACGGTTGGACAAAAAAACGTACAGAATAATCCTAGAATAAGGTATATTAGAATAAGCTAATTTGTACAATCAGCTTAGAATAAGGCTAGAATAAGGGCTTTACAAATTTGTTGTTTTGTATATCATCCTAGAATAGTGCTTAGTTGTGCAGAGTAGCATTAAATAGTGCTAAGTCGTGATTAGTTGTGTTAAGTCATGTTAAATAGCATTAAATAGCATTAAATAGCATTAAATAGCATTAAATAGCATTAAATAGCATTAAATAGCATTAAATAGCATTAAATAGCATTAAATAGCATTAAATAGCATTAAATAGCATTAAATAGGCGATTTGTTCACTTATTAACCATTTATGCTTATTTTTTGCACAGCTCTGTGCATTTTTTAACCATTTATGCTTATTTTTTGCACATTTGAAATATATTATTTTGTCTTACTTTTATTTTGTGTCTCTCTCTCATGCCTTGTTAATCAGCGTTTAAGGTGTACTAGTACACTGCTTTGGTGAATTGGCAAGCTTGCCAGAGACTAGCAAAAAAAACTTTGGCTTAACCAAGCCGTTTTTAAAGGCAAATTGTTAATTTTTAAAACATGGCACAAGGCTTGCATATATGAGTTTGTTCGCCGTTTTTGGCGGCAAATTTAAACTAATGAGGTGAGAACATGACAAGACAGACTAGCAAACAGACATTTAAAGAGGTTGAACGTGAGCTGCGAAGCAATCCTGATATGGCAAGCTATATCAGGCAAACTTATTCACCGGCAACGGTGATAAGGCAGGTTGCCGACAAGTCTTTTAACGAAGACTTGTTAAAAGACAGACAGCTTATGCAGTCTTTAACCGGCACCGCCGTTAGTCCTTGTTGGTTCGAGACTCTTAAAAGCTCTATTAAATGTCATTTAATGAGCAAAACATTTTAACATAGTGTTCTAACACGCCTGCTCATTATGAGCAGGCAAATTAACAGGCCATAAGGCCAAAGGAAAACTAACATGACTAAGCAGAACAACAAACCAGCCTCTAACAAGACCGCACAGACCAGCAATGTACCTGCAAAGGCAAAGGCAGCTAACGAACAGGCAATGACAAGCGAACAGAAACAGGCTGCCAAGGCTGCAGCCGCTGAAAAGCACTATCAAACGCAGCTTGCCGCTCTAATCGCGGCTGGAATTCCGCAAGACGTTGCAGAAAAGGCACTAGCAGCTTTGAAACCTGTACATGTTGCCAGAACTGGCAACGAAAGCATTAAAATCAATGCTTTCCAGCACGCATTGTTAAAAGACGTTGTTTCGGCGTGCAAGGTGTACCGCAATGCAACAGGCGATATCGTACCAGAGCGCATTAAACAGGGTACAAAAACTGTACCGAACCCTGAGGCTGTTTCGTACAGCGTTGAACCGTTCAAAACAGACGACTTTAATTCTCTGGCAGATATTGCCAGCAAGGTACAAGATGTTGTTTCATGGTTCAAACCAAATTCTAGCAAAACTGGCAAGGCGTGTACAACCGACAACACACAGGCAGAAAAAATCATTAACGAAATGTACAAGGCGGTCGCTCTTAATATCGGCATGTCATGCCAGCCCGTTGTACCTGCTGCTGCTGCTGATAAAGCAGGTGCATAACATGTACATTATCATTATTCTTCTGATATTCTTTAAATGATTGTTATGCACGCGGTACATTCAATCGGTGTACCGCGTGCATTCAAAAACTTTTTGTGACTTGGCATAGTTTTTGCTAGGGAAAAAAATCTCTAGCAAGAATCATGCCATTTCCAAAAATTTTTTTGGGTGGGGTAGTACCATAGAGGGTTACTTAGACGTAACGCTAATTATTCAATATAAATTTGCTGTAAATAACTATAAGGTAAAGATTCAAGCAGATGATCATTCAGGTATCTAATGTAACCAAGCAGATAATGTGGTGATTTCCAAAAATTCTAAGCAATTTGTTAAATATTAAAAACCCAAAAATTATTGTAATATTTCTCTAAAATTTGTAAAAACGGCCCAAAACCTACCAAATATCTAATAATAAGATAAATAATTATTTATTTTCGGCTGGACTATTTTAAAAGAAAATACAAGCCTGATTGATATTTGCAAATGGATTCCTATCTGTTTCTGAAAATCGCCCTACTCGTTTTTTACTGGTATTTACCTTGGCTTCCCGTTTTTCCTTGTGAAATGGTGGTTTCTCTGTTTATAAAATTGTGAAATGGTCTTACAAAATTTTTTAATGGCAAACCCTCTGGGTTGGAAACTGTTTTCTAATTTTCTTAGCTTGTTTACCGATTTTTCTCCTTGACCCAAACGTCTTGAGACAAGTCTTAGATAAAGTAAGTCTTGGATAAAGTCTTTTAAGGGGTCTGTAACCACTGATTAACACTGGTGAACCCAAAGAATTATATGGTGTAAAAAATCTATAATATAGGGTGTAAAAAATCTACTTTTTTACGAGATATAGGGTGTAAAAAATCTATAATATAGGGTGTAAAAAATCTACTTTTAAATCTGAGAAACACAAAAACCACAAAAGAAATATTTATTGACTTAATGAGAATTATATGATATTATTCCTATAGAATCCTGAAAACAACGAACTTTAAATGCAACTAACCTTCTTAAAAATCCCAAACAAAATATTAATGAATATCGACCCATCATTAAACAAGAATGAATATCTTGTCTGTCTTCTATTCATTAATGTGTTTATGGCTGACTTCAACAGGGATAAACTGGAAATAACAATTCGTCCAACCGCTATAACCAAAAATGAAATAGCGACACAGACAATTAAATATCATAGCAATATAATTATTGGTAATTTGGCTGGACGAAAAATAATATGTGATTCTAATAAAAGTCCAACCGTTGTACTTTTTGAAACAATTGAAAAAACAAAAGCTGGTTATGAAATAAAAATCAGTCCAACGGTAAGAGAGATATTTGAAACCGGTGGGTCATTCAGTTTAATTTATTTAGACATTCTTAATAAACTGAAAACTTATAAATGTATAAAATTCTATTGCCTGATGAAAATCTGGGGCGATGAATTTGATTGTTACATAAAATGGTTGCGGTGGTATCTCAATATTCAGTATTTAGATACTGCACAATTTTTCAAATTGTATATAAACAAATTTATAAAAGAATTAAAACAAATGGAGATTTTAATAAAAATGGCAAAACACAAAGACGACAAAGACAACAGACTGATACAAAAACTAACGTTCGATGTATTTGATTCAAGCGAAAGGGGTAACCTATGAACGTACCAACAAGACTGATAACAAGAATAAGCCCGAAACTCAACAAAAGCGAACTAATTTTAAGCATCATCCTATTGGACATTTGTAAAGAGCCTGAATGTAAAATAGGTAAAGCCGATATATACAAACACCCCATAATGACAAGCACGATTCAAGATCACTTTCTTGTAGTTTCAAAACAATTGGTTTGTAAGAAAATAATCTGTGATAAATACCACGACAAAGCAGAAGAAAAATATGTTTTGTTCGAAGAGATAACAAGAGATGGTTTAGTTTATAACATTAAATTCAACAAAGAAACATTTAATATGTTGAAGCGTGGTGGTTCTACAACAGTCGATGAGACAATATTTTCAATATTTACGGCGTTATCCGAGCTTAGGCTTGTATTGTGGTTGCATACATGGTTTTTTGAAGAAACTGAACGACAAATTGAAACAAAATTGTTAAAAACGTACTTAAACAAACCAATAAGTACAAAAGAGCTTAACGATGTTTATATAAACCCGATTCTTACAAAATTTATGAAGATGGGATTGTTGGTAAATGTTGAAAAAATATATGATAAAAACGACAATCGTTATATTACATCATTTTTATTCAAAACCCCACAAAAAAGAGGTTAAATATGAAAGATACAATGGTAGTTTTCAAAGAGCGTGGTTGTGACTTCTCGGTTATCTTAACAAATGTTAGATATATAGTCAGGAATGGAACGCGGATTTCAATCATCTTCAATGATGAGAATTACAAAAATATCGACTGTGAAACGGCAACCATAGCTGGTAATATCTTCGATGGTATTATTAACGCCAAAGCAAGCGGCAATGAAGTCTATAGAATCATTCAGTAAAAGGAAGGTATATAAACATGCCAGAAAGAAAAATTCGTTATACATTGGTTAAGTGTCACACAGGTCATGATACACAATATCTCATGTATTCTCTATCGCTTGGTAAAGACCACACGCAATTTCCATGTGTAAAAGGTTCGCCAGTTGGTGATTACCAGAGTGGTTATTGCTTTACTATAGAGGCAGGGCCAGAACACGACCTTCTGTTGAGAAAGCTCGTTTTCACAATCCAGAGCGAAAACGAGAAAGAACCGGGTAAACATAGAGCGGAAATAATAACTGTATACGAAGAATCTTTCTTGCTTGGCTATGAAGATAGGGAAGCTGCTGTTATTTTGGAGAAGAAAGGTAAGAAGAAATGAACGATGTAAAACGATTCGACAGTTCAGAAGGTAATGTCTGGAAATATGTATTCGACTTCGGTGATGCAATTGCTGAAGCTGTATTATACAAATATGAAAGTTTTAATAAACTAACAGTTCTTTGTGTAAGTGTACAAAGCGGATGTCCTGTGGGTTGTAAGTTCTGTGGCACCGGTAATAAGTTCATACGCAATCTAACAAGTGATGAAATTGTCAAACAGGTTCACTATTGTCTTCATGATATGAACATTGAAGATGTAAACACGGCCTCTGAACGTTTCCAAATAATGTTCATGAGTATGGGGGAGCCGATGCTTAATATGGACGCGCTACGAGGCGCGATAATTGAATTAAACACACATTTTCGGAATGCCGAATTGCTTGTTTCAACAATGATGCCAAAAAACCCAAAATCGTTACACACGTTTCTTGGTTTGAGCCAATATATTCATAAAATTGGTTTGCAGTTTTCAATCCATGAAGCCAATGATGAACGACGTAATAAACTGATACCTTACGAGCCGAAATATTCTCTCAGAGAGATTAGAGATTATGGTATCATCTGGAATCATACAACGAATAGACCTGTTTATATAAACTACTGTATCTCTGAAGATAATCATAGTGACGAAGATATAAACAGGCTCATGGATTTGTTCTCACCGAGAGTATTCAACATTACATTAAGTGTAATTTGCTCATCCGATGAAACCATGAAGGATGCTGGATTCCGTAACCTTGAAACAATCAAAAAGGTGTCAGATAAATTCTTAGAGAATGGTTACAATGTGCGAACCTTTAACCCTGCTGGTCAGGATGACATTGGGGGCGGTTGTGGTCAGCTCTGGTATGTTCAGGAATGGCTTCGAAGGGAAGGTAAAAAATAAATGATACATATTGTTATCTGTTCTGCTTGTTTTGGTTTCTGTTTGGCATATTTAATGATGGCAACTGATCATAAAGCACGTATCATCGCGCTTCTGACAATGTTGTTAAATCTGGTGTTGACTATCTTCCAATGTATTTGGTTCTCTGAAAATATTACGTATATTGCTGAGGTTGTGAAATGAAAAGATTTTTTATATCTGACACACACTTTAATGATGAAGATATCATCAAATACGAAAACAGACCATTTATCGACGCTGAAAACATGGAAATTGTTCTTGTTCATAATTGGAATAAAACTGTAAGGGAACGAGATCAAATATTCGTTCTTGGTGATTTTGTTCGTGGTTTACCAGTTCATAAAATAAAAGAATTATTAGCGAAGTTAAAAGGTCGAAAATACCTAATAATTGGTAATCATGACAACCAAACAATTTCTGATTATTTACGTCTTGGTTTCGAACTAGTGTCAAAATACCCAATAATTGTCGATGACTTTTACATATGTAGCCATGCCCCTATTTACTTAAACGACCATATGCCTTACGCAAACATTCATGGGCATATACATAGTAAGCAAATGGTTGGTGGTAATTACTTCAATGCTTCAGTTGAACAGATAAATTACACACCAATTAATTTTGACGAAATCAAAAAGGCGTTAAGAAAATGACAGACAACATTGATAACCGGATTCAAACGATCAAAGATTTAACCATTGAACAGCAGCTTGAATATGCTAATAAAGAGCGTATAAGATTAGCTTCCTTGTTGGCAGAAAAGGAAAAGATTACAACCAAACATGAGAAAGAAAAACTCAAAACAATGACAATCGAAGATGTTCAGAAAATGGCACTTGAATTAGCAAAAGAATATTATGAAGAGGGGTATATCTGTGGTGTTGATGGCGAAATTCAAGCATCCAGTGTAAATGAATTTATAGAAACATGGAGAAAAGAAAATGATACACATTAGAGATAACATTTACAAACACAATGGAAAATTCTACACAAAAGAAAAGGTAGATTATCTATCAGCCGCGTGTCCTGACTGTGATTTCCGGGGTAACGGAAGTTTAGGTGATTGCCAATTTCATGCTGGTTTATGTGTAAAACATCACCAAGGATATCATTTCAAATTGTATAAAAGGGAGATTAAAATGGAAACTAAACAAATGACCGAGAAAGAAATTATTCAATACTGGGTAAACAACCGCAAAGAGATGAGAGTATTTAAACATGCTCCACTTGAATGTCGGTTGTGGTTGAAAAGGAATCCTACAAATGCACTCATATTACATCAGGATGGTTATAGTTGGTATAATCCATGTGATGTCTTTTTTGATGGACTTGTTTACACAATACCAGAAGATATATTAAAAGAGAAAGAATCGGGGTTCATCGAATTTGATATAGATGAAAGAGGTATGTTCCAACATCAATACCAAACACCAAGACAATATAAAAAGACATATTGGTTTAACTATCTGGAAGCTGCACCATCAATTGGTATTTTTGCTGGTTGGTTCTTTGAGAGCAAATCCGGTGCTGGTTGGTCAATCTTCCAAATGGGCGAAACGGAAACTGGTGGTTTTACAACAATTGCGAATGATTGGGTAAAACCATTAGTTCCTAAGAAGATCAGATTTTACAAAGGGAAATAAAATGAAAATATTTTATACAATTGAATTTACGTTTCATCATTACGAGGAAAGATGTAAACCTCATTTCCAATATGACTCATATGATGAAGCACTTAAAATGTATAAAAGAATTTGTAAGATTGTAAATGGTAAATCTGAACGAAAAATGGATTGGTTAAGAGAACAGTTTGCAAACCAAGGATGTTATGGCTTTATTGAACCCAACAAACCAATTAACCTCGTAAAGACAACAATTGAAAAGGAAATTATTAAATGAACTGTATAAAACGATTCATGAGAAGAATGAGGCTTAATCGTAAACGTAGAAACGACATGTGGAGAGTCTACGTTACACCAAAAGGTTCACAAACCGGATTTCATGTGTCTGTTTATAACATAACTGCGTTTGTAGAACGAATGGGTCTTAAACCACCATACAAATTTGAATTATCGCCTATAAACTATGATAAAATATGGAGACAACAACGTGAATAAAATTGATCTTACAACAATCAAAACACTAATTAAAACATGTGGGTACCTACACAATCTAATGACAGAATATGTTCGTAAACACACAAATGATGAATGTCTTGGGTATATAGCAAACATCGAAGCTCTTGAACTGGAAATCGGTAAAGAGTTTTGTCGAATAACTTCCGATCGTAACTCAATGGAAGATGCTCACTTAATCAAGTTGGATTATGCAAGGAAACTTGTAAAAGACATCGAAGAAGGAAGGTATAAATGAAACTTATATCATGTAATCGTTGTGGTGTTGTCTTTAACCAAGATGCAATCAACTTCCCAGATATAACAGATCATGATACACAGGAAATCAATGTAAATCATGCATTCTGGGATGGTGATAAATACGTTCCTAAGATCAAATGTCCTGTTTGTGGAGCTGATTTGGTAAAGGAAGAATGAAATGATTAAAGATATGATAAAGAATGTAGAACACCAGACTTCTTTCGATTTAGTTATTGAAATAGCTGAATATATCGCTATTTACATGGAAGAGCATAAATTATCCAAACCAGCAATGGCCGCATTTCTTGGAATACATCGGATGTATTTACACCAGATATTAATCGGTGCAAGAATCCCATCATTGAATATGATTGTTCGTATCGCGCATACAATGGGTAAGAAAATTCAGATAAAATTCATTGAAGGTAAGAAGAAATAATGGCTACACATATCTTCGACATTGATGGAACTCTCGTTGAATGGCATACAAACAAATGGCTACCCGGCGCAAAGGAAATGTTGGTTGAGTTGGGGAAACATGGTCATGATATTGTGTTAATTACAATGCGTGGCGCACAGGATAACAACACAGAATGGAGTATGGAAAGAACCAAAGAAACAATATGTAAAGAACTGGACGATCTTGGTATATTTCACACGATCCTATTTGGTAAATCATCGCCAAGAATATTGTATGATGATAACCAAATCTATATTAATCGTCGTTTTACAAATCAGCCGTGGCCGGATGTGGTATAAATGGAAAACCTTATAAAACAATGGAAAGATAAATGTGTTTCTGTCGCAGGCATTGTTTCTCTGTTGCAACAAAATGGTATGCAGGGAGAGTTCAGAAATTACCAAGCTCTTAAAAAATATGTTGAACAGGTCATCAACAAACTGAATAATCGTGGAGAATGTAAATGAATTACCCAGATTGCCAAAAAATACACGGTGGTTCTTGTAAATTAGTTCATTGTGAAAATTATATCGTTAGGAATAATCTGATGAATGTAGCTTTTTACACACCATATTGTGGTAGTGAGACTTGCCATAAAGGAACGATAAGGACAAAATTTGATAAAACAAAGAAACAGTTTGTTTGCGAATGTGGTTGGGTGTCGGCATTCTCAGAAGAATTCATCGAATATTACATGAAAAAGTGGGGTATAAAATGATTGCAGCTCTAATAATCTGTGCGATTCTTGGTTTCATTGCATTTATTGCTGTTATTAATGAGGCAACGGAGCTTGTACTAGTTATATTATTAATAATTATCGCTACAAATATAACAATAGGGATTCATCTTGGAAATTTACCTAAAATAGATGAAACAGAAATCAATTTGTTAAGACAAACGCTTGTAGACAATGATTTGGCTACCTATACACCAACGGTTGTTGAAAAGAAGTTTGAATTGCTTCAAAAAGTCGTTGCTGAAAAGGAAGGTAATTAAAATGTTTGACAGTTGGTTTAAAAAGCCTGAACCGAAACCATGTTCACACCCAAAATGGGAAATCATTAAAGAGATCGAAACACCTTCAATTGTAGAACAAATGAAGCTCGAAACATTAACACCGGAAGCAAAGGAGAAAATTCTACAAACATTACAACCATGTGATTACAACAAACAATCACTTCTAGTAATGTCATGTCCTTTCTGTGGAACTGTAAAAGAGTTTAAAACACAGACTAATTACTCAGAAGGAAGAATTTGTAATCATCAATGGAACACTAATGATGTTGTTAAGAAATCCAAGTTTGATGAAACTTGTGGTGAAGATGCTACGTTTGAACAACGTATGAAGGTTGCGTCTGTAATGCAACCAGCAGATTTCAGAAGTGAAGTGTTCAGAACATTCACCTGTAAACTGTGTGGTAAAATCGAAACAAAAACACTTGATGAAGGGATAACATCTGGCAGTAGTGAACGCTGTGCTCATGATTGGAAGGTAATAGCAGATGGTGGTGTTCATGACATCGTTAACACTTATTCGAATGATCTTGGTGAATGTAAAGAAATCCGAGTGAACCAGAAGGTTTTGTTATCCTGTGTTATTTGTGGTAAAATAAAGAATGAAGAATTAAAATCAACACTAGTGTTAAAACCAGCGGATAAAAAGAAGAAATGAACTTAACCGAATTCATCAAAAGGCGCATTGCACACAACCAAATGCGGTTGAAACAATTGCTTGAAATCCCTGAAGACAAGCGAACAATTCATGCTGTTAAGCAAATTAAATGGTATGAAGGTCGGTTAGACGCTTTTGATGTTGTTTTGGGTGCGATTGATGAAATTGTCAAGAAAAATAAAAAGTCTTGACAAAGATTTGAACCTATGTTATTCTCCCAAAGAAGTCTATTATAAGGAAGGTTTATATGCCAGTTAAAAAGAAAAGGGTGTCGGCTTTCGATAAAGCAATGAATGTTATTGATGATTCACAAGCTGTTAAAGCAGCCGACAATGATATTCATGATGTGTTAAGTGCATCAAGAACGGGCCACACCAGACAGCTTAGAAAGCTCGCTGTTGATCAGGCACTTTGTTCCGATATCAACATTGCTTTGATGTCAGATCGCGAAGTTGAAACTCTTATCAACAAAACGTTCTGTTGTTTTTACATCAGAACTGATGAGAATGATCCTTGGGACATGGACACAATCTATTTAATCCCCAGAGAATTAGCTGTTAAATCAGCTATTATAATTTCAAGGTAAACCATGAAGAAGATAAAAACACTTTTCGTTCGTGTATTTGATGGCAAACACAAACCAATTGTTACAGAAGAAATCGAAGCCGGTTGTGAATGGGTATTAAATGGTGAAGGTAAGGCAACCCGGAAATATGACGGTACCTGCTGTTTAATCAAAGATGGAGAAATTTATAAGCGATATGACTTCAAACCGGGAAGAAAGTTACCAGTCGGGGCAATCCCTTGTCAGGAAGCCGCCGATGAATTTACAGGCCACTTCCCGCATTGGGTAAAGTGCGACCCAAACAATCCTGCCGATAAATGGCACATACAGGCATTCGTCAAAAGAGTAAACGTCGAAGATGGCACGTATGAACTTGTTGGCGAACACTTCCAAAGCAACATTGATGGTGTTGTCCAATCGGGGGATGTTCTTGTAAGGCATGGAGCAACCGTTCTGGACGTTGAAAGAACATTCGAAGGTATCAAGAACTACCTGAGAGATAACGAAATCGAGGGTATTGTTTTTCACCGTGAAAATGGTGAAATGTGTAAAATAAAACGTTCTGATTTTGGGTTTAATTGGATTAAAAAAGGAGTTTCTTAAATGAAGATGTACAAAAACAAAGTTAAAATCGGTGAAAAGTTGTTGAATGTTGTAACGATCAATCAAGAAGATCAGGAAGATACAACAGTGGTTGAAGGACTTGTAGCTCAGTCAGTCCACCACATCCATGTAATTGACAGGTCTGGTTCGATGTGTCGTGAAATCTCTGGCCTTGTAGAACAGGTTAAAGATACTCTCAAATTGATGAGTATTAATGATCTGATTTCTGTAATCTGGTTCTCATCAGAAGGCCAATATAGAACGCTGGTTAAAGGTGCAAAGAATACCCCACAGCTTCTCGGCTTGCTTGACACACTGAAGTCTACACTTGGTTGTACCTGTTTCAGTGACCCGATTCAGGAAGTTAAAACAATCGTTAATGAGCTTCATGCACTCAACCCAAACATTTCTGTCACCCTCTTTACCGATGGCGAAGCTGTTTGTTCAAGGGGCAAGGACGCTGAAGAACAGAGAACCCTGAAGATTGTATCTGAATTTGCTGATAAGATCATCGCGTTCAATACAGTTGGCTACTCTTGTTATTACAATCAAAAGTTTCTGAAAGACCTCGCGGCACTTTCACAGTTTGGTGTGTTTACACATTCTTCTCAGATCGGTGAATACTCAAGCATTTTCCAGAACAACTTCGAAAGAATCTCTGGTGGTAAAGTTGAGAAGGTTGACCTTCTTTACGCAGACGATGTTATCGGCGTTTACCTGACAAGGAAGTTTGTAAAGATGGAAACTGGTGCGTTCCACCTATCACGACTCGACAAAAACAAAAACCAGTTCTTCTTGGTATCAACAGGCGAATTCGAATTTGAATACAATGGAGAACATTTCAATTCCAAACAGATCAAAGAAGAAGCCGCTTTGCCAACGATAACCAACTTCCTGTATGCCTACGCGCAAGGCTTGTATTACAACAACTTCCGCAAGAATTCACTTGAAGTTCTGGCAACCATCGGTGATAAAGCCCTGATTGATTCCCATATGTCAGCGTTTACCTTCGATGAAGCTGGCGAACACCAGAAGAAACTGGAAGCTGCTACGTTGAATACATCAGCAAGACTGCTTGATGGAAAAGCCAAAGCCAATTATCTGCCAGCCAAAGATGCTTTCTGTGTAATGGATTTGATAGGGCTTCTGGCGAACAACAATGCTTATTACATGCCATTCCACAAGGAAGCAGAAGACTATGAACGCATTGGTAAAAAGACAGAAGAGTCATTTAATGTCTTTACATATTCTGATGAACCTGTTTACACTCCATTCTCTGATCTTGTTTACAACAAGGACAAGGCAAATCTGAGTATCAGAAACAAGATCGCCGGTGTTGTAACTATTAATCCAGAAGAAGCAAAGGAATATGGTTTACCGGCAACTGTTGATTCTTACATATACAGAAACCATGCACTCATTAAAGATGGTCGTATGAACGTCAAGAAAGCCGTTGTTCTCATGCCGAAATCACTGTATGAAACAATTCAGGCGAAGCGGAAAGTTTGTGAACTGTTGAAAACAGATACCAAATTTGTTAAGGAAATCAGCAAGGAACATGGCGAAGATTACGTTCTTACAAAAATAACATTCACCAAGCTCCCGGTTATCAACTCTCTTTACAACGACATGGTAACTGCTGAGAATATCTTCGGCCTCGCTGCCGAACTTCTCGATTGGGAATGTGTTCAGAAGGTTCTCAATTATTACTGGAAGAAATTCGATGAAACAGCTACCGCTGCTCAGAAGAAAGTCGGTATCTTTGAAGGTAAAACAGCGAAACAGATAGAAATCCTTACCAAACATGGTCTTGAGAAATCAGGTTCATATGCTGGTATCGGCAAATCTCAGGCAAAAGCTGCGGATTGTGACTTCTATGAAGCCAGAAGCTTTGAATTCCAGTTCAAGGGTCTTACCACTATGCCAAAGGTAGAAGATGTTATCAACATCAAAGCCGATGAAACAACCAAGCTTACACCACCGAAACAAAAGATGATGACCGCTGTTGCCTTGGTAGCAAAACAAGCATCTGATGATAAAATCGACCTTTCAAAAGCTTCTGTCGCTACAAGAAACTGGCTCACTCGGCAGATCAAAGAAGTGAAATACCGGCTATTCAAGCTGCGCGGTTCTCTGTGCGCCGCGAAGATGGCTAAGATTATCACTGGTGATAGCTTTGAGGGCTTCACAGTTAGCGGCGATCAGTTCATTTATGAGAAGAATGGTAGCACTCTTATCATGAAGATGGACAAAGAGAAAGTTTACTTCGGTTAAACATCTTTAATGGTGGTAGGCTTCGCGGCCTACCACCTATTTAATTTAAGGGAGAATATAAAATGGATAACGTTAGAAGAGCACTGAAGAAAGAACTTTACCTAACAAAGATACATAACTCAAAAGGTCTTGAAGAAGCATTGAATGAGCTATGTTATTCTGCTGAAGAAACAGGATTCTTGTCTTTTAGAATAGAGTCTGAAGAGGCGATATTGATTTGGAAGCTTGTCGAAATAGCCAAAAAATATAGAACCAAGTTACCAAAACAGTTGAAAATGTAAGGAATGTTAAATGATCAAAGAAATAGAAATAAAAACTTTTGTAGATCAAGTTGTTTGTGATGGTTGCGATACGATAATTGTGGTTGATGGTTTAACACCAGCAGACCATAATAGATATATCGCTGTTGCTGATCATACGTTTGGTGGTTGTCATCTGTGTGGTTCTTGTATGGATATTATAAAACACCACATTCAGAACCAGATGATCAGTTATGTTATGTCAGGTGATTTTAAGAAATTAATAATAAAGACAAAGTTAAATGATAAAGCATCTGATGTGATTAACAAGTTAAGAACAGGACAGCTTTAATGGAAGAAATGAAAAAGCTGGCTAAAGCTGGCGGCTACCAACATTCAACACACTCCAAGGGCATTCCATTAAGAGATTATTTCGCTGCTCAAGCGATGAATCAATTGGTGTCGGTTTATGACGATAGATGGACTACAAATTATGCTTCGAATATTGCGAAAAGAGCATATATAATCGCTGATGCGATGATGAAGGAACGAGGCAACAACCAACCAGAAGGTAGTGTCAGTGTTCGTCAGTGTGATGTATTTAGCTTACAAAAAGAATAGGAGAATTAAATGTTTACCAAAGAGAACCTTTTAAAGCGAATTGAACGACAGGACGAACATTGTGAACATATGTGTTTTATCGGGTTAATTCATAAAGACGGTAAAATTTTCCAAATGTATTCTGATTATACATTCGATGGAATCAACGCACAAAAAATAACCTTGTTTAATTACTGTCCTTTTTGTGGTCAAGAGTTGAATATTAAAACCGTTGTGAAACAAACAGCATATATTACATTTGAGGAGAACAAAGGAGAATGGTAGGTGTAAAATCAGCAAACATTAAAGCAGATCGCATTTCTGAAATGGTTCGTGTTATAAAGGCAAACCCACAGGTAACAACAACACAGCTTGCACGAATGTTTAGTGTTACATCATCTACAATTTGTGGTTGGAAGAAGAAAGCTGGTTTGAATATTGAGAAATAACCGAGTCATAAGAAAAGCCCCAGATTTCTCTGGGGCTTTTATGCTGTAAGGTTAACCGGTTATTAAAACTTCAACCATTATTAGATTCCTTTGCAAGGCCGCTGAACGCATTTGTTTTGATCCCGGCGACTTCCCACCCCAAACGAGCAACAAAACATCGCCTTGCCCCGCCATTTCATCGCTTGCATATCAATTTCCCATGAATCTTTCCCGTTTTTAAAGCATCCCTGATAATCGTTGTATCAATAGATGAATATGAAACCAAACAGCTTGGTGCGTTCGCTGGTTGATCGAATTTCCCTGTAGATGTTTTACCAAATTTTATTCTTCCTTTAAAGAAGAAAATACCGTTTGCTTTGTTCCAAACTTCTTCATGAAAACCAACAGTTTCAGTTCTGGCAAAAACCAACGCGATGCCATATTTGTGTAAAGCAAGTTTATTCAACCATTTCCATGTTTCTTTCCCGTATGGTGGGTTTAACCATACTCGATCAAATTGCGGCCACGGTAAAGACAAACCATCACCATGTTCTTCTTTTGAATAATGCTTCTTGGCTGTATCCCACAATCGTCTTGATGGTGGGGGAGCACATGGGTCTAAATCGAATTTACCAAGTGCTTGAATCAATGACAATGGCGTAAGCCATTCTTCCTGATCTTCAGTGTTTAAATTAAAGTTTTTGGTCATATTCGATCACCGTCATATCTTCATGTTTGAACACTTCTTCAGCAATGCCCTTAATCTTCGTCCAATCACCACCACCCAAGCCAGCACCTATCATCGGCATAGCGAAGCGCAGCTTGCACCCTCCAAACGTTGTCCTTATGGCTTCAAATGAATCCTTAATAGCCATATAATCAACCTGAACACCCATTCCAACTGTGAACTGTGTGTAAGCATTAACAAAATGGATTCTGTGCTTAACAGAGTTCTTAAAGTTACAAGATGTATATTTACCAAGCTTCTGTCTTGGTGTTAATTTACTTTCTTTATCAACTTTGTAAACCATTGGAAACCTTCTGGCTATTTGAGCAGCAACGCCAGCACCCATCACACTTTGACAATTCGCGCCGTGGATGTAAACATCAAACAGAGATGTTTCATCTGATATTTTTACAAGATCGCCTTTAATCGTTTTAATCATAATTGAAAGAGGGTGTGGCAAAAATACCACACCCTCGAAATCCTTTCTTTAATTAGGTATCAATTCACAACCACAGGAACACTTGATGATATCTGGGTTATACAACTTTGGTAGTGTTTTAAGCACTGTCCTGTTGCATTTTCCACAGAAAAACTTTTTATTAAGCGTTGGGTTTCTTTTGCGCTTAACCTTCTCAATGACACTCGTAATACTCTGAAGTTTATCAGTTGTTGTATTCAGGTCTTCCAAAACTATTTACCTCCGTTTGACTTTTGGATAATGATTGCGTTCTTATCAACAGAGACTTTAAAGAACAAACCACCACCAATTTCTTTAAGTCTCATTTCCGACAAACACAGTTGGTTGTCACGATCAACCTTATATACACATTCTTCTTCCATGCCTTTAGGAAGCTTCTTGTAAAGGTAGAACGTGTTCTTTTCAAGAACCAGCGAAATATCATCCCCCGGTTCAGCATTGATCATCTTAACGATGGTTGAGGGCAGCGATAGTCTGTTTCTGGAAATGGTCTTGATAGACCAGCTCTTATTCTGCTTAACCGGCGTTTTTGCCTTGATCTGACGTTTAACAGCCTTTTTGTTCTGTTTGTCAATCGACTTTTCAACCGCTTTATATTCAGCTTTTTCGTTGATAACTTTCATTTTATCAAAGTCGATGAGAATTTTGTTGTATTTATCGCTCATGAAAGCAACATCCCAGACTTTGCTATCATTGCTGTCAAGTTCGCCAGCGATGTAATACAGACAAGCTCTCATTTTCTGGTAGGTGCAATCTTTGGGAACACAAACAACATCTTTTGGGTGGATGATTGTTACAAGATATCGAGAGTTTGAATTAAAACTGTTGACATATGCAGAACCGCCGCTATGCAAACCCGTAGAACATGCAGAGTTTGGGTTTGAATCACATTTCTCTCTTGGGAATGATACAAATGTCCCGACTTTGTGAAGAGTTCTACGATCATGATGACTCATGTAATCCTGATTAACAGCTTTCTTACTTGCGATATAACCATTCTCTGTAATCTTGATACCAGCCTGTTGCATGAACATAAACAGGTTTATACGTGAGTTTGTGTCTGGGTTAAGTGAAAGATTATCCAAGAACTTCAACAGGTAATCATACGGCGTTTTCCGGTCAGCACATTGAATAATGTAGTCGATAAGACCACAATATTCTCGTTCTGTATATTTCTTTCCATTGTATTCAATTGCATCATCGGCCAGAATCTTGATGCCCTTGATAACCCGCTCAACACAAGCTTTCGGTGAAAGCAGCGTTAAAACTTTCTGGATTTTACCAGCTTTAAGGTAATCCAAAACCTGCTTAAACTTATCACCGATTGATAAGGTATGAACATTCTTCTGTTCATCAACAATTGTAATTGTCTGTGCCGTTAAAGTGTATTGCATCGTCATTTGAAAAGCTCCTTTATATCGCCAAAAATTAACTTAGTTCTGCTGACATAATCTTCGTAGATGTCAGAATTTACCCGGTGATTGTTGTTTATAACCATAGCCATCATTGGATCATTATTAACAACTCTTACAAAATCATCCATCCTTTTATAAGCTTCTGTTTTGTAAGACTTGAATAACTGGTCATCCATTTTGTATCTTGATATCCGTTCGGCCATTCTAAATTTATTGATTTTAACAACATGAATGTCCTTGTGATAGTTAACTCCGTAAAGATATGGATCAAAAGTTATCTCCAGTTTACTGTTTAAAAATTCACAAAGGTCTGGAATTAGTCTTCCAGTGTATTGCTTGTTTTTGAGAATCTTATTTGCACCATATCTCAACATATGAACAAGAGTCAAATCTTTATAAAGATGTTTGCAAATTACAAAATCTTCTGGTTTCAGAAGTTCAACCTTTTTGAACATTCTTGCATCCGTCTTATTCACAAGAACTATTTTGTAATTACACTGACATTCTTTTTTCTTTAAATAAAATATGTGTTGCTTAATTGTGCTGTCTTCAATGTTTGAATACATTGTTTCGACTTTTCTGTAATCTTCTGGATGTTCTTTTATATCCTTGTAAATAAATGCTTTTTCATAAACACCATCCTTATCATACCCACAGAAGCGGCGGGTTTCTTTGTCTTTGTTTATTTCCTCTTTGTCTACAGGGGTTTTGATAACTTTCTGTTTCTGCTTTAGTGGTGGTGCAAAGCAATGAATAGGAACTATTTGAAAATTCTTTGTATCGTCGGCATCATCGTGGTATGGTTTTATGAAATGAACAGATTTGTAATGAGGAAACTTTTTTAGTATATGGTCAGCATATTCCAAATATGTTATTTTTGGATTTTTTAGTTCTGTAATCTTTACCATAATAAATCTTGGGATTTTATTGGATGGTGAATGAACATTGTATACGTGGCGTTGTTTAAATGTATCGCCTATTTGTGGTTTTGAATAACTGGAATGAATATATTCAGTATTAAATTGACAAATTTCAAGTCTGACAGGACTATATTTTAATGTAATAGCCCCAATTTGTTCGTTATCCTTTTTACGCTCATTTAAGAACTCTTCCAGCTTCATAATACCACTGGCGATCTTCTCACGAATTTTATTAAAGATTCTATTATTCTTTGGGGTGTTGGAAAGAACTTCCCTTGTTGCTGGTAAATCAAGAACACCAATATCTATTTTCGCAACAAATGTGTAAGCAGACGATATTAGATTATCTGTGGAATCCTTTGTATCTAATATATAAGGAACATAACCATTTAGAACAATTATACAATCATTGAACCCATATTCATGCCAATTATAGACATGGATATTTGATGGCAGAAATGACTTTAAAGGAACCGTATGTTGTTTGGTATCATATATGCTTTTAAAACTCAATCCAGAATCAACTATTTTGATTTTGTCTGGATTACAAAGCATAAACAAAACAGCTTGTTCTCTGATCTTCTCCGTGTAATCACTTTTATTGATGGGGATTTCCATCGTAGTGCCGCTTGCTTCATCTGTTGGTATAGCAAACAGTTCTTTAACTTTACCAATACCTTTTTCATCCATGTAACAAAGGTATTTATATTTTAACCCATCTGTTATTGTCGTTATTGTAAATTGATCTGTAATAGACCAAGGCGACTTCGCGCCCAAGCCAAACCCACCAATCTCTTTGTTGGTATGGACTTTTGTGGAATTTCCATACTCTGAAAAGCACTTCAAACGCTCTTTATTGATGCCTATACCAAAATCTTGAACCCTGAATACAGGATCAAGTTTGGAAGGTAACTTGATGATTACCTTGTTCTTCGTTTTTGATTCAATGTTTGCATCAATAGCGTTGCTGATGATTTCTCTGGCTACAGCAGTTGGCTTATCGTTGTACATGCTCTTATGAAGCAGGTCAAAGATATTTGCCAAACTTTTAACCGAAAAGGAAAGCTCTTCCGATGCATCAAGGGTACTGATAACTTCTCTAGTCTGAGTCTGTGTTTCCGGGATCATTGAGAGGGAACTCCTTATAGTTTGTATATATTTGTTTAGATTTTTCTTCCATTTTCTTGAAGAAATATGTGGTTCTATGGCAGCTCATGTGGTTTTTATGTTTAAGATAAACCTGTAAATCACTATTCAAACTTACAATCGGGTTATTACATTTCTCACATCTTCTCAAATTATCACCCATAAATTCTACAAAGCAATTCAATGAACAAAACCGCTTCTTACCCAACCGGATAATGGTTTGGAAGTGTATAAGATTTGTGCATGTTGGATTGGAACATTTCTTTTTGTATTTCAGGTCTTCTGCTTTCTTAGCAGCGCATATTTCACAATGAGTATCATTTGATGACTTGTAATTCAGAAATTCTTTACCACATTCCGGACATGTCTTTGTTACACGATGCGCCAACATAAAGTGTTCGCGGCAGCAAAAATCCTTGATTGAATATGTTTTAACACTCAATCCTTGTTTTTTTGGGATTGGTTTGTTACAGTATTTACAAAATCTTGTAGGTGCTTTTAACAACAGACGATTAACCGTTTTTGGTTTGCTGCTCTTTTTCTTCGCCCATTCGGAAGTAGTTTTTAAGCTCTTCATTGTCAATGTCCTTTATATCAATGTATTTAATACCGGCAATTGCAAGATGGTGATACCGCATTTCATTCATTGGAATGTTTTTCAAAATAACCCCAATAAATACTTCTTTAGGTATCAGATTGTGTAGATAGTCACTTCTCGCCATCCCACATATATGATTTATTGTCGCTCTACAAAGTTCCGGGATGGTTTCTTCCATACCTCTTGAAATCATCTCTAATCGTTTTACACGATATCTGTAATAAGCAAATAGGACGATAAGAACTATGTTTGTAACGTTCGTAAAGATCAGAGCACTTTCACTCATTTGTTTGTTCCTAAAAATAGAATTTTTACATCGAAGTGGTTCATTTTCTTACCAATATGTTCTTTGATTTTCAACACCCATTGTCGATAAACCTTAAATTCACTAACAATGAATTCCAAACACTCTTTCCATGAACCTTTCCCAACAAATCGGAACTTGTTTATAGGATCAATAGCGGAATATTTGAATTTCTTTATCATATAAAGAATATAGCACAGAATCATCTTAGTTGTCAACAAGTTTTAGAAAAAAGAAACCGGCAATTAAGGCCGGTTTAAAAATCCCATCAAAACACACCATTCCAGACTAACCTAAAAGTTTTTGGCGACTATCCTTCATATTATCAGGCAGGCCAAGTTTTGTCAACTTCATCTTCCGACAGTTCTTTGTTTTGTCACAGGGGATAGACAGTTCAACCGATGACATAGACAATTGAGAACCTTCAAATTCAACAAATTTCTCAACAGTTGTATCACACTCAGGACAGTAATAAGTTAGTTTTGCTCTTTTCATTTACCAGTACTCCCCATTGCGCCATCACCACGAATGGTTGCATTAACTTCTTCAATTTCAGCAACAACTACATTAAGAATAGGGGCAAATACTGCCTGTGCTATACGATCGCCTTTGTTAACCGTGTAATCAATATCAGAATGATTCATAAGGATTACACAAATTTCCCCGCGATAGCTTTCATCCACCGTTCCGGGTGTATTTAGAACTGTAATCATGTGTTTAGCAGCAAGGCCGCTTCTTGGTCTTATCTGCAATTCTATCAAATCTGATGGTTGCCAGATAAGACCTGTCTTTACAAGAGCTGATTTGTGAGCTGGAATAACGATATCCATAATGGATGTCAGATCATAACCAGCACATCCTGTATCTGCTCGTTGTGGGATAACTGCATCTGGGTGAATCTTTTTAAAACCAATCAGGTTTTTCGGCCTTAATTTAAAACTATCACCAACATGGGTACCTTGTAACATTACCCGATAAATCATTTCTTCCATGCTTTTAAACTTCTGAACTTCCATCGTTTTACTCCTTAAATTAATTCTAAGAATAGTTGATTTGTTGTTGGCGAATTCAATCCACCAAGTTCATGAACATATTCACCAAGTTTAACATAATCCAATAGATTAAGAACATCAACACTTATTTCGGATGCACCAGTATATAAAGCTGTTTTTAGTCTGTATGTTTTACACAGCTTTAAAAAGCTTATAAATTCTGGATGCTGTTCGCCGCCCAAGAACAAGACACAGCTAAACAAGAACTTACCATCAGCAGATGCATATTTCTCACAGACAATATCGAACCGATATTGTGTTAATAGACGACCAATATCCTGCTGTAACTCTGGTGTATGACATCCTTTACATCGCCTCGGACAGTTGGTTATCTCAAATGCCAAACTGATTTCTTTTGGTATTTCTTGGAAAACGATTTGTTCTGATAAGAACCTCATGGAATATCCTTGTGATAGAATCTCAACGCCGCTTCTTCTTGTCTGGCCTTTGAAAAGTTCTTAATCTTTTTCAAGAACCCTATAATCCTTGTGGCATGAGATATATTCTTGCTACCACACTTGATACAATGTTGTTCCGTGTTTTTGTTGATGAATCCACAAGTTTCTTCTTCACAACATGTAATCAAGATGTTTGTGCAAAAGTAATTGACGCCAACATAAGCATTTACATCAATCCACTTTGAGTATTGTTCTGGTGTCATGTAACTATCCATGTTGTAATGAACAGCACTACCACCATCAAGATGCTGAGTAACAAGCTTACCATGCATCTTAGCCTTCTCAATTACACTCAACCCATCATCTTCAACACGATAGAAATATGAGTTGTAACACTCTCTTGGAACAACGTAACCATCGCGTTTATCCCACTGAGCCAGCTTATGACCAGCGTTTTCGCCGGGAACAAACTCTGTGTTAAACATTATGCCGTAAAGTTCTTTGGCTTTTTTGTTTTCTTCAGAAATAGTTTTTAGAATTTCGGCACAGAAATTCATGTAGTTTTCATTTGGCGAAATATCATAACCAAGGAATTCAGCACCTTCAACAAGACCATTGATCCCCATTGTGGAGAATTGTTTTTCCAGAGATATGAAGTTTGCATCATGTGCTGGATACATTTGATTGTCCCGCATAAATTCGTATATTTTACGAATTGAAACGTGATATTTATGCACTCGCTGAACCATTTTCCTCAATTCTGAAATGAGCACATCAGAGAAATCGAACTTAGTCGCCTGTGCCAGTTTATAAGTATCTTGAATAAAGCGATTCATGTTCAATGTGATGACATTGACAGAACCAGTCATTTCTCCAACATTACCCAACGTGAATGAAAATGTGTTCTTAACTTCATTTCGAAGTCTACAACAAGAACTCAATGAATCAACACTGTCTGATAGATAAACGAAGAATCCATTACCATTCGCAAGCTCATCACAAACGGTTTTCTTAAACTCTGTATCAATAACCTGCTTGTTTTTATCATAGACCATCGCACAAGTAACGACCGGAAACGTTAGTAGAGTCTTTTCTCGGCGTTTATTAAACCATGACAAGAAAAATTTTTGAAGTTTCATGACAGATTTTGTATCTACTTTAGAAAAATCATCTGGAAATACAAAATCCCCATATAATCCCTCAAGGTAATTCGAGTCAAATATGCTAACATTCCAGAAAATACTTTGACCATTTCTTCCACTACACGGTTCATTTAAGTAAAATACAATATGTTTAAGTTCTTGGATTACTTCATATGTATTTGTATTCAAGTAATCATCACCATATTCATTTCTGGCAAAATGATCAAAGCATATCAAAAGTGAAGGAACCGCCACAGCACCAGCAACGGTTGCCGCAATCTGGTTAAGAAGGTTGATTAACCCACCAGCAAAAGATGATAAATGTTTTGGCTTCTCGGTAATACCACCAATGGATTTAGAACCGTTTTGTAAAAACGGAAATAGAGAAATACTTAAACAATATGGAATCAGTGTATGTGTTTCATCATGTTGATAAATGCGACAATTCTTTATATCATCAATATAATTCGCTGCAATGTCCTTACCAAAATCTTTTTCAATTTGATTAAAACGAGAGTAACGATTATATTGCAAAAATATAGGTTTTACCATTTCACCTAACAACGTAATTACATTTTTGTTAGTTACGTTCGCATTTGCATCATAACGAGAACCGGTGGCTGCATTTTCTGCTTTTATGTAATCATGAACAAATTCATCCATTGCTCTTAACTGCTCATTGGTCAGGCTAAACACGATAGGAGACTCCCATTAGATAATGATTTTTAAATCCTTCTTCGCAGACAAGTAATCACATTGATATACAATCAATTCACAGATGTTTAAATCTTCTGTTGGTTTAATGATGTCTTTAGGGCCGAATACATGCATGTGTTGGTGAACACAATTTTGAATGATGTTGAATACCTTCTCAGGGATCATGTGTTTGTTTTTGGCAATCATTTTACCTGCGGTTAGTGGGTGATTTACATATTTCCAGTAATCTTTTCCATAACTTTCCTGCTTACCAATGTCGTGTAAAAGCAGTGCAGAAAGAATGATGTCTGTTCTTATGTTATCGACCCCCCATTTAAACGCTCCAAAAAACATATTAGCGAACCAACATGCTCGTTTAACATGCCAGACAAGACCACCCTTTTCTGTAGCTTCCGGTGGATGATATTTACCAGATACAGAAGCGGGTACAGTGTCGAGAAAATCGGGGGCATCCTTTAAACAGGCGATGGTGAAATCTCTAATGTCTTTCCGTTCAATTTGTGACAGTGTGTTCTCAAATAACTTGTAATTCATGATATACCTTTCGTGTCAAAAGTTCAAATATTTGGGAAAAATTTAATCAAATATGTATTTCTGATGCTATCGAGCATCAATTTTGCCAAGTGTCTTATTTCGAAGTGAGCCTTTGGATTATACCGCAACGAAACAAAGTTTATGAACGAGCGAAGGTTGATAGAAAAGGCCAAATCAACCCGCCATCCTTCAGGAAGGAAATACTTAATGAAGTCGTTTGGGGTATTGCATTTCATCTGACCAATCATGTTCTCAAGAGCACAATAATTGAACGATGCAAGCTCCATGATAAACAACTCATATTCTTTGAGGCTAGAAAATCGCTTGGGATCATAAAGTGGTTCAACAAAGTAATCCCATATATCAATCGTGTCTAAATCCATCTTTAGAACTTTGTTTAGGGTGTACCTTGTACTCTCAACGGTTGCAGATGAAAACATATCCGCAACGTCTAATTCAGACATTCTATGACGCAAAAGTTCTTGGATGCAAAGACGGCTCGCACCACAGATATTGAAGTTAAGAACAGTATGTTCAGCAACGCTACTGTGATTATGTGGTGGTAATACAACTTTAACCTCTGTCTCAACAGTTGCTATTTCATTCTTGTATGGTTTTTTTACCGCATTTACACCAACAAACTCTGGTGTATAATGTAAAAGATCAACTATTATTTTTCTCATTTTATGAATACCCAAGCATTGTTTTCATTAGATTTGCCATATCATCATTCTGAAAAAATTCATTTGGTAGGTCATCTAATTCTTTTGGCAGCAACCCCATTGTTATCATAGACTTTGTTTCAATTAAACACATGAGATTCCAAATGGCTTGTGGTAAATGCGGTTCGTCTTTCCAGTTTAAAGCGAATTTAAACATATGCCTTATCGCTGAGTCAAAATACCTGCTCAATGGTTGCCCTTTTCTCCAATTTTCTCTCCCGTATTTTTCAGCACCGGCTTCACACACTTTAGCAACTTCCATAATCGCAATTAGCTGTAATAAACTTGGAAGCCCTTTTCCTTCTTGTATATCTCTCCTGCTCCCGGTAGAAAACTCTTGCCTCTTACCAGAATCCAAAACTTTTGGTTTTGGTTGTAAAACTTCCTTCTTACTTGACATTGTATGCTCCTATCTATTATGATGAAGGTGTTTAAAACTCGCTTGAGATGCGATTCTAACATGAAAAGGTTTGTTTGTCAATAGGTTCTTTTAATTATGATTAAAAACAATAAGGTTGAAGAAATAAGGAAGATTTTGTTAAAAACTCTTGATAATGAGGGTTTTGTACAAGAACTTCTTGAAAAATACGCCGGTAATGAAGAATTGATTCTTAAAATGATCGAAGAATCGTTTTCTGAACTTCTTGAAGAAGCAAATCCTTACAAGTGGACACCGGTTTCGCCAACTGTTTTTTTAACTGACCCTTATTACCTTGGAAAGAATCCAGAAACCGGGATTGGTGTTTGTGAAACATTACATGATCAATTATTTAAAGATTTCTGCGAATTACATGGGCCTGATTCAGAATATAATGAAGCTATTCTAACCGGTGGTATCGGTTGGGGGAAATCATTCTTTATGGAAATTTCCCTATTATGGCAACTGTATTTGCTGTCTTGTTTAAAACACCCACAGAAGTATTTTGAACTTGCTTCTAACACGAAGATAACTGTAATGATCATTTCTATTACAGAAAAACAGGGCAAGAAAAATATGTTCTCTGGTGTTAAAGAGGCTCTTAAAATCATTCCATACTTTAAAGAAAACTTTCAATATGATGATAAACGAGCCGCCGATTCATTATTGTTCCCAAACAATATTGAACTTATGAGTGCAACATCATCACACTCATCTACAATCGGTTTGAATATTTATGCTGCTGCTCTCGATGAAGCCAACTTTTTCAAAAAGGTAAGCAATTCAAAACGAGCACAGGATGCTGGAGAAATCTTCGATGAAGCACTGGTACTCTATCAGAGTGTTCGCAGAAGGTTGGATGCCCGTTTCTTGAAAAAAGGACATAAGCCGGGAATCTTTTACATTGGCTCATCTAAAGTTTATCCAAATGACTTCACAAGTGAACGTATTAACAAAGCGATGGAGCTTGAGAAAGAAAAAGGCAAGAAACAATGCTTTGTCATGGATTACAACTTATGGAAAGTTAACCGTGAACGTTATTCAAAAGATGAATTCCGTGTAGAAATTGGTGGATTGAATAGACGCAGTAGAATCCTTGATGAATGGGATCGCGACATTGTAGGCGAAGTTATCCACGTACCAATGGATTTTTACGATAAATTCCAAAGCGATATCGACAATGCTATCCGAGATATCGCAGGTATCGGTATCTATACAGTTCAACCATTTATCGGCAATAAAGAATATATCGGCAAGATGTTCCAATCCGGTACAGAAATGGGTCTTGAGCGAATATTTAGCGTTGATGTTGCTACGCTTTCACCAAAACCAGAATATATGGCGTTGGAACACCTTCTTAATGTACCGATAAGGAAACCCGGCCATATTAGATACGTCGGTGTGGATATTGGTTTGAAGAAGGATAGATTTGGTATTGCTGTTGGGTATATCGACGGAATGGAACAGGTAGAAAGAACATATTTAGATGCAGCTACACAAACTATGAAGGTTTACAAGGAAAAGATGCCTAAATGTGTTATAGAACTGTTATTAAGCATCAAGAAGGAAGAAGAGTTCGGCGAAGTAGAACTTGGTCGTGTTCGTTATTTGATTTTTCAAATGATGAAAAATGGTTACAGAATCCGATTGGCGTCAATGGATGGTTTCCAATCGGCAGACTTTTTACAAATCTTAAAACGAAATAACATTGAAGCAGTTTACATTTCAATGGATAAAACAACAGAACCATACGAAACATTTAGAACTGCGTTATACGAAGAGAGGATTGCTTCGGTATATCATCCTTTATTAGAGTTAGAATTAAACGAACTTGAAAGAGATTATGTTAAAGGCAAAATTGATCATAATGTAAGGAGCTGTTTATTAGGGGATACAAAAATAAAGTTGCTGAACGGTAAACATGTTCCAATATCTGAACTTGTTGGTCAAGAAAATGTTGAACTATATGGCTGTAATGAAAATGGCGTAATCGTTCCAACCATTGCTAAAAAAATATGGGAAACAAAGAAGGTTAAAGAATACTTAGAAGTCACTCTCGATAATGGCGAAGTGGTTAAATGTACCGTGGAACATCCATTTATGGTGAGAGATGGGTCATATAAACGCGCCGACGAATTGGTTGAAAATGATTCATTGATGTCATTTGATGGTAGTTGTGCTGTTTCATTTGTTATCACAATCATTAGTGACGAAGAAATTCCAGTGTATGATATTGAAGTGCCACTAACAAGTAACTTCGCTTTAAGTGCAGGAATATTTGTACACAACTCAAAGGATTTAAGTGATGCCGTTGGTCAGATCATTTACCATATGCATATCAATCCAATGTACAACGAAACACCACTAATGCCTGTTGCAATTCATGATGGTTCTAGTGTATCATCAAGAGAATCGTTAGAAGATACTCTCGAAAAATTTAATAAATGGGTGCAGAAGGGGTAGCCAAGATGTTTGACTCCATAAAAAATTGGTGGAATAGTCGTAAAGAAGCCGAACTTGAACAGGTTCGTAATGAAGTCCGTATGGATATGCTTGAAAAGTTCAATACACAAATGGCTTCCCCTAAAAGCCAGACAGACGATGTAGACACGATGTTCAATTGGGAAAATTACATCGAAACCAAGCTTGATCGCAACGCAAGTGACAAACGAAAGTATCTTGATTATGATTTGATGGATGAAGAAGTACCAGAAATGTCTGCTGCACTTGATGCAAACGCAGATTTTGTTGTCTACCCAAGTGATACATCAAAGACGGAGATTTTCAAAGTAGCACATCCGCGCAGTTCTGTTCAAAAGAAGATCGACGATATTACAAACAGAACAAATATGCAACAAGAGGCTTTTACGATGGTTCGCAATACTCTCAAGTATGGTGATAACTTTGAAGAACTCATCGTAAACAAGGACAGAAACAGAGTTCTTGGTTTTCGACATATTTCTGTTAAAACAATGGTTCCAAACGTCGAGAATGGCAACCTCAAGTCTCCTGCGTATCTTCAGGTTAATGATGTAGGTAAGACTATTGCAGAACTAACAGAGGATGAAGTCTTTCACCTTTGTTTGGCGTTGGACAGAAACAAATATGTGAAGTATCGAAAAGGTACTTCAATGCTTCAGTTTGCAAGACTTTCATATCGTCAGTTAAGGCTTATGGAAGAAGGTCTTATGATTACAAGACTTTCAAGAGCCAACCAACACTATGCAATCGTTGTAGATGTTGGTAATTATGAAGGAGATGAAGCTCTTGATTACGTTGATAAATATAAGAAAAAGATTTTCAGACGCAAATACATTGATCAGAGAACCGGTCAGTGGTCGTGGGAATACAACCCACTTTCTGTAATTGAAGATATCGTTGTTCCTACCAGACAAGGTTCGGGAGCCAATGTTATTCCTCTGAATAATGCTAACATGGCCGGTAAGAACATTGAAGACATCAACTATTTCCAGAATAAGATGATCTTCGCTACGAACACACCAAAGGTAATCATTGGTAAAGAAACAGATTTGAACTCGAAATCAACGGCAGAAACACAGATGACTGGTTTCTTACGAAAGATTCGACGCTTTCAATCAATTCTTGAACCTCAAATCAAACAGTTTTACATCAGTGCCCTTGCTCTTGAGGGTGTTATTGTAAAACCAGAAGATTTGAAAATGACTTGGCCGATTTCTAACTTCATTGATGAAGAAAGACGTTGGAGAATCGAAAAACTCAAGTTGGATTGCGGCTCAATGTGGGCTGAACTTGGTCTTGCCGATGACTTGTTTATTTACACAGTTATCCTTGGTATGACTGAAGAAGAAGCTCTCGCATTACAGAAGCGTCTTGATGACATAGAAGCAAAACACCAAGACGAAATTGATGATCTTCTTATCAACGCTGATGATGAAAGTGATAAGTCACCTGATGACTTTGAGAATGGTACTGACACAGATGCTGATGATAAGAAGAAACCTGTTAAGGCCAAGAAGAAAGCAGAAAAAGAATCCGATGAAGATGATCGGGAAGCTACAAAAGAAGAGTTACTTGGTTTCATGCAGAAAAAACTTGGTGAAGCTAAGTTTAAAAAATGGATGAAGATTCAAGATACCCTTGATAAGAACCCAGACATGAAACAGATCGTTATCGAGCTTATTGAACTGACACAGGCCAAACTTTTCGCATGAAACACAACGAAGAAAAGTTTTCCAAAAGCTTTTTAACACGGAATAATGCCGTGGGGATTACCCACGGCACTTCTTATTTCGATAAATCAAGCACCGTGAAAACGTTCATGGGTGCTAAGAAAAGCTATAAAAAAGAACTTTTCCGCAATATGAATGCATTGATGTCTGGTAAGATTACAGAAGATGAGTTTAACAAGTTACAACAGAAAACTATTAAAAACCACTTCACAACGGCTTTCTTACTTGGAAAACGATTCAACCAGAATACAGAAACCACTTTAAATGATAAAGAACGCCGAATGATCGTTTTTCAAACGACCAAAGAAATGGATTTCATGAAGCGGTTTGCTGTTGATATTCAAAATAGAACTGGTAAGATGGATTATAAGCGGCGTATGAACATGTATGCTGATGGTCTTGATCCAATGTTCAGGTTTGCAGACATTGCTTATTTACCAGAAAACATTGAAATACAATGGGTTCTTGGTGTAACAGATAAGCATTGTTTCGATTGTTTATTTTTTGCTGCAAAAAGCCCATACACTAAGAAAACATTACCTGGTGTTCCTAAAAGCTGCAATAGTCGCTGTTTTGTAGGTAATACAAACTGGTATAAAGTTTTAACACCGGATGGTTGGAAAAAATTTATAGATGTTCGAATTGGTGATTATGTTCTTTCACATAAAGGCAAGTGGAAAAAAGTAACAAAAATTATCAATGAAAAATTTACAGATGAATACTGTTATAAGGTCGAATTTGTAACAAGAGAAAAGAAAACACCAATCGTTGTGTATATGGCATATGATCATTTGTCTATTCGTGATAAAGAATGGGTTCGTGCAGAAAATCTAGCCACTGGTGACAGACTTTTATTTGTATCACATAAATGTAAACACTGTGGAAAAACAATTAAATATGATGACCCACGAGCAATTAATTTCGAATTTTGTTCCATTTCTTGCTCTAACAAAGGAAATGGTGATAAATGGGCGAAAGGGCGAAAGAAACAACTTGAGAAATATGGCAGGTTTGGAATAGGTTTGGAAAAATACCGAGAAAACCCAGATAACTTGAAAGCAATCAATGAACGTGGACGAAAAGAATTAGAAAAAATCCACAAATCACGCATTGGTAAAACATATGAAGAACTCTATGGTAAAGAAAGAGCAGATATTCTTCGTTTTAAATGCCCGAAAAAGGCCCAAGAGGCAATGCGGAAATTAACAAAAGACGGTAAAAATCCTCTCAACTTATTTATGAAGTCCATGACAAGAGAAGAACGTAGAGTGTTTTGTAGAGATGCCAGATTATGCGCCGATCCTGCAAAATTTAGTGATTTATATGAACGTAAAGTCAACGATTTAAAGGATCGTGGTGACTTCCATCACACATCAGCCGAGAAAAAGATGATTGTTGTGTTGAATGAATTAAACATCAAATATGAAACACAACTAAGGTTAGAGAATTCATTTTATGATTTTTATTTACCAGAATATAATATTATCATCGAAGTTGATGGTGATTATTGGCACGCAAACCCAGAACTTTATGATTACGATCATTTAGATCAAAGACAAGCAAAGCATGTAATAAAAGACCACAATAAGGAAGAGTTGGCAAAAAAACATAATTACCAACTTTATAGATTTTGGGAATCCGATTTCAACAACATTGAATCTGTTTACCAAAAGATGAATTTGATTCTGAATAATCATGATGGAAACTTTCGTGGTTATTATAGAACCATCAAGAACATAACAAAAATTAAAACGAGTGATCTGACAGCCAGAAGATTGTTGTCATTCACAGTTGAAGGCGATGAAAGCTATGTTACAAATAATGGGTTAGTTGCTCATAATTGCATGTCGAACTGCTTATGCCGACTTGTCTATTATAATGGTGGTGTAAATACTAATTACACGAACTTCATTCTTGATAACTACACTGAAGCAAGGAATGTAATACCTACACTTGGGCAATACACGACAATGAATGATAAACTGCTGGCATATTATCAGACAAGGCTTCGCTATGAAGTCACAGGTATTGCTGATTATATGGATAACGCGACAATGATTAAGAATGAATTAACATCATTTATTAAAGATAATGATCTTGCTGTAAATGTGAAATTTACTGTTGCTGATATGCTGCATGAAGCACGGCATTATAAAAAAAGTACAAGATTTGATTTCTTGGAAAATACCAAAGATGTTAAAGCTGGTGCATTTGTGGCGACATTTATTGGTAATACACATGTTTATGGAAAAGTAACATCTGTATCTGGAAGCAAAGTTGTTGTTGACACATTGTTCGAAAAGGGATTAACATTAGATACATTAACGGATGTAATCTTTAAGGATAATTCAGATGTCGATTAAAGCCGAATTTCTTGAATACTCAAAGGGAATAAAGTTGTCAGGTTCAAAATACCTACAACGCATTGGAACTCCCGGTAATTACATCTATGTTTATCCGGGCAAAAAAGCCTTAACAATGAATCGCCGCCTTAAAGCTGTTTATTCTCGATTTGTTAGGAAAAGCAGAAGATTTCTAACATCGTTGTCTACAAGGTACGACGCAACCAGTATGAACATTAAGCCTAAGAGTTGGCGGAGATCAATGATTACACTGACAACTCGTAGTGGTGGAACTTTACAAATGAATATCGACCTCTCCAAACATGGCATTCACTCATATAGAGCGATGAATATGGGTGGTGGTGCGTCTGCTAAACTGGCGACAAGTAAGAGAAAAGGTGTTCTGAGGTACAGATAATGGCAAAAATCGACATTGAACAAAGATTAAAAGATGAAGGACTTACAGAGAAACAGATTGATAAGTTTTTCTTCTATTACAAACGAGCTGTAGATGAAAAGATTCTATATCCATATTATTACGCTTTAGCAAATGTAATTATTTGACACTGAGTTTAAAAGTTGTTAGAGTGAAGATTGTGAATGTAATTAAGGGTAGATAATATGAAAAAAGAATTTCTTGAAGTACAATGGTTTGAACAGATGCGACTGGATTGCCTTGAAGAATCCGGTAATAAGAAGTACATCATCTCTGGGCCATTTACACGTTGCGATTGGCCTAATGGTAACAATCGTATTTACCCAAGAGAAGTAATGCAGAAGGCAATTGAAGCATTAAGACCAAAAGTTGAAGCCGGTCGTGTCAGAATGATGGTCGATCATCCTGCTTGGGAAGCAAGTATGCGTTCAGTAGGCGCAATTGTTCTTGAGATATCCGATGTTGACGCCGCTGGGTATGCTTATTATAAAGCACAAATCATCGACACTGCTGCTGGTAAAGACCTTAAAGCTATTGTTGATGCTGGTGGTAAGCTTGGTGTTTCGACTCGCGGTTATGGTGCTGCTGCATATGACCAAGAATTCCCGCCACATGCAGGTAAATTCGACGTTATTCAACCCGGATTTGACCTCAAGACGTTTGACTTTGTGGATGATCCTTCTGTAAGCGATACAGAAGCTTATTGTCAGATAGAATCTAATCGAAGGAGTAACCCGATGAAAACCATTGATGAACTGAAATCGGCTTATCCTGAGCTTATGGAATCATTTAAGGCTACTGTTATCGAATCAGAAGTTAAAAAAGCCGTAGATGAAGCCACAGCACAGGCAGAAACCGTAAAGACTGCATTGGTTGCTGAAAAAGATGTTCTTGCTGAAACCAACAAGAAACTCTCAGAAACCGTTAAGTCTTTGACCGAAAGCATCAAAACTGTTTGCCCTGAACTCTTTACTGTCGTTGAAGAAAGCAAGCTTGTGGAAGAAGCCAAAGCTGGTAATGAAGAACTCAACACGAAATTGACCGAAGCCCAAGCTGAAGTCGTTCGACTCAAAGAAGAAATTCAGGGTATTAAAGCTAATGCTGCTAAAGAAGCCAGAGATGCACAGATTAAGCAGCTTGAAGCCACTCACCCGAATGTTTTCAAAATGAAAGCATTTGAAGGTATTTTCCAGAACTGTTTGACTATTGATGAAGTTAATACAGTTTTTGAAAAGAATTTCGAACTCTACAAACAGATCAAGTCTGAAGCCAACGAACCGGCTCCTGCAAAATCTGTTGTTGAAGGTACAAAAACTGAAGCAGCCCCCGAAACCGGTGGTTTGACTGAATCTCAGTTCGCAGATTACACAGCCAGAAACCGTCACCGCAAACGTGATGGATTGGAACCGTTGTCAATCGAGTATTACAAAGCGAATTTCGCAAAAAACTAAGGAGTTAACCAAATGAGAACTGTATCTTTCCTTGAACGTGATGAAAGACTTCATTCGCGTTTTGGTCATCTCACCGAGGGCGTAAAAAGTGCTGTCACTGGTAAAACCCTTAGTGAACAAGATCAGAACAAAATGCAAATCCTGATGGATAACCTGATGAAAGATCAGTGTATGCAGGAACGCATTGACTACGATTCAGTGAATATTACCGCGATGTCTGAACAGACAGCTACCGGCAATATCGCATTCGTAGTTCGCAACGACCTTGCTATGATTAACAAGGTATTCCCGAACATGATTTCTAAGGAAATCTGTTCAATTCAGCCGATTCCTCAGCCGAATGCGAAGATTTTCTACACCGATATGAAGAAAGTTGCTGACGATACTTCGTTGTCGACCAACATTCACGGTAACAGAAACTTTTCAAACAACGTTGAATACAATCCGGCCTCTCCGACAGCTATTCAAGACATCTACTTCGAAATCACTTCTGATGACGTTGTAGCTGTTGAAAAGAAGCTGAAAGCACATGCTACCGTTGAAGTCTCTCAGGACTTGATGGCTTATCATGGTAAAGATGTTGAAAGCATTCTCAGCAATGGTCTGTCAGCACAGATCGCCCGTGAATGGGACAGAACGATCATCGAAAACATGATCACCGTTGCAACTGGTGGCGCGGCTACTTTCAGCAAAGCTGAACCTTCTGGACTGAGCTATCAGGACAGAAAGTACTGGATGGAAACCCTGTATGAAAAGATGATCGACGTTGATAACGCGATCTTCAAGAAACGTTACCGCAGAACTAACTTTGCCGTTGTTGGTGCTGACGAAGCAGCCTTCATCGAAAAAATGTCAGGTTTCAGAGCTGATGCTACTGATATCGCCATGCAGCAGGTTTCTACTGGTGGTCGTTACTTCATGGGTACTCTCAACAACAGATGGAAAATCTATGTTGATCCGTTCCTCACTGGTAAAATCCTCATGGGTTACAACAACCCCGCTCAGTGGGAAGAAACCGCTTATGTTTTCGCGCCTTACATCCTCTCTTATTTCTCACCGTGGTTCATTGACCCGAACACCATGAGAAAGACCAGAGCGATCCTGTCTCGCGCTGCTTACAAAGCAGTTATCACTGATCTTCTCGGTGTTGTTACTGTTACTGCTTCCTAACCGGTAGCTAACAAATAGGGGGCTATAAATAGCCCCCTATTTTTCTTATTCCTTATGAAAAAACTTATCAAAGTAAAATATACCGATGGTTATGAGAAAATTAGGAAAAACATTCCTCTGCATGATTTCACGCACGAATTCCAGAGAGATGTTTGGTTTGCTGTTCCTGTAAACATAGCCATTATTTTATTAAAAGACCCAAATTTCATAGCCGAAGATGATATCATATTTAGTCCAGCAATCTTTAATGCCGCTGGTTTGAATATAGGTATTAAAAGATTTGGTGCGTTTGGTGATTTGATACAGTTAATCCCGATTATTAAACATCTTAAAAAGATCAGCACTAACAAATATACTCTTATAACTAATAAACAATATGTAAATGACATGAAAGAGTTTGGGGTGTTTGATAACGTTCTTCCTACAGGGACAATTTATGCTGTTTTTGATAAAGTGATTTACTTGGACGGTGTAGCTGAAAAAGATCATAGTTTAACCAATCATCAACATTTAATGCACAGAGTTAATATATTTGAAGAATTTTTAAATATACATTTAACTGACTATGACTTTAGTGTTAATATGAATGAGCATCATAAGAAAGTTGTTGATGAGGTATTAAAAAATGCGTTTGCACTACAACAAAACCAATTGCACACAACTGATCTACAGTAACGGGACAGTGTACCCGACTGCGATAAATCCGAAAATGATTGTCGATTTGAGTGGGTTTAAGGATTATCAGAAGCAAGACTTTGATGAATTTAAACTGTCTTTGCTGCAAGATACGAAGAGGATAACTATCCATAGGGAATATGCTCTTGGTGATTTGATACAGCTCATTGCTGCTGCACGACTGATTAAACAGCGTTATAACATCGGGGAAATTTGGATCGTTACAAATGAAAGATTTGTAACACATTTGAATTATTGTTTCCATGACATTAAATTCTTGGAAAGTGACTATCTAATACACGGTTCTTCTGAATTTGGGTTTACATTCACTATAGATGGTATTTTAGAAAGAGATCACAGTATTCATAACAAAGAAAATGCTAAACACAGAATGGAAATACTTTTAAACTATTTCGGTATCACAGAATTTACAAAAGAAGAACTTGATTGGTCTTTACAGTTAAGGGGTGAAGTTGTAATGCCAGCTATTCCAAACGATAAAAAAATAATCGGTATACAAATGCGTGGTTCTGGGTGTATGAAAACATTGCCTCGTCAAATGGTTAAAGACATGATAAATGAATTAGCCAAAGATCATTATGTTGCCTTGATAGACCAAGACAAAGATCAAGGATTTGAAGGTAAAAATATCTTGAATCTCTGTGGTAAACTACAACCACCACAGGTTATTGAGTTGTTAAGACGTTGTAGTCTGTGTTTAACAATGGATTCTGGCGTTTTGTGGATGGCACATGTTGCTAACTGCCCCACTCTGACATTCCTTGGTTCTACAAGAGAAGCCGAAAGAATATCCCTTCATCCACAGTACCCAGAGAAAGCAAAGTGTATTGATCTAACTAAATATGTTGGGTGTGAACCTTGTTTCGAAACGAGAGTTCGGTGTAAAGGTTCTATAAATTGCATGAACAAGGTGAACCATGATATGATAAGTGGCGAATTACTTGAAAAAGTAAAACAAATTTTAGGAGAATAAACAAATGGCTAGACCTCGAAAGAATTTTAATCGTGATGTGAAACCTTCTGTTTCAACATCTTCTGATGTACGAACCACTGCACCGACAGATGTTGTTGGTAATAATGGTGTTGAAGACACTGGAGTTGATGGTGTCAACATGGAAAACATTGTTGTTGAACCTGAAGCAATTATTCCAGATTCAGAAGTCACACCTGAGATGAAACATGAAGAACCGATTAACAAACCGGAAACGGCTGTTCCTGTTGTCTCGACCGAAGTTCCCAAGAAATCCTTCAAGGAACGCATGGAAGAGTGTTCTATCCACTTTGGACAGAAATACTTTGACGAAATGGTTAAAAAAGGCTGTGATTACAAAGCATTTGGTGACTGGCAAAAAGGTTATTGCGGTCTTCTCGACCGCGTGTTTGGTGTTCGTGGTAAAGAAGTTCTGGACGTTGGTTCAGCTTATGGCGCACTCGGTAATGGCTTTAAACAGCTTGGTGCCAAGAAAGTAACCTGTGTAGACATCTCCAAACAGGTCATCGCGGCCAAACAGTTTGATGGTTTGACCTACGTGCTGGCTCCTGTTCAGTTGATGAAAGCTGTTGAAACCGGTTCTCAAGACCTGATTCATGCTTCTTACCTGATGAACAGCGTTGATGCTGAAGACCTCGATATCACATTCTTCGAAATGAAGCGCGTTCTCGCGGCCAAAGGTAAAGTGTTCATCATCATGAACTTTGGCAAAGACCAGAAGTTATCAGACTTCGACACCAGACACAGCAAAGAAACCATCGTTAAAGCCGCTACAAAAGCTGGCTTCAAAGAAGTAACAGAGATCGTAAACCAGTTGCGAAGCGTTGATGATGGTCGTTATGAATTCATCAGCAATTACAATTGGGGTATTGTGTGCTTCGAATAACAATTAAATAGGGTGTGGCAAAATTGCCACACCCTATAATCTACGGAGGTATGCAATGGATAATAACTTAGTTACAGAACTTCTCTGCGATAGATATGGGATGACAGAAGAAAATACACCATTGCTCAAAGACATGCTTCGTAGAGCAGTTAATTGTATATCGGAGATATTCCCTTTCATGGAAACCGGATCAATCGAAACAGAAATCAATAAAACAAGATATACATTGAATCTTGCTGATGATGTTCTTATTAAAATAACATCTGTATTTTACAATTCACCACCAACAAACAACGTATTCAATGAACCAGATATTCCTGTCGAAGGATTACCATATGGATCATCATTGTCCCAACGTTTTACAGATGTTTTTGAACATGAAACAAGACGCCGGTTAAAGCCGGTTGATGCTCGTATTGTAAACACAAATCAGTTCGATTTAATACCCACACCACAAGACGTAAGGACTGTATACTATGAATATGCCAGATATAGAACAATTGAGGAAATACCACAAATTCTTGAAGAAGAGCTATTTTCTCTTGTTTTGTATTATAGTAATGATGTCGTTTATCAGAAAAAGCGAAAAGAAAGTAACGGTAGTGTGTTCGACTTTGATAGACGGGGAAATACGAAAGAGAAAACATCAGATGTTAAAACAGACGTTGAAGCTCGAAAGGCTGAGTTGGATTTGATTAAATCTGAGATCAAACGAAAGGTTAACTCACTTGGCTAAGTCAAAATATGGCTTTTTTGATTTTAAAATAGATGGTCTTACCTTTGTAAACCATCTAATTTCTTATTTGAAAAAGAAGGAAAAAGAAGCTCTCAATGTTTTAAAAGGCGTTAATTCTAAAAACCTTAATAAAAAAATAAAAAAGGCCATAACAATTGCCGCCATACCACAAGACCTTGATATGACACCATTCGTCAAAGATAAAGTGCTTGGGGGCTTTAAAGTTCGTCTTTCATCCAAAGGACAAGATCACCAGTATTATAATCTTGGTCATCCATATATTACAGGTCGTGGAGCAACCAAAACTATAACAAAATCAAGCATTCGAACTAAAAGAACTTGGTCTATTACCTATGCTGGTGTTATGAATATATTAATGTATGGTCGTGGTGAATATGAGATACCAAATAAACCAAGAAATAACAGAATGCCAATGATGTGGAAAAATAAACCACATTATGCTGGTAAATCTGGATTTTCTGGTGGTCTGATTAAAGGAAAAGTATTACACGTTCCAGCGTATAGCGGAGAAGATTACACAGAAGCGGCCAGACAAGAAATAGAAGCATGGATGACACAAATACAGGATAAATTCCTAAGTAAAGGATTCACCAAGATATGAGTATCGCAAAGAAAGAACTGATTTTACAGGCCATTGAAAGAACAATGCGTGGTATTAAAAAAACCAACATTTCAACAGGAACAAACAAATACAACACAGACGTAGGTTATGTAGATCGTCAATATATCAACATTGAAGAGCAAGATGTTATCGACAAACCGAATAACTGGATCATCATTAACAACGAAGGAGAGGATTTTAATCTTCTTCCCGGTGGGAATTGTGAAAACCAACTTCTTATACAGATAGTTGGGTTTGTAAAAGCTTCTAAAGAGGAACCTAATCTTGATACTCTTATGAATAACTTGCAACAGGATATTATTGTTGCTATGATGAAAGATGTTACATTACAGAACACTTGTGACTTCCTTGTTCCGATAAGGATACAGACAGTTGCAGAAATGGTATATCCTCACGGTGGCTTTGTAATAACGTTTGATATCACGTACACGTTCATGAAAACTGAATTTTAACAAGGAGCAATAATATGCCAAGAGCAGTAGGTTCAAAGAGTGCTGTCGTTGCTACCCAAGAAGCACTGTGGGGGAATCTTAACGCATCTCCTACATCGGTTCTGGGTTTTTACATCCGTTCTTTTAACTTGGGTGGTACCAAAGGTACTTTCCAATCAGAAACAATCAACCAGCATCGTGCTATCGTTGGTTTGACGGACGGTAACAAAGCGGTTCAGGGGAACATGGTTACTGACTTGCTTCCTGAAGGTCTTGAAATTCTGCTTCGTCACCTTCTCGGCAAGGGAACTGTCGCAACAACCGGTTCTGGCCCATACACACATGTTATCAAGGGTTCTCCTGAAACTCTTGAAGGTCTGTCTTTCCAGAAAAGTTTTACCAACATTTCTAAACACTTTCTGTACACAGGCACGCACCTTAACAGCATGGCCATCGACATCGTTCAGGAAGGTTTTCACGGTGTAACATGGGATTTCGTAGGTAAAGGTGAAGCAATCTTCGCAACCGAACAAATCTCAGTTGCCGCTGGTGTATTCCCGACAAAGAACGGTTTCAATGGTTATCAGGCGTCAATCGAGATTGATACCGGTTCTGGTTATGTCGCACTTGGTCGTGTTGTTTCCGGTTCTTTGAACATAGCAAACAACGTTGAAACCGATGGTTATGTTCTGGGTTCTGCCGAACGAGCGTCTTGTGAATACGGAACCAGAGAATGTTCTGGTGGTTTTGCAATGTTCTTCGAAGATACAACACTTTATGAGCTGTATGCAGCCGGAACAGAGTGTGGTTTGAAGTACGTTTTCAATAACGGAACAGATTCAATCACTTTCGAATTCCCGAAGGTAAAATTTGCTGGTTCATCACCGGAAATCGCTTCTACCGCTGGTGTTAATCTGGACTTCACGTTCCAAGCTCGTGTAGACCCCGGTGAAGACACTGACGTTATCGTTACAATTGTGAACTCACTGGCCTCTATTGAGTTGCAGTCTGGCGAATAAGTTTTTTCAGTAAATAGTTGACAAATAGTTGAATTTCAGGCATCATAAAGGTGCTTGGAATTCAACTATTTACATTTTAGGAGATTTATACAATGCGTCTTTCAGATATCGCTGTTAAAAACAATGTTGCCCCGGTCACGTACGACGATACCTTCAAGGTTTCTTTTGATCTTATGTTTCTGCCGAAACGGGAACTTCAGAAGATTACAGCAAGTAACACCAAGATGAAAGCCAACCCGAAAACACACGTAATGGAAGAACAGATGGACTCTGAAGCTGTTCGCAAAGAAATCTGTCAGATGTGTGTCAAAGGTTGGAAAAATGTTACTTACAAATGGCTTGCCAACCACATTAATGTTGATCTTACCAAGGTTAATCCTGACGAAGAACTGCCTTTCTCACAGGACAACCTCACTGACCTCATGGAAATGATGTATGGTCTTGATGGTTGGATTTTCGACAGCGTGAAGAACGCCGCCAACTTCAAAGATGAACAGGTGCAAGCTGAAGTAAAAAACTAAAGGAATTCGCAGAGTGGATTTTTACACCTAATCGTGGTGATTGTAAAGATTGTAAAGAGCATTTTCTTTTCAAATACAAGACAAATCCACCCTGCGAAACCTCTGGTAAATGCAATTTCGGGAAACCGATGCTTACTGTTAGAAACTCTTGGGTATTTGATCTTTATCAAAAGTGTTCTGGTCAACAGATTGTTGCTGGTATGGGTCAGCCAATAGGTATAATGTTCACATCAATAGTTGCAATGTTGGATATTTACTGCATTTTCGATGTTGAGGAACGGGTTGAAATATTTGAAAAAATACAACTTATCGACTCAATCAGATTGAAGATGAGTGCTCAGGAGACTATAGGTAAAAGAAGTGTCCAAAAGCATTGACAGTGTTGTAATTAAGTGTTAATGTGAGATTGTGGTCTATTTAAAAGAGCAGTACATACAAGTGTACTGCTCTTTTCAATCTTTTCAGGAGTAGGATCAATGGGTAACAACAAAGATGTATCACTCAAGGCTAAGTTAAGCGTTGATCTTAATACCTTTAAAGACTTTGAAAATAAAGTCAAATCCCTCTCAAAAACTTTTAAAAATGTACAAATTGAGATAGCACAATCCTCACAAGGGATGGATAAGACCATTCAACAAGCTTTTTTTGGTAAACGTGGTACAGATAGAACAACAATACAAGGATTTTTTAAGAAACAATTTAAGGGAATTGTTGATGCTTTTACAGCAGAAATAAGAGCGGCTTCTAAGGCTATGGTTGATGTAGCTGGTACTACCAGCGCAAAAAGCATTGCTGATATGATTAAAGTTCTTACAAAACAAGAAAAAGAGATTGAAAAGCTTACAGATAAGAACACCAAATTAGCAGCTAAATCAACTTCTGGAACTGCAAAAAAGGCCAAAAAATACCAATTAACGGACGATGATAAAGCATTTCGTGCTTATTATTTAGCTGAACGAAATTTTAAAGAAAAAGTTGCTAAAGAAAAAGGGGCAGCTATTTACGGTGATATTAAAGCTGAACAAAAAGCTAACCAGATGCAATTAGCTGCTAGTAAGGCTGCTAGTAAATTACGTGTACAAAATAAATACGCTGATATTAAAGCTGAACAAAGAACAAATCAGATGCAAATAGCTGCTAGTAAGGCTGCTAGTAAATTAAAAATCGAAAATAAATACGCTGATATTAAAGCTGAACAAAAAGCTAACCAGATGCAAATATCTGCTAGTAAGGCTGCTAGTAAATTAAAAACCGAAAATAAATACGCTGATATTAAAGCTGAACAAAGAACAAATCAGATGCAAATAGCTGCTAGTAAGGCTGCTAGTAAATTAAAAACCGAAAATAAATACGCTGATATTAAAGCTGAACAAAAAACAGACACAATGTTACGCAAACAAGCAGCAGCCAAACAGAAATATAAAACACAGTTGCTTTATGATGATATTAAAGATGAACAAAAAGCTAACAAGATGCGTTACGCTGAGAATAAGCGACTAGAAGATGAGAAAAAACGTTTAGAAGCAGAAAAACTTGAAAATGCCAGAAACGTCATACGCCAAGCTACCGGTTGGGGTGGCGATGGAATGTTCTCTGACATCAAATCCGCGCCTGTTAAATCATTCTTCGATGGCATCATCAAAGGTGCTGGTGGTATGAAAGGTGCGATTGAGTCAGCACTTGGTAAACTTAAAGAACTTGTTAAATATTTAGCAATCGTTGGAGCCGCCGGTATTGGTGGTTTCATCGCTCTTGGTGCAGTTGTTCAAAAGTTAGCCGCTGGTGTTTTATTCGCTACTGAAAAGATGAGAGGTTATGAAATCGCTCTTTTCGGTATGATGAAAACACAAGATGGTGTAAATGAGTTGATGGAAAAGGCATTTAAGGTAACTAAGAACCTGCCGATTTCTTATGAACAAGTTTACCAGAGCACTAAAGCATTTACACTCATTGGCCCTGTAAGAGATATGTTGAAAAACGTTGGTGAAACTGAAACAGTTCTGAAAAGAATGTATTCAATCACTATGGCGTTGTCACAAATCGAGCCTGAATGGGGTCTTGCTGGTGCTCAGTTCTCATTACGTGAAGCATTGTCTGGTGACTTACGTTCACTACAAAGACGATTTGAAATACCAGTCAACTTGATTTATTCAAAAGATGGTCGTTCATTACGTGAATTAAAGAATGATCCAGAAGCAATGTCACAGGCGTTGTCTGATTATTTTAAAGAATTTTACAACGAAGAAACCCTTGGAATGGCTGCTAATCAGTTTGGTGCTATCCTTGGTAAGATCGAAGGAAAGTGGTTTGAATTCCAGAGTGCCATTGGTAACGCTGGTTTCTATGACCTGTTTGTTGGCAAACTTAAAGAGGTTCGTGATGAGTTAGAAGCATTTGCCGGTAGTGCTGAATTTAAAGACGTTACAAATCGTATTTCTAATTCACTCGGCTCATCGCTTGAGAGCTTGTTATCTATCATTGAAAAGCTCGTTGTTGGTTTTGGTAGACTATTTGGTATCAATGTCGAAGCAACGAACGCTTTTCAATCTGCTGTAGATGTTGTTGAAAAGTTTGCTGCTGTTTTGAGAATCATTGACAGAATAATTACAGAAGTTGATATCTTTGGTTACTTGAATGATACCCTCAAAGCTACAAAGAAAATAGCTGTTGATGTTGGTAATTATCTGTTGAGAATGTTTAAATCAGTGAAAAAAGACATCGACCTGCTTGTTAGCGTCATTGAGAAATTCACTGGTGTAAAAGATTTATTTGGCGATAAAACAGGTAAGGGGTTGTTTTACTTGTGGCTTTTCGGGCCAAGCAATCTTTTCGCGATGGTTAGTGGTTTTGGCACAAGCTTGGTTGCTGTCATTTACACAATAAAATCTGCTTGGCAGGTCACAATGGCTGCTAATACTTTGGCAACCGCGAAGTGGGGGATGGGTTTAACAAGTATCGGTGCAACAATTTTGTCATGGGGTGCAACGATTGCTACTGTTGGTTTTGCAGTGACAGAAACGTTTGGTGCTATTCGTTTTGCATTCCAATCAATAAGCGATGAACTGGAATCAAGTCCATTTTATAAAATATACATGTGGATGACCGGGAAAACATCTAATGATGAATTAGTCAGACAATTTGATTTGATTGGTAAAAAATTCGCAATCGGTTCTGAAAATTTTGATAAATACAATCCATATGGTAATGTTTCATTTTCATCACAATTATCTAAGATAAGTGGTGTTGAAGAATCAAAGATATCACAAGGATTATCTAAAAATACTGCTGGTTTTCTTGCCGCCTTTATGAAAAGAGAAGACGGATTAAGCCAGATAGTCAAAGCGATTGCAGCTCTTGATGATGTAGCAAATCGGATGAACCCAGACACAGATGCAGGAAAATATACAAAAGGTGCTGTTTTGATAATGTCTCAAAATGTCAAAAAACTATCCGGTATGGATATGGGCGAGATCGCTAATAAATATCGGATAGAAGGTAATAAACTCGATAGTTATGACAAAGGTGATAAGTTTTATGGCATTGTAAACGAGTTAAAAAAAGGTTTAGATACCTTGTTAAATCCACAGTCATCAACAACGAATGCGGCTCTTGATGAAATGCTTAAATCAAAGATTTTATCGGCAGAGGAAGCCTTATTTAAGGCTCGTTCTGGCCCGATCTTTGGTCATGGCGAAGAAGGAGTTAAGAGTATTGATTCTGGTGCTAAGATTCTTGGTGCTGAGTTGATCAATGTATTTCAATCAGCAGGATTTGGTGTTGGTGTTACCAGTGGTTATAGAGCAGGTGGTGTTGATACAAAACATAATGTAAATGGAAAAAGTTTGGCAATTGATTACCAACCAAACATCGGTGGTAAACTTTTAAGTGCTGCTGATGTACAGACACCACAGTTCGAAGCTCTTGTTAATGCACTGAAAGCCAACGAAAATATAGCAAATTTGATTCTTGAATACAAAGATACATCAATATTTGGTGATAAGTTCAAAGGTATGACCAGAGAAGAATCAACAGCCAACTTTGGCCCTGTTATGCACATTGAATTCAAAGAGGGAATTACAAACACAGAAGAAAGTCTTATGTCAATGATGGCTTCTTATAATGACATGTATGGTGTTATAACGAACTCAATGGGTATCATAAATGACGAATGGAATAAACCAAGTAAACAGCTTCCTAAGAAGGACTTTTTACATCAAAATTTCCAACGTGCTACAGAATTTATTAAAAACGTTTATGAACCAACAATGGATGCTATCAAGAATGGTTACAAAGATGGTGCTGAATTGATTGCTACTTCTTACAAAGAATTTGATGAAGTATTTAAATCTGAAGAAGGTGTAGCTAAATTTGGCCCTGCTCGTATTAACTCATTGGAAACCAAACGCAAAGCATTAATGGCACAATACAATCAAATAAAGGGTAAAGCTGGAAGTAAAGATAATATAGAGTATGATTTAATAAATCAAGGCATTGTGAAAGGTGCCAAGGATATCTTTGATTATTCTTATAAATCTTTAATGAGTGGTTCGTTACCTCAGTTAAAAAACATAGCAGGGATTATTGAAGAACGACAAAAAATTACAAAAGAATACATTGATTTCATAGCGGATGCCCCGAACCAATATAATTTAATTGGTGAACAGATAACCAAAGAAGTAGAAATGACCAACGATGCTTGGGGTTCTGTTCTTGAAGGCAAATCTTATGATTACATTGACATCGTTGGTAGCAACATTAAAGAATTTCAAAATGATTTAATGGCTAAAATGGCTGAAGAAGCCGCCCAACAAACGGTTTACGCGGGTCTTGCTGATGGTCTATCACCAAAAGACCAATCGTTGTTTTATCAGGCGATGGGAACTGTTACTTCAACAATGAAATCACGGAACATCTCATTTGAAGAAGCCATTAAGCTTACAAATATAACAGATGTCAGCACCAAAGCGTTGATGAAGACAACAGTTGAACATTATAAAGTTATTGAACAGAATAATCTCGCTTATAAAACACAGAGAATGGAAATAGAAAAAAATCTCTCTGCAATTAAGCGCATTAACAACATTCAAAAGTTGTCTAATGAACAGAATAATTACATGGCTACAAAAGAAGAACGTACTGCTTATTATAGCCAGTATGCTGCGTTGCTTGAAGAAGGTCAAGGGGTAAGTGCTGGCGACTCATTTAGCAAAGGCATACAGGCATCCCAGAACGAATTCCTGACATCTTTCCAAGTTATGTATGAAGCTGGTAAAGAACTCAACTCTAGCTTGATGCAGACTTTTGATCAAGGATTTTTCGGGTTAATGACTGGCGAAATCGCTAATATTGGTGATATGTTCAGGAATGTAGCCAAGTCTATTCAACATAGCATCCTGAAAATCATTTCACAGATGGCTGCTATCAGTGCTACGAAGATGATCCTTGGTGTTGATATACAAGGTGCTTTAAATGGTGGTCAATCGTCTGGTGGTGGTTTAAGTGGTTTGCTCGGTGGAAATGGTGGTTTAGGTGGTTTAATTGGTGGGTTGTTTGGTAGCAATAAAACAGTCGCAAGTGGTGTTGATCTTAGCAGTGTGGCTACCTCTTTGGGTGGTGGTTCTAGTACAATAACTGGTAATCTATTGTCGAAAGCCGCAAGTTTCCTTCCGGGTTCAAATATTCTCGACACTGTTATAAAATCAGGAACAGCTAAAACAGCTTCTTCTGGTGGTCTTCTCAGCAAACTTGGAATCGGTAAGATTACACCGCTTTCTGGTCTTGGAATAGCTGGTGCATTGTCATTCCTTTCATCACCCGGACGTTTGTTTGGTGGTACTAAGGATAAAACCGCTGGTGCTCAAGCATCTCTTGATGATTACAACGCAAGACGAGCCGCTTCTATAAATCGTCGCGGTTCTGACGCTATTGGTTATTACATGGGTAATACTTCTGGTATTCAAGATTATTCGTTTGGTAGCGTTGATTACCGCACATGGAAATCTGGTGATGGGTGGTTTAAAGGCCCGAAAGAGAAACATGCCTCAACTGATGCAAGCAGTTATTTGAATTCGATGGATAGTTATTACAAGATGTTGATGTCTGCTGGACAGCAACATTATGGTAATATGAAAACTATTCAGAAAACAGCCGAAACCAACTCATTGAAATCGCTGAGAGAACAGCAGTCATATGATATCAAAAAGTTGTCTATGATTAAAACAGAATATGATCGTTATGCTACATCATCATATACAGCCGCAGATAAATATGAAAAAATGGATGATTACCGCAATCAACTTCTTGATCAAGAATTCGCCAACTGGCAAGCAAAAGAAGAGATATTGAAGCTTGAAAAAGAAACCATTTATAAACAGATGGAATACTCGGCTTATATTAATAGTTTCTTTGGCGAAGATTCAATAACAATGGCGAAAACTGCTATTGAAATCGAAAAAGCCAGACATGCAGAATTCACATCTGGTACAATGGAGTGGTATGAATCGAAAATGAATCTACTTGGTTTGGAAGTTGATTTATCAAATCAGCTTAAAACCATTACAAAAGATACGATAAGTGCTATTTCATCTGCTGCTGCTGAAATATATCAGCTTGCACAATCTTCAACATCTACAGGAACTATTCTTGCCGATGTAACAGGAAAATACAAAGAGATTGAAAAATTCAAAAGTGGTAAATATACTGAAGAAGACGTTTTAAAATACTCACAAAAATACTCTCAACTTGGTGAAATGCGTGGGACTGGTGTTTTTAATACAAAAACACTACAAGCAACCATGCAGATTCCTACAAATCTTCGTGCCAGTATTCGCGGGGATCTCATTTCTGGGAATGATGCACACAAGGCATATGTAGACTGGTTTACGAAAACATACAAAGACATAAAAGCCGCTGGTGGTACCATTCTTGATAAACAATGGGGTGCAAATGGTACTCCAATGGGAACCATAAACTACACAATGCAGGTTGAAGAAACAGTTCAAGAAACAATCAATACGTATTCTAAAACACTAGAAGAAATTATTGAAGATTTGAACAAAGATATAGAACTCACAATAAAATCTGCAACTGTTGGTAATCAAATTTCTTTGACTAAAACAGCAATAAATAATCTATTGGGCAATGTTGATAGCGCAATAACAGACAGATACAATACATTGGCGACAGTTAATACAAACTTGATTGCTGATTCTGCAATGACCGAATTTGATAGAAGTATGGCACTTCTGGATAACACACTTCAATTGTCTGAGTTCTACAAAGAACTTGCCGGTGGTGTGAATGGTGTTATTAAATCTGGTTATTTGAGTGTCGCGGATGAAAGCATCGGTGTGTTTGGTAACGCTATTTCTGATGGCTTCAATATGATGGCAACAACCCTTTACGATGATCTGATGCTTATTGGTAGAAAAGGAAACCTTACTTCATCAATGCTTGGAACGATTAAGGACATGGAAGATTTCAGTCTTTACAATCAGGTCATGGGTTCTTCTGAAATGAGTGGTTTAAAAGATGCAATGGGTGGCACATCACTAGATATGTCTGGCTATTCCGATCCTTATGATGCATGGTTCCAGTTTAATAAGGATGTTATACAGACAAGAATAGGCAATTCTGAAGAAAAGTCTGAAGAATGGTTTACGGCTCAGAATGACCTGTTTAACCTCATGATCGAAAACGCCGAGAAGATGAAAGCCAAAGCGGAAGAAATGAATCGTTCTCTTGAAGATATGTTCGGTAAGATCGAAGAAACCATGAGAATGAGAATTGCCGAAGAAAAACAGACAGCTAAGGGTGATGTCTACTTTTTAGATGTTGGTTCTACCAGAAACGGCCAGCAGATGCTTGATAGAATGCTGGAAGCTGTTAAAAGCAATGATCCAAAGGCGATGACTCTTATCGAGGAATACAAGAAGAAAATGCTTGGGATAGGCAGGTAATACATGAAACAATTAGTTGACTTTTACCCACAGAATGAAAACGATTCGTCTGTAACAATCACAGCAACCACCGAAGATACAAACTTTCCAAAATCGAACTTGAAAAGTTTACAGCCTGTAAAGTGTTGGAAAAGTACATCAGTAATCGCAGAACAGATTATCCGTTATGATCTTGGTGGGTTGTATTCTTATAACGGAATCTTTATCAATAGAATAAATTTCGCAGAATTCTACATAGAAACAAGCCCAAATGGTTCTACATGGACTCTCGCAGAACATGTCACCGGTTTAACTACCGATGAAGTTGCTGATGAGCTTTATATCCACAGATTTGTTGAAATTACAGCAACGAACTATCGTTATGTTCGATTAAGAATACCTGCACAAACCCCATTGTTTGAACCAACATATTTCAAGGTTGGTAATATGTTGGTTGGGACATTTACAACGATATGGAACCCAAAATCAGGATTCTCTGTTAATGAGATACCAAAACTATCCATTCTTGAATTTCCAAGAAGCGGTTACATGTCAGTTGAGAAAATAGGAAAAACTCGTAGGGTTTTTTCAGGTAATCTTGATAAATTCACCAAAACAGAGTATGATAAAATAGTGAAAACTTATCAGCCATTTGTGTTATACTTGGAGTTTGATACAGACAAGACAAGTGTTTATCTGGTAAGAGCGAATACAGGTTATGCCAGAGATTACTTCTTGGGTAAGGTTTTAAACATGGGTTTCCAGTTTGACGAAATTGTTTAACGGGGTGCTTTAATGCTCAGAGTCATTGCTGTTTTTGGTGCATCAACATACTATCTAGCGTCAGAGCCGCTGGATTATGATAACAGGTACTGGGAACCTCGCATTGCGAACACATTTGATCTTAACAGACAATTTGAAATCTCTGAAAAGAACGGTAATAGAATCCGTTCAATGGAATTGCTCTTAGACAACAGAGATCAATATTTCAACACGATTGAATCTGTTAGTGGCTTTCTGAACATGAAAGTGACCTTCCTTTTTAAAGAAGGCACAAAAAATTATCAGAAGTTCACAGGTAAAGTAAGCAAGCTTAATTCATTTGGTGATGAAATATCACTAACCGTCATGGAAAGCGGCTATGAATATCTTAAAAGTCGCATACCAGATGCACAAATAGCATATGATTATTACTCTCAGAATGGTTTAAATGAGAGTTGGAATGCTATTCCAATACCATTTGGTACAGTCGATAGAATCCCTCTGGCTTGGGTAAACCTTTTCAGATCAGAATTCATCATAGGTTCTGGGCCTTTGTATCGGATTCGTAAACTATATTTCGATAAAACGCTTGTTTACGACGTAACAACTGGTAAAAATGGCTACAAGCCAACCCCAGAAAGCGAAGAAATAAAGTTCAGAGTGTTTCATGGAACAGGGTCTTCTGGTAGTCCTGAAGTCGTTGGTGGTGTAACCTCAGAATATCCCGGTTTTGCTTATATTCAACTTTATAAAATTGTTGGTGGTATTGAAGAACCTGCCGATCCTGTTACGCCAGATGGTGAAGTAAGCCAGATTTATGCCGATATTTATGGTATAAGGAATGCTGGCAACACTGATGCAGAAAGAAATCCTGCACAGATTCTTTATAATTTGATGACCAAGCCAACAACAGGTTATGAAGGTTACGGTCTTGGCTTACCAACAGCCGACTTAGATTTTGCAGATGCTATTCTTGAATGCGCGAATCAAGGGTTTAAGATAGATGGCGTAATAGACAACACGGCTGAGTTTGGTGAATGGTTGAATGAAATTCTTCGTTGTTGTCGTGGTAACATTCTTGAAGAAGCTGGCAAAATCAAATTAACAATTGATGCTACAAAGGTATTATCTGGAGTTCATTTTGATGAAACTGGTGCTGAAGGGTTTCATTGCGATTTAACGCCGTGGGAAGAGCCAGATATTGACGAGCAAACAAATAGAGTCAGGCTTAGTTACTCATGGAACTTTGAGCGTGGTGATTTTAACAAAAAACCCGGTGTTCATGAAGAATCACCATTGCTTGACCCTAACTTAAAAGATACCGCACATGCTGCAAGAATAAATAAGTGGAACACCGAAACACTTGAATTTAAGCTGATTAAAGATGATACAACAGCCCATAAACTTGCACAATATTATTTAAAAAACATCACCAAACAACTTAAAAGAACATCAATCACTACCGAAGTTGGAATTGGTGATCTTGATGCTGGTGAAGTTGTAAAAGTTACTTCGCCGCGTTTTGGTTGGTCAGAAAAAGAGTTCGTTGTTACATCAATTAAACGAAACCAAGAGCAGACAACGATAGAAGTTAAAGAATATTCTGCATCTGTTTATGTGTTTACAGACCCCGGAACAGGCGCAGAAACCAGCGGTAGTCAGTATTCACCATATAATATACCAGCGAAACCAACAATGAGTTCGTTGGCTATTGTTAATGAAAAAATGACCGATGGAACTATTCAAACAAGAGTTGATGTCGTTTTTGTAAAACCAACAACAAATGTTCAATTAGTTGCTCTTTACTTTAAACCAGTTGGCGACCCAGATACATCATTTAGACCTCTTGATTTTACAGTCGATGCTACTAGAATATCAGCACTTTGGAAGGGCGTAGAAGCTGGTAATTACAACTTCAGACTTGTTTCAATAAGTTCTGCTGGTATTTACTCAGATATAGCAATAGAATCTGGTGATAAACATTATTATGGTCAGCCGGGAGCCGAGTCATTTAAAACAATGACTGGTGACGTTGTAGCACCGGGAACACCAACAGTTGCCGATATGAACCCGATTATCGGTGGTGTGTCGTTTTACATCACGGTATCTGGTGGTATTCCTGATGATTTTTCACATTTTAAAGTCTATCGAAAAATTGGTATAGCAGCAGAAGAACTACTTGATGAAAATTGGCCTTCTCAGTTATTCAGTGATACTGATCGTGGTTCTGGCTATGCTGCCAGAACTTACGCCGCGATTGCCGTAGATACAAGCGGTAATGAATCTGCCATGTCTGCTTGGTCGGCTTCATCTGTTCCATTACAAGTTAAAAATGGTGACATCGAAGCTGAATCTGTAACTACTGAAAAATTAACAGCTCAACAGATCATAGCCAAAGACTTTAGAAGTGCTTGCAATGTTGGAAATGGTGTTGTTTCCGGTGTAATGCTCACTTGTGCTGGTTTCCAAGCATGGAATGGTTCTTGTAGAACTGTTAACATCAGCAACACAGGTAATGTTGAAATATCAGGTACAATTTATGCGTGTGCTGGTTGCTTTACAGGTACAATTTATGCATGTGCTGGTTGCTTTACAGGTTGCTTATATTCATGTGTAGGTAATATTGGTGGTTGGTGCGTTACAAATGGGTGTATTCACTCAGCATCATGTGGGATAATACTCACAGCCACAGGTATAATGCAAACAGGCAATTTTGTAACAGGAAACAGTGGTTGGAAAATAGATTGTATCGGCAATGCAGAATTTAATAACGTTTGTGCAAGGGGATCAATCAGAACAGCAGTCTTTATAAAAGACGAGATAAGTGTTGTTGGTGGTCATACAATGATAAGACCAGCAGTTACACTCGATTGTTTTGCTGGTACTTATAGTGCTGGTACATGTACAACAATTTATTCGGATAGTCTTTCACAATTCGCGGTTAATGATATCGTGCGTGTAAAAGATGGTTTAAATGATTCTTGGGGGAGAGTTACATGTATTGGATGTTCTCAGGCATACCCCACACTTGATTATATGTTTGTTATCATGTGTAGTGGTACCTGCGGGTGGACACCAACAAAAGGACAAGCAGTTGTAAACTATGGTTGTTGTTGTGGGTGTGGTGGTATCTGCATGAATGGTCAAGCTCCATATATTGACCTTTATACACATGCTGGTAGCCCTTGGGCTGGAACAACAAGTCGTGTGAGAATTGGTAATCTTAATGGTTGGGGAACGTTGGGTGTGACCTATGGCATTGCTGTTGGTTGTCCGACTGGACAGTACATGACATATGATACGGTCAGCGGTATCCTCAATTTAAAGGGGGCGATTATCATCGGAAGCAGCGGTATCGCCAATTTTAGTGATGCTGGTGCATTAGCTACTGTTAATAACCTCGATGGTGTACCGAATGGTGTTTATAGCGCAAAAACATATTTAGGATCATCACTTATCAATAACTATTCGATAAGTAATAACCTTTATGGGTGGCCTACATGTTCAGGTCTTGTAACTGTTGCAAAAGACGGTGTTAATATACGAGCACATGCTATTTCAACAAATCAATGTGTTCAAGTTATTGCTGATAATTACACTGAAATAGACCCATCTCATACATATAAATTTTCAATGTCTCTGAAAAAAGATATCGCTGGTGGTACACATTACATAGGATTATATGTATATGATTGTAACTGCACACTATTAAATGTATGGCCTTTATCTACTGCGGATGGTTCATGCGGTACAGCGAATAATAACTTTTATTTTGTAGCTGGTGTGGCTTCAGCCGCGACTTGGGTTGATTATGAAATGTATATAATGCCGTCATATATTGCTGCCAAAGATGTGCCACGCGGACTGAATTCGCAATCTCATGCAAAAGTACCAGCAAATGCGAAATATTTAAAACTTCGTTATTTGAACTGGTCAAATGCCGCTGTCACAAGAGTAATGCATGTCTATTCACCATCATTGGTCAATGTCGATACAAGCAATCAAAACGCAATATATCGCGGTCTTTCAACGACAGGTGCGTTGATTTCCAGAGTAGTTCCTGCTTGTACAGCTGCTCCATCTGGTGCTGGTCTTTACTTAGGTTCTGATTATATGGGTTATTATGATGGTGGTGCATGGAAAACCTTCATGAATAACACCGGTTGTTTCTATTTAGGTGGAACTTCTGGCGGTTTACAATGGAATGGAAGCGCATTGACTGTTTGTGGAACCGTATGTGCTACAAGTGGTTGTTTTACTGGTAGTATAACATCTTGTCTAGGTACCATTGGTGGTTGGACGATAGGGTCAAATTATCTACATAATATAACTGCCGGCGCCGGTTCAATTTACTTATGTTCGGCTGGTTATACTATATTTGTAGGAGCATGTACAGCAGCAGCCATATTGGGCTACACAAACCTCGGAAGAATGTATTACAATGGAGCATACTTAAATGCAGTTGGTTTCAGTGTAGGTCTTTGTGGGCCATCATTACCAGTTGCAATTGGTGTTGCTACATTGGGGACTGTTGCTTTACCAAGTGGGACAACTGTAGCTGCGACATGTCCATTCTTTTACGTTGGTTCTGGTTCTACTGCTTATATGCAGTATTACGATGGAGTACTTAATGTAAAAGGTGTAATCTGTGCTACATCTGGTACATTTACCGGGGCGGTGTGCGCTACTAGCGGTACTTTTACAGGAACCGTATGCGCTAGTGCTGGCACATTTACAGGAACTGTTTGTACAGCTGCGTTAACCGCAACATGTGGTACGATTGGTGGTTGGTCTATTACACCAACATATATGTGTGGAACTGGTGTTTATTTATATCCAGCGTATGGTGTTTACACCACACATGCCGGTTCTCATGCAATGCATGGCAAAATGTATGATTGTAATACATGGATATGTGCTTTTGGTTATTCTGTAACTCAAACAACAGCAAGAGCATCATTCCTTGCAGGTGTTGCTTGTACAGCATATGTAGCCCCAAGTGGAACTACAATAGCAATAAACTGCCCATTCTTTTACGTTGGTTCTGGTTCTACTGCTTATATGCAGTATTACAATGGAGTACTTAATGTAAAAGGTGTAATTTGTGCTACATCTGGTACTTTTACAGGAGCCGTATGTGCCAGTTCTGGTTGTGTTGCGAATATATGTGTTTGTACAAACTGTTTACATACTCGGCTTGGTACGGCAACCGATTATGTAGAAAACAAAATATATAGTGGTGCTGGTACAGCATATGGTTTTGAAAGTATTTGTGTTGGTGGGGGGGTAGTTCTTTCGACAGTAAGAATACGAGCATTCACAGATATTCCACTCTATGTATATACCCCAACAACAAATATGGCTATTTGCGCGGTTGGTTGTGTATATTCAATTGCATGTAACTGTTCCATCACTGGTTTTGCGTCAGTTAGATTTGGTGTTTATGGGCAGGCATTAGTTTCACATGCCATTATTGGTATTGCCCCGAGTTATGGAATAGTTGGACAGGCAACCACATCATATCCAGTAGTTGGTAATGGTGCTTACTATAATGAATCAACAAGGACACGCAAACAAAATTTTGAAGATATTTATGTATTACCAGGATTAAGAACCGTATGTATTCAGAAATGGTTGTGGGCCGATTGTAACCAACGTGGGTTTGATGAATTTATAGCACCAACAGCAGAAGATGTATCAAGAGCATGGGGTTTAACATTCGCAGACGATGGTTACTACACTCTTGATGGTATTGCTTTAAAAGCTGCACAGGAAATTGATGAAAATGTTCAGGTTCATGATACATGTATCGAATATCTGAAAAATGAAAATATTGAACTAAAATCATGCATCGGCTCCCTATCTGATAAAATGAGAATTATCGAAGAAAGGCTTGGTATAAACTAATGGCTATTGAAATCGTTTCAAATATTTATGACAATGAAATTCGTTACCAGTTTCCAAATGCTTATTTAAAGGTTCATGACGTTGAAATCCGCATTTCAACAAATGAAGCATGGATAAGAGTTCTGGTCTTTGCAAATAAAGAATCAAGAGATACAGAAGGTGCATGTAGTGTTAAAAAGATAACCGAAAAGGTTTCTTTAAACGCTTTAACCATCACATCCTTTGATAAAGCCGGTCTAATAACAGCGGCTTATAACTATCTAAAAACCATTGAGAAATACAATGGGTTGAGTGTCTAAGGAGTTTATAATGACAACATTTGAAACAATCGTTCTTGATGATATTAAACGTGGTGAAACCTTTGAGTTCACAGTTCATTTTCATGACGAAGGTGTAACAGAAGAAATCTCTGTAGATGATGTTAAGTGTGAAGTCCGGTCTAAGGCTTCTGGTAAACTTCTTGAAGAATGTACCAAAGAAGAAGTTACCCCCGGAACTATCAAATTCTCAATCTCAGATACAGACGAATGGCCTCTTGGTGACGTAGAATTTGACATTGATTACACTATAGATGATGTTAAGTTCACTTCTCCTACATATGTTAGGAAAGTGATCAAAGACATTACTCGCCCGTAAGTGAGGTAAATTTATGGAAGAAATTATCGAAATCAATGTTAATCGTCCGATAATTGTGATAGAATTGAATGTAAGTCGTTCCAATTCTGTCATTGAAATCGACGTTCATGAAAAGGTAAATCAGGTGGTGTACGATGTCCAAATATAAGCCAAAAGAGCTTCCAGAGATAAAACGCGGAGACTACTTTTCGTTCATGTTTCAGATATTGGATGAAAATAAGTCACCAATTGATTTAGCTATCGGTGAGGTTAAATCACAGATCAGAACAAAGGCTGGTGATTTGGTTGATACCTGTTTAGTTGAAAAGGTAGAAGTCGGCAAACTGAAGTTTTACGTTGCCGATACTAACGCTTGGCCGATTGGCACTTTGGAAATGGATATCGACGTAGATCATAACGGTCAACCATTTTCTTCAACAACTTTTTTAATTCCTGTAATCAAAGATATTACTCGTCCTGTGACATAAGGGTGAACAAAAATGACCACTCAAACCGTAATTATACAAGGTAGACCAATAACTGTCGTTGTTACGCCACAAGCAACCCCAACGGTTGTTATTGAAAAACCTATTGGTCTTGATGGTCGTGCTGTTGAACTTCGTAGAAGTGGTGCTTATATTCAATGGCGGTATGTTGGTGATGAAAATTGGACAAACATTCTACCGCTGGTTGACATCAAAGGTGATCAAGGTATTCAGGGAATCCAAGGTGATCAAGGTATTCAGGGAATCCAAGGTGTCCCCGGCGAAGAAGTTCTTTTACAACTTTCACCAACTCATATTCAATGGAAATACACTTCTGATGTAGCTTGGACTGACCTCATTTCAATCGCCGCAATTACTGGCCCACAGGGAATTCAAGGTATTCCCGGCGAAGATGGAACTGATGGAGAGCAAGGATTACAAGGATTACCTGGTATTCCCGGTACTCCAATTGAAGTCCAGAATAACGGAACGCACATTCAATGGCGTTACATGGGCGATACAGAATGGATCAATCTCGTAGCATTGATTGATTTAACTGGTCAACAGGGAATCCCCGGTATTCCCGGTGTAGATGGTGATGAAGTCATGCTTCAGAAAACAGCTACACATATCCAATGGAAGTATTCAACGGATGGTGCATGGACTGACCTCGTTGCTTTATCTGAAATTACCGGTGCTGATGGCGCAGCAGGCACAACAGGTAATGATGGAGCTAATGGAGAAGAAGTTCTTTTACAAGTTTCTGCCACACATATACAGTGGAAATATACATCAGATGTAACTTGGACTGATTTAATCGCACTATCTGCTTTGAAGGGCGAGACTGGCGAAACCGGCAATACTGGTGCTGATGGTGAAGCTGTTATGCTTCAAAACACTGGTACCCACATTCAATGGAAGCATACATCTGATATCGAATGGACTAATATCATCGCCATTGCTGATATCACTGGTGCTGATGGAGCCGATGGATTGCCCGGAGCAACCGGTGATGCTGGTGCTGATGGTAAAACAATCCTTAATGGAACCATTGCCCCAACTACAGAAGGTGTTGATGGTGATTTTTACATCAACACATCAACACTACAAATATTTGGGCCGAAAGCCGCTAGTGTATGGGGAACCGGAACCAATATAGTTGGTAACGCCGGTGCTGATGGTACCGATGGACAAGATGGTGTTGATGGTATTTCAATCGTTTGGCAAGGTTCACTTACAGCAGCACCAGCCAATCCAGAATTAAATTGGGGTTATTATAATACAGCCGAAGGTAAATCATACATCTGGGATGGTACAGATTGGCTAATAATTGCTCAAGATGGTACTGGTTCTGGCGGTGGTGATTTTCTAAGTCTAACTGATACTCCAGCAGCATATACAAATCAGGCAGGTAAAGTACCTGTTGTTAATACAAATGAAGACGCATTAGAATTTGTTGATCTATTTATACCATCCGTTGATGGTGGTTTAATAACGGAAACATTTGAAGAAGCTTATGAAATTATTCCTCATTCTGGAACATGGACTTTAACGGCAGCAATTGCCTATGCCGGAGTGAAATGTTTACGTTCTGGTATTGTTGGTACAAACGATGGCACATCCGAAGAAACTTTTACTTTCACAAATGAAAATGCTGGTGATTTATCTTTTTACTATTATGGTATTGCTTTTGAAAATACATATGATCAATTCACCGTTATTTTGGATGATGTAACTGTTTTCAATACAACAACAGTCAATGCTGTTTGGACACTATTTTCTACCGCAATATCTGCGGGTAGTCACACACTAAAACTAAGATTTATAAATCGTTGGTATGATTTTGGAGGCAGTAGTGGCGTTGGTGTTGATCAAATCAGCTATCCAGCAACGAGAACATATAACCAAGGCATAACTGAACATAGTGGTATTGATTCTTTGGTAGGAAATTCTGATAAACTTGCAAAAGTTTCAACCGACGAATCAAAAATAGAATTTATCGCACAGGATGCTTTACCATATATTCCATTGTTATCTGGAACAGAACTACCAACAGCGGCAGAAGCATATCGTGGTAAAATATTCACATTGACTGGCGCAACTGGTGTTGCCGATCTTTATTATGTTTGTATCAAAGATGAGCTTGATGCTTACAACTGGGTAGATGTTAATGCTGCTGGTTCTGGCGGTGGTGGTGATGTTATTGATGATGCGGTTACAGCACTTGATAAAACGTGGAGCAGTACCAAGATAGACACAGAATTTCAAGATGTTGAAGAAATTGTAGATGCTTTGTTGGGAACTGATAATTTCCCGATTATAGACGATACACAATCACTTTCAACCAAGACTTGGAGTAGCGAGAAAATTACAAACGAAACTTCGATAAAAGGATTATCATTAACGCTATCAGCAAATGCAGGCCCATATAGCGGAACATATGATATACCATTTAATACGATCGTTAAAAACGATGGTGGCTATACACTAGACTCTGGTGTAATTACAGTTTCTAAATCTGGTTGGTATATTATAACATGCCGTTGTGGAATAACCACCCCATATTCTGGTATAAATATTTTGTTCATCACAGACGAATCAAACAATGAAATATTAAGATCATCACAAAATCAGACTGGTGGTTTTTATGGATTATTATTAACAGCCTCAATATATTTAGACGCTAATGATAAAATAAAAGCACGTTATTATACTGGAGATGCCAGAACTATCAATGCGAATGTGTTTGAAACGTTTTTGAATCTTTTGAAATTGTGAGTATAAATCATGACAAATTTACCAGAAAAACTTCAACAGTTGATACAAACAAAAGCTGATATCAAAACGGCAATCGAATCTAAAGGCGTTACAGTTGGTGATGCTACTTTTAGTGAATATGTAAATAAAATAAAAGAGATTGAAGGTAAAGAATGGTCTGTTTTATCTTTACCTATTCACATGACAGTCTCATCGGTTGATGCCGGTGTAACGCCGTGTCTTGAAACATTACCAGTTTGATATTAAGGGAGAATTAAAATGGCTAGAAAATATATAATTGCGCCAACTATACCAGCGATCCTTGAAGGAATTGCTAATGCAATTGCAGATTATTATGGTGCTGGTAACTATACCATTCATTATACAGATGCAACGAATGTAATTTTTTCAGTACCAGCAATCTTTGATAAAGTTATGCGAATACAACTAACGGATTTGAACAGTTGGATTTATGCATATTATGGTAATGCTTGGACTTCTGGTACCACAATAACGAATCAAGTTCTATTTTCAAACGGTAATCTAAATGCAATAATCAATTCTAATTCATACTTAATTCTCGGAGATACATTTTTCCAATTATTCACAGGTTCTAATCCATTTGGTACAATTTTGTATGGAAAATTGACAAATAATACATTTGCATGTTTTTCAGCGCGAACACATCAGGATTATTGTGACGGAATGACACCCTATACAACCGTTGATAATACTCGGATTTATGTATATTCAATGGCATCAAAAAAAGCGAATATCTTATCAGCGAGTGGAAAAATATTAAAGTGCCCGCTTTTTGTTTTAAATGCTACATTGCGGATGTTAGAAGACCCTATAACCTTCATACCGGTTTCTTTTATTGGAATAAATACTACAACATATAGCACAATGGTTGCAGATGCTGATAATATCTTTATCATTCCAATTAGTACATTCGATAATGCTTATTTTGGGTGGAGATATTTGAATGATCATCTTGCTGGTCAAATTGTTGGCTCATTTGTATTTGAAATAGATAATCACACTCTATAAGGATTTAACCAATGTCACAAAACGATATTCTAAAGTTCTTGCTTCGTTTCTTCTTGTTGTCGAAATGAATTAAGTGTGATAGAATGTAACAAAATTCACCATATGGAGAGTTAAAATGTTCACAGGCACTTTAAAACGAGAAAATAGTCCATTAAGCTACGAATTCACAAATGCTGTATTTGTTGTTGAATCATTCAATTATGATGTTCGCCGCGCCGAAATGGATGTCAGAGTCATTGGTTTCGCCGATGAATATGCATATAATGCATACAAAGCAAAACTTGAAAAGAACGAGTACCATGATCTTGAGCGAAGTATGGTTCTCAATCGTTCATTCAGCGTTAAGAAAGCAGATGTTGACGCTGCTGTTGACACGTTATCTGGTGCTGGTATGGTTGCCGCGATTGAAGCTGTTCTTCAAGCAACAGAACCAATATTCCAAAATGCATGACATCACTGTTAAGCGTGAAGATATTGCAGATGCTATTTTCGACGCATTAACTTTGTATTGTGTTGAGAATGGTTTTCATGATATCGTTGGTAAACTTACAAAATCTGAAATGAAACCGCTTCAAGAAGCTGCTGAAGCTATTTTAAACAAATATGGAGTGAAGATTGATATATGACAAAGGCTAAAAAAGATTTCCCCGAAATCGAATACATTAACTGGCGTTCTGGTGGTGGTCTTGGTAAACAGATTATGGCAACCGCCGTATTGAAAGCCCTTCGTTCACAGAAACCAAAAGCAGTTATCCATGCGATGACCAGTTATCCAGAAGCATTTACCAATCTGGAATTCATTGACAGAACATACATGCTTAATGTAGTTCCTCACTTCTATGAAGACCACAAGGATTATGCTGTTCTTGAAGCTGAACCTTACACAGACATTGATTACCGCAAAGGCAACCTTCACCTGATTGAATCATGGTGCAAAATGCTTGGTATTCAGGCTCCAAGCTCTCTATCTGGTATCATTGAACTCTCTGATGAAGAAAAAGCTGTTGCAAAACAGATTAAACTTCAGTGGAAAGTTGACAGACCGCTTGTAGCCTTTCAGCCATTCGGTGGTACTTCGTATTACTCACCACAGGAAGCTCAGAACCCGGTAAGGCCACAGCACTACAGGGAACTCAAGAAAGAAGCTGCACAGGCGATTGTTAATCATCTGACAGAACTTGGTTTCGCAGTAGTTCATATTGGTTTGCCAACTGAACCAGACTTGCAGAACTGTTACAAACTGTCTGACAAAGAACCAATGAATCCTCGTTATATCTTCGCACTTCTGGCAGAATGTGAATTTGGTATATTCATTGATTCATTTGCACAACATGCTTGGGCTGCTCTTGGTAAACGTGATGCAATCGTTCTCTGGGGCGGTACTGACCCGAAAACGCTTGGTTACACAACCAATAAGAACCTGTCACAGCAAGACCTTTGTACATCAATTCATTGCAATAGGCCGAACACATTCATGTTTGACTTTGGTGGAAACGGTCAGCCGTGGCGTTGTGTAGTCGGTGGTAAATGTATGAAGTACGATCCAACAACTGTTATCAGGAAATTTCTTGAAGTAAATGCGGTTGATAAGCTGGAATCCTTTGAAAAGAATCTGAAAAAGAACAACAAAGACAAAGAATAATACATTTCCAGAAACTTCATTTAAACAGAAAAAATAATTGATTTACCTGCAATTTCATGTATAATGAAAGATGTGGGTAAATCAATTATTTTAGGCGAATGTTATGCAAACAGCTCCATTAATGAAAACCAAAAAAGATTGTGGATTAACCGCGATGGCGTGGGTTGTTGCGGATATTCTTGGTAAACCATATGATGAAGTCTATAACCACCTTAAAACGATTATGGAATATGATGACAATGATTTAGATGATAATCCTGCTGAACATGAACGTGTTATAAATGAATATGCAAAAGCTTACCCTGAATTTAATCTAAACTATAATCTTATTAAGCCAATCAAAGAACAACTTTTTTCAGGTAAACTGCCAAATAATAGAACGATTATATTAGTCCATGATACTCCAAATTTACCAAAACTCATTAAAAGCTTGTTTGGGTTATTAAAACAACATTGGTGTATTCTGCACAGCATTCAGATAAAATCAAGACATGTAATTGTTTGGTGGGGTGATGGTACTTTACGTAAATTTTCATTCTCAGAATTTGAAGATATGTTAATAAACGCCACACCACAATGTGTTTATACAATAGGTGTTGGTGAACACACGGATTCAAATCCTTGGTATTCGAAGTTGTACGCATTTATAATAAACGTTGTTGAAAAAATTAAAAGTTCTTTTAGAAAGTGAGTGATAATATGGGCTACAACGACGAACAACAAAAAAATAACTTTCGGTTTGATGAACAGTTTGTAAAGATGATAGAAACACAAGCTGAGCAGAAAGTTGTTATCAGCAACCTTGTTGAAAAAGTAAAAGACATAAAAGATATGAATTCCAAAGAATTCGATAATTTAAACAAGACCCTTGAAAGTCTTTCAGTAAGCGTAAATGGTATAAAAAATAACTGCATCTCCCATAAATTAATAGAAGATAAAAATAAAGAAACAAATGAAACAAGCTCATTGGTACTCGGTGTCAAACCAGATATAATTAAAGGTATTGTTGTTCTGGTTATCATGATATTTGCTTATTTTTTTGGTATTCCAATTCCTAAATAATTGAAAGCAGGTTCGTCTGCATGACAAAACGACCACATGAGATTCGTAAGAAACACAAGAATCTGACAGAAATGGCGTATGGTGACTATAAATCTGGTAGTAATAAGGACGTTGAACCACCACAAATAGAAAAAAGAAAAACCCCAAGGTTGTTAAAGATAGACGGAATATGTTATTGTGGTAATCTAACATGTGAAAATGTCGAATTGTTTGATCTTGGAAATGGTGTTCTCAAATGTGGACAATGTTACACTGTGTATAACAAGGATTAAATGAATGGAATACGTTGAACCAAGTGTCAAATTAAAAAAGTTGACAGATGATACATTATTCGCAGATCGTGGACTTGACTTCTCAAAACAGGCGAAAGAAATAGCCGATGCTTGGGACGAAATCATTCTTGATATGTTGTTAAAAGGAGTAAAGAAATGAAATGTCCTAAATGTGGTTACACTGATGAAGTTAAACCGGCTGTATCTCATGGGTTGCAAATTCCTCCACATATCAGCGATGTTGGATTACAGCTTATTAAAGCATTTGAAGGAAAGCATAACAAGGGTTATCTGTGCCCTGCTAATGTGTGGACTATTGGTTATGGACATACTGGCCCAACTCTTGGTAAACCAACACCACAGGGTATGACAATAAGTGATTTTGATGCTGAGACTCTTTTGAAAAAGGATATGGCGAAATTTGAAGATGTTGTAACTAAACATGTTAAAGTGCCGCTTTCACAGAACCAATTTGATGCACTTGTATCATTCACTTTCAATGTTGGTGCTGGTGCATTTGCATCTTCTACACTATTAAAGCTCTTGAATCAAGGGAAATATGATGAAGTTCCTGCACAGTTCCTTAGATGGAATAAAGGCGGCGGGAAGGTTCTTGCTGGTCTTGTACGAAGACGTAAATCCGAGGCTCACTTGTTTGTAACTGGTGAACTTAAAACAAATTTCTAATTGGAGTAGACATCGAATGAAAATTGCCATTCTGACAAATTTAATTCAAGACTACACCGGCCACATTAACATCGGTGATGTTTTTATCCGGTTTGGTTTGCAGCACATTTTAAACGAAGCACTGAAGCCAGAACGCATAGAATGGCATTTGATAAGTCGGTTTTCAAAACTTTCACAACAAGATTTAAACACCATGAAATCATGTGATTTCATTATCTATGGTGGTATGCCACAGTATAATAATCTTGACGATTGGAAGTTGTATTATGACGATGAAATATGGGACGATCTAAATGAATTGAACGTTCCAATTCTAAGACTTGCCGGTGGTGGTGGTTATCCATCTGAATTTTGGACACCACAAGAATTTTCAGATCATTTGAATAAATCAGAACTGACAAAAATGGTTTTACAAAAAAGTCTATTACATACAAAACTTATTACAACTCGCGATAAAATGGCACAGGCATTCCTTGATAGCCAGAATGTAGAATCTACACTGCTACCATGTTCTGGTACATTTGCTTGTAGATTTCGTGGAGTTGAAAAAACAGATAATACAATCAACGCCATCTGTTTAACTGCTGCATACTTTGAACATAGAGAAGATCGAGATAGATTGGTAGAAGAGTTTAAAAAGACAAAGGAATATCTGGAATTAAAAACAGGTAAGCCGTGTTTATACTTTGCACAGGTTAAGAAAAGCGATCTATCACATCTCAAAGAATGGTTTGGTAATCATATAGTACATGTCGATAATGCGATGGATATAATTGATTACTATAAACACGTTGAATATTGTGTTACAACAAGACTTCATTTTGGTTTACCTATTCATGGAATTGGTGGTAAAGTTGTTCTTGTTCGTGTAGATACACGGGCAATCGCTGGAGAAGAACTAGACATTCCTGTTATTCCATTAACAGATTACACACATGAAAAATATGTTGAAATCTTTGAAAACGATAAGTTCTCAAAAGAAACAACATCATTACAGAGATCAATCGACTTCTATAAAAGGTTCTTTACAAAATGACTTCCTCTGCTTTTCGAATAATAAAACGTGCAGAATGGGGTGCGATTACTCCAAAATTTCCTTATATAAACATCTTTCCTGAACGAATTGTTATTCATCATTATGGTATGGAAGTTGGTAGACCAAGGACGATCACTTCTAAATACTATAAAGGCCCAGACTCAATCCTTTATTTACAGAACAAACACATTAAGAAACTTGGTTTAAATGATATAAAATATCATTTTATCATTTGTCAGGATGGAACTGTTTATGAAGGTCGTCCTCTAGGAACTGCTGGTTGTCATTGTAAGAGTTATGATAACACAACGATTGCAATTATGTTCTATGGAAACTATAATGTAGAACAGGTTGATAAACGATCATTGAAATCATTTATCCTTTTGTTAAGATATATTAAAGAAAAGTACAAACACTTGAATATACCAAAATGTATAAAAAACCACAGAGATTATGAATTAACACTTTGTCCGGGCCACAACCTGAGCAATCTGATTAACATAATGAAGTTACGAAACTGGAATTTCGAGGAGTGAATTATGAGGGCTTTTTTCAAATCTATTTTTGGTATGTTTCTTGGTAATGATGGGATTGTAAGTAGCACAAAGCTGATGTCATTCATCGGTTATGGTCTGTTCATTTTTATTTCAATTTGGACTGCTATTTACAATCCAGAAAAATTCAATTATGAGCTTTTCGCAATCCTTTCTGCCGCCTCAAGTTCAAGTATGAGAGTTGTTGATAAGTGGTTGAATGTTCGTTCATACACCACTGCGGCATCTGCTGTCGTTGAAACCGGAGTTACCTGTGAATGAAACGAGTAATAATATTATTGGTATTATTGTCGTTATCCTGCTCATTTCCATTATTTGCGCGGGAATCATATACTATTACCGGGGCACAAGTGGCAAGCTTGAGTCAGAACTTGACAAGCTTGAAAGAAATAATAACGAACTTGCGTCAGAAACTAGACAGTTACAGGCAGATGTTGCAAGTCACAGCGCAGGAATTACAACAGTCAGAACTGAAATTAGTAAAAGCCGAGAACGAATCGAACACGTTTCTATTGAAATTGGGAAATCAACAGAAGATGTTGACGGAGCAATCAAAATCATTAACGAGTGCGAAACGATCATTAAAACAATTAAGACGCAGAGATAAAGCAAAAACAATTCTCTTCACAATCATTGTTGGCGCGGCCTTAATTGCTGGTAGATAATTTTAGTTGACATGTTGTTTGGCTTGTGTTAACCTTTAACAATCATGCCTCCAAAAAATTGATGTGCCTCTCTCACCACGAAGCCCCTGTTTTTAACTCAGGGGCTTCACCCCTGTAAGGTTAGGTTTATATTCAAAGTTTTTCATAAAGAAAACAAAGAATTTTAAATCTTCTATATCTTCTTTACTCAATGTAATATCATCCATATCCGCAAAACGGATTCTTGGATTCCTTGTAGATTCATAAATATCAATTATCTCTCTAGCCTCGTTTATGTTAAAAGCTGTTCCACTTGTAGTTCCGCGCATACCATTCATACAAACAGGGCCAGCACCAATTCTTATAAATGGTCGCTTATTTGGTCTTTGGTTTTCCAAGTTGTAAATCGTGATTGGTCTAAAAGTCGTTGTGCTCATGTTTATTTATCCTTTTTCTAATTAAAATATATTACGCTTTTAAAAACAAAGATTTCTTTTTCAGTTCATTGTAATGTTTTGTTATCCGATCTTTCGCTATTGAGAAATATTTATCATCTTTTTCAATACCGATGAAATTTCTTTTTGTATTTAAACAAGCTATTCCTGTAGTACCAGAACCCATTGTGAAATCTAGCACAATCTCGCCTTCGTTGGTGTAAGTTTTAATCAGGTATTCCATCAGGACTACGGGTTTTTGAGTTGGGTGTAGACCAGTTTCACTTTTGAAATATAATAAATGTCTTGGGTAATTTGTAAACTCTTGGTTATATTCATTTGACTTCATCTCTGCCCAATTCTCGCCGACCCTCCCTCTTTTATTTTTTTTGTTGCATAGAACTATTCCTTGTGGGTTAAATGTAATTTCTTTTTTTTCTGTAATTTCTTCTATTTTAATCTTCAAAACATTTTCTAAAATCAAACGCTTTTCCCCGTTCGGCAATACGTTCGACCAACTCGACGATGTTCTCAAATACCCAGATGCTTCAAAACCACACAAGGCATTGAGTTCTTTTGTTGTTAATCCAGAACCGCGAAACGCTTTTTTCATCTTCCCCTTGATTTCTCCTTCTTTTGACCCGCTTCGCATGTCATTTATAAACTCAGTTGGGTAAAATACGCAAATATTTTCAGTATTTTTTAGTGGTTGATAATTGCTTCTTTGGAATCCAGTAACGGTGCTTTTCTCCCATACCCACTCATATTTAAACATCTTTGCATTACTCATTATCAGCGCACTTGTAAACGGCTGTGAAGCTGTCATAACAATCGCCCCGTTCGGTTTAATAATGCGCTTCAACTGCTCCCACATTGGTTCCAGTGGAATAATAGAATCCCATTTACATGCAGTTGTGCTAACTAACCATAGGGTGGGTCTGTTAAAATTAAATCAATTGAATTATCTGGGATTTCTTTCATTCTTACAAGACAATCGCCTTTTAATAGTTTAATCATTTGTTAAAACCCACCCTATGGTGTGTACCTCCTTCTTTTTAATCCTTATCAGTTTATTAAACGCTGATTTCAACTCATCTTCGCTGGCCTCTGTAGGGTCTTTCCCTTCAGGCAATTTGCAGTAGTAAAGCTGTTTCGTGGGTGAGATTTCCAGAATCAGATTGGAAGCATTTATAACGGCTTTCTGTCCAGCTTTAGACTCTTTATCATCATCGAAACAGAAAATTATCTTCTTAAATGAAATGATATGTTGTAAATGTTTTTCACTGACCCTTGTTGATAATGTGCTTATTACATTTTTATATCCAAGTTGTCTGAGAATCATAAGATCAAATGGGCCTTCTACAAGAATACAATAATCATTATCTACAACATTTTCCAAGTTGTAAACATAGTCCTCAAACTGTGAATGAGATAAGAAATACATGTATCTGAACTTCTTATTACCATCATAAATAAATCGACTGTTAAATCCGATCAACTTTCCATTCTTGAAGTATGGAATGATAACCCTGTTTTTATAATCACCATCAGATGAATAATGGAGTTTATGATTTGTGATAGTTTCTTCTGTAAGCTTACGCTTTACACCGGTCAGATATTTAACAGCTTCCTCACATTCCATAGCCGGTTTAAAATTCTTCAGTTCGGTTCCCATTGTATCATCGAACTGAACGATGTCATCATAGCGGGAAATCCCTTTGAGGCTTTGTTTGTAGATGTTTTGTACCTTGAATCTAAATTCCTCATCAAGTGAGACGTATTGTGAAAGGTCAACATCTTCACCAGAAACAACTTTAATAAGGCGTTCAAGATTACCTTTGAAACCACATGAACGGCAAAGCCAAGCACCTGTTAATGTGTTGATATCAGCAGAAGGGCTTGAATCGCTGTGTTTTGGGTTGATACATCTGAACCTCAGTTCTTCACCGTTTTTATGTTCGACGTATTCAATTTGTAACTTCTCAAAAATAGCATGGACAACGCTCATTTAATGCCTCTTTGAAGTTCATTATAACGTGTTAAAATACGATTTTTTGCTATTGAGAAATAGTTATCATCTTTTTCAATACCAATAAAATTCCTACCAGTATTTAAACAAGCTATACCTGTAGTACCAGAACCCATGAATGGGTCAAGGATTATACCATTCAATGGTGTTGAATTATGTACAAACATTCTAACAGGCTTAACTGGCTTTTGTGTTACATGTAACTTTCCATCTTTTTGTTTTGGCATTACAACATGTAACCAATCTTTTGAAGTCATATCATTGATCGGATATGCCAATCCCTTTCTCATAAATAAAACTAATTCACAACACTTTAAATACCACCGATTTGGCATGTTTGTATCTTTTATCATTGTTATTATGTTATGTAACTTAAAACCAATGGCGGTAGCATCATTCAAAATTCTTTGTAATGAAACGGTATTTGTGAATATATAAATATGTGAATCGTTTTTTAATTTTTGATAACACAAAAAAAGCCAATCGTAAAAATTCGGGATATCACCATCAAAAACATTTTCGCCCATATTATCAGGCATCCAGTTTGGGCTACAACTTTTGCCACGTTTTGTCATAATATATGGTGGATCTGCTATCACGCAATCAACACTTTTATCTGGAATCTCTTTCATTCTTACAAGGCAATCACCTTTCATCAACTTAATCATAGAATCACCTGTCTCATGGCAAATTGTTGTGTCATTCTTGGTTCCCTCTTGTATGGTTTAGAAAATCGTCTATCAAACACTTTAAACACTGGTGTTTTCGAATGTAATCTTTTTGAAGTCTTGATACCTTCAATCGTTTTAATCCGCTTGGCCTCTTTATCTATCTTCTTTATATTTCGCCAATCTGGGGGCGATTCTGGCACTGGATCAATTCGGACAACACCAACCCAAGTCGAATTACCAACATAATTAGTCGCTTCTGTTGTTGCGCCTGTTGGGTACCACATGTTAATTTATTCCTTTAATTTATAAAAGAGAGGGAGTTTTTAAGGCTCCCTCTCTTAACAAGTCAGTTAATTATCTTCTTCAAACGTGCCGATTTCTTTGTTAAAGAAGTGCATTACACCATCAACAACGATTCCATCACCATCTTTGCAGATGACAAGCATATCAGTTGTATAAACTTCACCTTCCTTGTTGTAGGCAGATGAAAGGATGCATGAAAATGATTCATCGTCGTGTTTAAAGAAGTCCTGTACCTTATCAATCTTGCTACCAGAGAAGCAAATATTCAAAACAAAGTAATCCGGGTTCTCAATCGGGAAGTCCAGTTCTTTGAAAAGCTTTAAATATTTGCGATTCTTTTTATCAAGATCAATACAACCAAGGTATGTCTTAGGTTTATCAAAGTCACCAAGCGGCGAATTAAGAACTATATATTCATCTCCCCACTTTTTACGAAGCTCGTCGATTTGTAAAAATGGGCGATTGATATAGTTATTACTCTCACCTAACTGCTGGTTTGATGCACCAAGCGAGAGAACATGAAATTTGAATACCGGTTGTTTATCCATTGTATTACCATATTTCTCAAAGTTTTTTAGCAGATTCGGCAACCATCATTATCATTTCTTTGATTTTCTTGATTTCAGCAGGGGTTTTAAGTTCCTGATATTTCTCAATAGCGATCAAACTTTCAATGCCTGAACGTGCCTGTGTTAATGTTAATAACACACTTTGATAACAGCCGTCAATGACTTCTTTGGAGTCCTGTTCAACCGCGATTTCCTGTTCAAGTTTATCAACCATTGTATTGTCGATATCTTCAACGGTATCATTTTCTTTTGTCTCTTTAACAGCCCTGTCGATGATTTTTTCATCAGTTTTACTTAAACCATCATCAACCTCTGTAGCAAGTACTGATGCCGGTTTCTTCATAACAAGATATGTATTCGCGGCATCAATCAACATTGTTGCAAATGATTGTCTGGTGGAAATAGCATAAATCTCATTGAAAATGACTATCCATTCAGCGGCAGACAATTTGTGTTCGGCAAGTGCTGTGATGGTATTGGCAAGAATCTGATAAGTGTAGCCAGCGATTTTCTGGCCGTTTCTGTTAAAGTATTCAATGAATTCAGAACTGTTTTTCAACACATTCCAAGCCTTTAAATACTGATAAACCGCACTTCTTGAATAACCAAATACACGAACAACTGAGTTTGTATCATTCTCATCATCAATAGAAACACCGGGATGTGCGTCTGTGTATTTACCAATGGAAACAATCTTATCCCATTCGGTTAACTTGGTTCTTGGTTCATTAGTTCCTGTGCAAATCTTGTAGATATCGGCTTCTGTTAAGCCTTTATGTACGATAGCTTCAGCGGTTTCTCTGCCGAGTTTATCCTGAATTGCCATCTTTCTACCAAGACCAGCAAGAAGGTAAGCAACGCCATCATCGGCGATGTAAACATGAATAGGTTCGGCTTGGCCTTGCAACTTAATCTTTTCGGCCAGTTCAGTAACTTCTTCATCAGAACGAATAGTTGAACGAGTGGCGTATTTATCAACATTGAGGACAGCCAGTGGGAAATTAGGATCAATGAATTTTGAAGTATCGACAGGAGCCGATGTAACAACTTCTGGCTTAACTTCTTTTGGCTTTCTACCACGCTTCTTCTTTTCTTCAACCGGTGGTGTTACCGCCGCATCGAAAGCATCTTTAACAAATTCTCCCGGCGTTTTCCCATTTATGGTTACTTCGGTCTTCTTTGTGATACCTTCGTTTACATCAAGGTCAAGTTCGATTTCTTCATCAAGATTCAAAACCGGTTTGTTGAGTTCTGGCTTCGCGGTATCAACCGGTGGGTCAACGATGTTATCTTCCAGTGTCAAATCATCAATTGAACTGGTTTCATCGTCAAGTTTCAATTCATCTGTTTCCTGCGAATTAGAGGCCGCTGGCTGCACCGTGTCTTCCTCAAGGTCATCTAAGGTCAGGTCATCATCAGAATCGGTTTTTGAGGCCACAGAATCAAGCGTTGTTGCATCTGTGATTTCACTGACTCCATCGGTTTCAAGATCGAGGTCTAAATCATCGAGATCGGTCAGTGAGGTAATTACATCCGTTGTCATTGTTAACTCCTTGTGAACATTACTCTGCCGAGAGGCAGAGTCTTTGTAAAGATTGTGTTCCCAATCTTAAAATGTTAATAGCTGCGTTTAAATCTCTATCTAATACAAGTCCACAAGAGCAATTATGTACTCGTTCACTTAGAGATTTATCAACAATCTTACCACATTGACTACAAGTTTTTGTGGTATTTTTAGGATTTACAAGAATGACAGTTCTACCAGCTTCTACCGCTTTGTATTGTACCAAACTTGTAAATTTATTCCATGCTACATCTGTTATACATTTGTTTAAGTTTGGGTATCCATTGTGTATCAATTTATATATCTCCAACTTTTCAAGAATGATATTTTGATATTTATTTATCACCTTCCTACTCTCTTGATGAGAAAAATTGTCTCGCTTCCAGCTTAAACGTTCATAAATACGATTAACAACCTTTCTAGCTTTAAATCGTTCTTTAGAACCTTTAACAAGTTTGTCTGTTTTACTCTGAGCTTTCTTGATTTTGATTTCTTCTTCTTTGAAGAATCTCGGATTTTCAATAACTGTTCCGTCAGAAAAAGTAGCAAACTTGCTAATACCCAAATCAATACCAACAGATAAGTCGTTTGTTTGCAATATGGTATTATCAGTTTCACAACAGATAGATACAAACCATTTACCAGTTGGTGTACGTTTAATCGTTGCTGTTTTTGGAGTTCCTATTAATTCGCGATGATAAACTAGTTTTATATCACCAATTTTAGAAACGGCTAACTTTCCATTAGCTATTTTACAACCCTTACCAAATTGGGTGAAATATATAGAACTTAGTCGATAACATCCTTTAAATCTCGGATACCCCGGTGTTTCTCCGTTTTGGATGCGTCTAAAAAATGACTTAAAGGACAAATCTAATTTGATAACAATTTGTTGTAATGACTGTGAATACGCATTTTTTAAAAATGGGAATTCTTTTTTCAGCTCAGTTAGTTTTGCTGTTTGATCAAAGCAAGAGATTTGCTTCTTTTCCGTTTCATACAGAACTTTCCTTTCATTAAGAAAGGTATTCCAAACAAATCGACAAGCCCGAATGTTGTCATTCAGTTTTTTAACTTGTGACTTTGTTGGGTAAATTCTATATTTAAATGTTTTATTCATGTTTTTATGAAATTAATTTATTCATTGTATCACTATTTAGAAATAATCTGATTCTATCTGTAACTGGCTCTTCGCCAGATATCAGTTTATCAACAAAATTTTTATCAGTAACGAACGTGCTTTTATTATATCGTGTAACAACACAACAAAAGAATGTATCTTGAACAATTGATACCCGGAAAGTGATAATATTATCTTTAAATATTTCACTTAGCTTAACCTGAAAATGCTTTAAACGATGTTCATTATCATTGATTTCATCATGATTACCAATGATTGTCAGGTTATCAAAGTTTTCAAGGGTTGTTCGGCATCTTTGAAACTTTTCGATTGCTTCAATCGCTTCATCATTAGTCATGATCAAATCCTTTGTTTGTGTTCATCAACATTAACATATAAATAAACAATGTTCAAGCTAATCTTTGTCTATCGTTTCTGCAACTCTGGTATATCCTTGTGTAAAAATACAATCAATTTATTCTTCTGTTCATCAGTCAATACACTAGACGGACATTTAACTATTTTGAACAAAAGCCCTTTCCTGTATTTAGATTCACCTTCAAACATTCTAATACACCAATCTCTTAAAATAACATTAATCATTTCTCCAACTGGTGTATTTGTTTCAGAAGCAAATTTGTAAAGAGCTTCTGGAATCTTCAGCTTTTCCAAACATTCCTTATCGGTTATCTCAACATTCAAATAACCAACTTGGTCAAGTTCCCTGAGAATTAAAGCATGTTTAAAAAATTCTTCAGGGTCGATAAGCAAAGGAATTCCATCTAATTTATCTTTCTTCATATATTGATTATATCATCGTTTAATAAGGTTTGTCAATCAAATTCTTTTTGTCCAACGGTTAGACTAATTTAACATTAAACTAAATCCAACCGAAATTCCCCGGAAATGAGAAAACCCGCTAGAAAAGGAAGAAACTAGCGGGTTTTCAGAAATCATGGAGCTGTTATGGCATAATCAATTTATCATTCAGGCGTTTCTTTGTCAACTATTTTCTCCAAAATATTTTCGATGCGTTTTTTCATAAAATCAAATGCTTCCTGTCGTGTTGCAACACGATTGTTAATCTGCAACATCTTCATTTCATAAAGCAGATCACCAAGTTTCTTACCTTTGATTTTACCGTTACTGTGGTAAAGAATATCATCCCCACTGACAAACATTCGCAATGGTTTAAGCTCAATTCCAAGAGATTTAATTTTCGCCATGAAATTGTAGATTTCGCCATGACTTCTAACAGTGCTTCTGAAATATTCCTTAACAGACCCATAAACATCAGCAAGCATCAGCTTACAAAGGATATCGAAATTCAGGCCGACTTTCTCTAATTCTTCTGCCATTAAATAAAGCTTCTTATTCTTGGCATCATTACCAATCATGTGGCAGTGTTTCAAAACGATAATCTGTTTAATCATCTTCTTTGGTAATCCGAAACGACTACCATAAAGTTCAACCAGATCATCACCTTCTACATCGTGACCATGAGCAGTTGGATTCCCGGCGGTATCAAGTTTAAATGTTGGTATCTTGCCTATGTCATGGAAGAAAGCAGCGAAGAACAGGAGAACCTTTTCATCATCGGTATCTGCCAGTTCAATAGCATTCTTGATAACGAGTTTTGTGTGTTCCCAAACATTACCTTCGAAATGGTGTCTGGCGTTCTGTAAGCAATAAAACATTTCTGTAATAGGTTTAAAGAATTCAGAACCGTTATTTCGTAATGCTATTGAACAAAGGTATTCAAGAGCATTTGTGATGTTCTTTGCCTTTGTAATTCCCTTAACAAATTCAGCGTAGATGCCGCTTGGGTCTACATGTGATAATCCATTGATCATATCTACATCAACGGTTTCAAGAGTATCAGCCGTATATAGCCCAAAACGAGAAGCAAATTGGAACCCGCGCATAATACGAAGTGGGTCTTCCTTAAACTTCTCCATGTGAACAGGGGATAATTCCCTACTGTGTGTTATATGGCTAACAAAGCCATGATTCTCGTAATCATCTTTTAAAAGGTTGTAATAAACAGCATTGATTGTGAAATCCCTTCTCATCGCGGCATCAATAACCGACATAAATGGGTCTACAAGACATTCAAAGTCTGAATGTTTCGGGCCTGTCTTGTTGTCTACACGAGGGAAACCAACTTCAACCCATTCTTCATCGTCAAGAAGGTTATTCACAATACAGACACGGTAAACAGGGAATTTTGCATCGCTGTTAAACTTAAATGGGATTTTCTTTTTATCGAGGTATTTAACAAAGTCTTTCGGCCAGACTCTAAACAGTTCAAGATCGTAATCCTTTGGTGCTATGTTCATAATCATATCGCGAACAGAACCACCCACTAGATAGAGTATACCATCAAGTTCTTTGTTAATGTCTTGAGCAAATGTTTTTAATTTAGAAAGCATGGTTCAGTTCCTTTATTTTAGTTTATTTAACCATTCAATTAAACACTTCTTATTACAGAAATATTTATCACCTGTGAATAATGGAATGAGTTGTATACACGCTTCATTATCAGTGAGTGGGTTTGCTATGTTGGTATAGGATAGTTTAAAAGCATACCAATCAGGCAATCCTTTAAGTGGTGGTTTCAATTCTTGTAGACAACCAGCACATGTTAATGGTCTTGGTTTCGTGTCTTCTGGCTTGTTTTTAGCCATTAACTGATCGCGTAGTTCCCGTTCACTCATGTATTTTTCAACAGTTTTGTCAATGATATCATAAGATTCTGTCGCCAGCTTGATATCAACTGGCTTTTCTGCCGTCATATACCAGTCAGGAACTTTGTCTGCATTGTTCTTGGCATTAAATTCTTCAACGTATTTATAAGCTTTGTTGGCATCCAAGAAGATGATTGTGTCGTCTACCTTGCTACCCCACCCACGTTCAAATTCCAACAAATCTACAGAAAATGCTGTTTTGGTTTCCATTTGTTTATCCTTTTATGTAATAGAGTTATTCCAAAGCCAATAAAGAATGTAAAACACATTTAACAATCCATGAAAAACACACAAACCAAATGAATGGTGTGTAATCCATGATAAATAACCAGCGATGATAATCCATAATTGCATTTGTAAGTTGGATTGATTTATTTCTATTTTCATTTAGTTACCTCAACAATTGTAATTCCACCATCCCAACTAGAACAAACAAGATATTCTTTGTTATCCAAAGCGATGAGGAATAGTGATGTTTTGTTATCAAGATCATTGGATTCTATCAGACTCATTCTGTTTGTAGGTTTTACAACTTATGGTGGTTTCTCTGCTGTTACCGGTGGAGTCGATGTAATAACCACAGATAATAAAATGACAACAATTGTTAACAGAATTCCTTTTTCCAACATTCGTTTAATCCTTTTCTAACCTGAGTTTAAATGTTAAATTATTTTCATTAAGTTTGGAATTCAATATCTTCTCTACAAGCTTTCTTGAAGAACGATTACCATTGGTTTTCAGGTATTCCAACATTTCTTCAAGTTCTGGGATTTCCATAGCTTCAAGTGATCGCCTTGAAAAGTCCATGTTTGTGCCAGACTGTCTCTTTGTATAACCAACTGTTTGATTTCTACCTACGCTGGACATTTATTTCAACTCCAAATTTTCTTTGTAAATAATCGTAATAACTTATATGTTCGATTGCATCATCTGGTAATCTTGGGTAGGGGTCATAACATTCACACCCACAAGGTTCCAGATTTGTATTAACAGGAAAACACATATTGTTAGCACAGATAACCTTGATCTTTCCTGCATAACGTGACATATGTTATCCTTTACCAATGAATTTTATACCACTTAGATGCTGTTGATGAAATATCTTCAATAACGAAACCACGATTGATAAGTTCCCTGTGGATGCCGGGAGAACTACAATTTGTTTTGATATTTACCAATCCAGCCATTGCCGCTGTGCGAATTTCGTTTAATATCACGTTCAGCTCTTGTTGATCAACTCTTGAAGCTACAATAGCTCTCATTGATATTGCATTAATTTCTGACATTAATCATGTTCTCCCCATGAAATTTTGTAGCCGGTTCCGTCATGTTGATTGGATGCATTTACAACAACATATTTCATCAACCGTAATCTCTCAATTGTTCTGGCTTCCAAAACATCATACCACCACAAATGATCCTTATCTGTTTTGGAAATTGTTTCTCTAACTTGTTTCAAGATAGCAATTAATTGTTTATCGGTTTTATCATTTTGTTCGATTAATTGTATCTCTCTGGCTTTCGTGGCGGTTAAGTTCATCAATTCTTCATCTGTCATGATTTTATTCCTCAACTTTTACATTGCTAACCAAAAGATTAACAGTGTTTCGAAAGGCTTTCTGTAGAACTTCACTGTCAATTGTGATAGGTCTTATTTTACCAGTTCTGCCAAGACCAGCCATTACACAATCACATATGAATGCAAATACATGAACCATATTTATATCTGCATCCGGTGGTAAATGATGTAGTTCCTTCTTGTGTTCATTCCACCATGTTTCATCAACAAACCCACCTTGGAAAGCCTTGTGAAATTCCTTCATTGTGCGAAGCTTGTGGTCATCATGACTCCAACCTTCAATCCTCATCAGCCTTTGAAAAAATACCATTGCTTTTTCAACATCATCTTTGTGTTGGTATGTTGAACGTTCAAGAACATCAATTGGAATGTTCTTACAATCACAAGTTCTACTATCTGCTGTTATACTTTTTTTAATTATAATCATTGATTATTTCCTTTAATCTAATTTTTGTATAGAAATATCGGTTGGTTCATATTGAACCTTGTGACCATATACATCGTAAAAAGAATTTTGATGACACAACTTTTTAAGATAAACATCTGTGATATTCTTTAATCGCATTTTCAACGATCTACTAACAGTCTGCCTGATGGTGTGTTCTGATACATAGAATTCCCATAGGATCAAATACATTGGGTGTTTGTGGAAACGTCTTTTTAACAATTTATTCATGGTTATTTAACCTTTTAATTATGTTGTCAGCCTCTTCTTTGCCTATATCGCGAACATCAATGATTTCTAATTTAGGTTCTTGGTCGCGATTTAACCTGTTAATTAATTTCTCACCCATTTTCCGGGTATTTTCTATAGACTGTGTTGTTTCTGGTGAAAATGGTGAATCTTTAGCTTCAATTCGTTTCTTTTGATTGTCAAACAGAGTGCCATATTTACCAATTCTCTGGTTTGCTTCATCAATAGATATGAATGTTCTTGTTGGCTTGTAAGTCACTCGACCAATGATATAACCGATGATGAATGAGATAACACCAGAAATGATTATGTTAATAATGATGTTTGTAATCATTTGTTGTTATTCCTCTACCCAGAAGCGTATTTTCTTGGGAACTAATGGTTTTACCCATTTATCGCAATCATTTACGATTTTACCAGACCCATTGAGTCCACAACGACCACGCCAGAATTCTTTACCATTATGTGACCACAACCACCCACCAAATATTCTTTTATTGCCATGTTCATAAGTCATATAATCCTGCCACGAAAGAATTGCTGTATTTGGTATCTGGTATCTACCATCTGAATCAATATCGAATTCTACAAATTTACCTGTTTGGTGATCTTCCAAAGATTCAAAAAGCTCAATTGTTCCTTTAAAAGACATATATGGTAAATCACAATTTTCAAAATCGACCAAATTAGCATAATTAGATATTAACATCCGGTCATTCTTTATTGATCTATGAATACAAAATAATGACCCATAATTAATATCATTGGATGGTGTTAAACATAAACCACCTTTTTTAACAAACAAATCTATTAATTGTTTTTGTTTTTCAAGTGTACCAGCAATTGTTTTGAACGGTTGAATTTCGGTTATTTTCATTTTGATAAACTCCTATGGATTTAAACGTCTATTATAGAATAGCACATCATTTAAACTTTGTCAAGAAAATTTATTTAAGGTGTTCTGCCCGGATGTGGAAAAGAAGCAACACAAACATCCACCATTCTAGGAGCCTGACAGTTAGCAAATCGTTCCCAAATGTCAGGTCTATCCGGTTGGCTCGGCGTTCCAAAATACATAACACAACTATCATTGACATCAACACCACCAATAAATGTTTCAAATCTTACCCAATTGTCTACATAAGAATTTCCCCAACTTGGGAATATCCTTGTTCTATTAATTGGAAAGATATGTTTAAATGGCGGTAATTGTATCATAATCGCTTTTTCAAATAATTAACCAATTTTATCGTTTTCTCACATATGAATGATGATACAGACAACCACGACAAGATTAACAAAACAATCGGCCATAAAAAGATAGACAATTTTATAAAATTGTCTCGATCTATGTCATCACTATGATCATAAATTAAAGTAACTACCGCAACAACAAAGCCAATTGTTAAATAACCAATAGTAATTAATATATAATTAAGCATTTATTTATCCTTTTTAATAAACCAGTAAAAAATCTAGTAATCCACAATTAAAACAGTATTCTGTGTAATATTGGTAATTTCCTGTAATTACTGGTATTTAACTAAAAACTTGACTTCGTCAATTTTTAGCAGAGGAAATCATCCTCCGTAGGTTCCTTCTTTTTTAGAATTTCTTCCAAATGAACCTGTATTCTCAACACCATTTCTGGTTAATGACAAGCAATACATAAATTTCTATATGTATAACACTGTAACTACGCATTATATAAATGCCATGCCAATTATACATAAGAATCTTATATAAGCTTTTAACTGATTTGTTTTATGACCACTTTTAACTATCGGGTACGACAAATCAGTTTCCTACCATATCTAACTGTGTTTACATTTGATGGGTGCGGCAATTATTCATCACCACACCACGACCAAATCATAACAGATATGGCAGGTGCCTTTAAGAATCTTCTCGACTTACAATCTAGTGACTTCAGAGTCCGATGAAATCAAGTTAAGCTGTTAAGCTGCCCGTCAATTAAATCTCGCTTACCAACCAAGGATATAATTTCAACCCTTATACTCACATCCCTGCAAGCTGTTGGCTGTTAATATAGCTGTTTGTCTTATACCGATTGGTGTCCAACAAGAGCATTTATTAACCTGTTACTGTTTAGAAAGCAGTTTCGAGGCCCGTCAGTACCGTGTTGAATCCGTTTGATTAAGACGGGAACACAAGTAGGACAGAGAAGGTCAGTTTTCCCTTCGGTTTTATCATGCATCACGATAAATTTACACTTATCGCTAGAGATGCTCACCTCGATCTTACGACCGCAAAATGATAATATCATAGGCTAAAGCTTTTCGTCAAGAAAAATTTTAGATAAGTTTTTTAGTTGCGTTTAAACTTGTTATATGCTATGCTTAACGAAATCTTTTGAAAACCGAGAAATCAGTGTGCAATTAGGTTATAACGAGAAAAATCATCAAATAACTATTAGCGAAGAAACGAACGAACAGTTTTTAACCGTTCAGGATAAATGTTCTTATGCTCTTTGTGCTCGTTTTCGTAACAGCAAATATGAAGTACCGTTTATTGCCTTGCCTGTGTTGATTAACCGGCTTAAAGAAATTAAATATCCAATCAAGTTCACCGATGGTTTAAAAGAGAAATATGACGATTATACAAACCATCGCAAACGATTGGTTGAATTAAAGGAACGTAAATACTCTGCGGCTGATGAAGATGTAAAGCAGATTCTTAACTTTATTCTTGAATGCGAATTACACATTAAAGAACGTTTCTTCAGACTTTACAGAAAAGACTTTCAATATTATGGGAACCAAGTCGAAACAATCGTTTACAGCATAATTGGTGAACGTATTATTATCGGCAATGACATTGGAACAGGTAAAACGCTTGTTGCTTTAACAGTCGATAAATACCTCAAAAAATATGGTGGTGTGAAAAAGACACTTATCATGTTACCAGCATCACTTGTAGAAAACTTTTACTCTGACTATGGTAAATTCTTTGGTGATGGCGAAATGTTTAAAATTACAACAGAACCACCAAAGAAACGCGAAGCTATGTATCAAATGTTTAAAGGTGTTTCTCAATACAAGACACTTATTACAAACTATGAAAAATGTAATTTTGATGTTCATCATCTGAAGAATTTAAGCTTTGATATGATCGTTGTAGATGAATTTCACAAGATGAAGAACTTTATTTCAGCTCAACGAAGTATCAACTTTTTCCAGTTGGTTCAGGATTGTTGGAAACCTCGTTACCGTTATCCAATGTCAGGAACACCAATTGAGAATAAATTGTTTGATATTTACCCAGTGTTTAAGCTGCTTGATGATGGGAAGATTCTTGGTGGTCACAAGTTTTTTGAAACAAACTTTGTAGAATATGAAGAACGCCAGACACCATTTCGAATGAAAGGGTCTAAGCAGGTTTTCTTCAAGACAGAAATCGTTGCTGTTGGCTTTAAAAACCACCAATACGTTAAGAACCTGATTGCGCCTTACATCATCAAGAAGAAACTTGATTTGCCGGTTAAGTTATACAGGCATGATGTATTTGTGGAACCGTCTGCCAGATTTCATCAGAGTTACATCGAGTATAAAAAGCAATTTGTTGGTAGTGCAAGATATGTAAACGCCAGACAATTTCTTTGCGATACAAGTCGTGGTGGGTGGGATGAGAATCCGAAGTTTGAATTACTGGAAGATATTATTGGTCAGACCAGTGATAAAGTTATTATCTTTACATTCTTTAAGTGCGGTGTAGCTGCTATAGCAAGGAAGTTAAAGCAGCTTGGATTCAAATACATTACATGTATGGGAGGTGATGGTAAAGATGCTTTGAAAGTCGTTCAGGAGTTTAATAATACACCAGACATTAAAGCTCTTGTAACAACTGATAAAATCAACTATGGTCAGAACATACAATCTGCAAGAATTGTAATAGAATGGGATATACCTATTAAACCAGCAATTACAATGCAACGAGCTGGTAGAGCTTATAGAAGCGGCCAAGATCATGATGTTCATCTTTATCGGTTTATTACAGTAGGAACGGTTGAAGAAATCATTCATAAACAATGGGAAACAAAGAAAGACCTTATTGATAAGGTAATTGAAAGTTTGGGTGATGATTCCAGCGATGACAATCTTGGTGATATCGTTGCTGAAATGGAAGCTAATATTTTGAAACAATTTGAAAAGGAAGTGTGAACATGTCTAATCCAAAATGTCCTAAATGTGGAAGTGAAAATATTGCAAGTGAAAGACGACTCAATGGTGATTCAATATGTCAAGATTGTAAACACAAAGATAAGACGACGGTGTTTTACGTCAAAGAGCCTGTCAAACGTGGTGTTGTCAACACGGTTTCAATGACACTGAAAGATGTTAATGGAAATATATTACAAACTGGTAATATACAGATAAAAGACATTGTAACACTTTCGGAATTACATGGAAAATCGGCGGTTCTGATTATGTATGAAGAACTCATGAGACGTGACGCAATCGAGCGCGGTGGTTGAAGTGAATGGGAATGAAAAAAGTTGTATTAATTCTGTTCATCATCTTAATCTTTGTAGGTTGTGATCGAGGCCAACACTTAGATGTTGGGCCTATTCTTGTTGATAAAGACTTATTACCAGATAATGTTGAGGTAAAGAATAAATGACCAATAACCCAGAACTAATTCCACTTTATGATGGAAAATACCAAGTTAAAAATAACAACGGAATTCTTGAAGTTTACAGGCATGGTGAACGCTGGCCTGAAAAAGAGAAACAATTGATTGGTGATGGGTTTGTATTAGCACTTGTTCAGGCTCTTGAAACGATGAAAGAAGCTGGTAAAGATTCAGCCAAATTCACAGAAGATAAATTGAAACAATATAATGCAACGCCCGATGAATGGGAGCATTATTATTGGTTAAACGAATGGTGTCTTAATGATAATAAACCAATAGAAGGTGGTAAAATATAATGATTGATGTATTTGAACAGATTAAGCCCTTATTGAGTTTCGACACACCAGATGACTTCTACTATGTTCAAGTGTTTCAAAGGCGTAAGGACATGCCAAATGGAGCAAAGAAGAACACAATTATCATCAAGGATTATTATATTCATTCTCTTGATTATTTTGAGAAAAAATATCCAGAGATTAAAGCTTTATGCAACTTCTTTGGTGCAAGAGCTGGTTTAAGGTTGAATAAACGATCATTTAAGAAGGTATCGTTCAGAACTATGTTGAATATTACTTCTCAGATGATGCAAGAAGATTTTCATTCAACAAAACAAGCGTTTTCTAAAGCCTGTGGACAATGCCACAATGACAATGATAAAAAGTGGATTGTCGATATTGATGAGAAAGACCCGATTGTTATTGAGTCTGTAAAAGATCACATTAACAACAACTGTAGACCAGAAGATACAAACAAGGTTATCATTGAGTTACTAACGAAGAATGGTGTTCATCTGATTACAAAACCATTCGACAAATCTCAGTTTACAAAAGTGTTTAAGATGGATATTCAATGTGATAATCCTATCAACCTTTACATTCCTGACATGACAACCAAGATTGATTTGTATGACGAGGAAGAAAATGACAAAGGAAATTAAGCAATCAATTTGTGATGGTCTATCAGAAATAGTCATTACACCGCTTGGGTCAGATAGAAAAACACCACACAAACACATCTCGGTATGGCTTTGTCAGGGTTTGAAAGATGCTGATGGTATGCATGAAACAATGTATCATGTGTCTACCGTTGGTGGTGAACTTGATGAACTGATTGCAAAACTGATTGAAATCCGTGATAAGAAAGATGCCATTTTAAAGGTGTTTAACAAATGATTAAGTTGATGAAAGGTGATTGCCTTGTAAGAATGAAGGAAATCCCAGATCATTCAGTCGATGCGATTATTGCTGACATACCATATGGAACGACATCTTGTAAGTGGGATTCTATTATTCCATTTGAACCGATGTGGGAACAGTTGAAGCGCATTATTAAGCCTAATGGGGCGATTGTGCTTTTTGGTTCGCAGCCTTTTACTTCAGCACTTGTGATGAGCAACCCAAAGATGTTTAAGTATGAGTGGGTGTGGGAGAAGTCAAAAGGATGTAATTTCACTCACGCTAAAAATATGCCTATAAAGTTCACAGAAAGTCTGATTGTATTTAGCGAAGCACCAATAGGACACAATATACAGTTAGGTGAAAAAAGAATGAGATACAATCCGCAAGGAATTATTAAAGTAGATAAAAAATGGTCAAGACCACGAAATTATGAGAACGGACACGGACTCAAAAGGGACTCGCATAAACTAGAAAGGATTATCGAATTTGAAAACTATCCAACGAATATATTAAGAATTGGTAATTCTGACAATAGAGAACGAGGACTCCACCCAACCCAAAAGCCGGTTGCCCTGATGGAATACCTGATTAAAACTTACACCAACGAAGGTGAAATCGTTTTGGATTTTACTATGGGTTCTGGTACTACAGGAATAGCTTGTTTAAATAGTGGTAGGAATTTTATTGGTATTGAAAAAGATGATAACTATTTTTCAATAGCAAAAAATCGCATTTTAACACGTTATAATGAACTAAAAGTGAGGTAAATAAAATGTATGATATAATGGACATCGTTTTGGCAATGGGAATCGGTTTCATTGCTGGTGTTATATATCAGTTTATTCAAATGGTTCCAGATATTCCAGCAAATAAATCATTTGTTTCAACAAAGAATGAGATAGACCCGCCGAATAAGCCGGTCTTTCCACCAAACACAATTGGAAGGTAACTTATGGAAAAACTTACAAGAGAACAAGCGGTGATAATCGGTATTCGTTTTGGCATTCTCTGTGGCCCGATTGAAGATATTTACAAAGCATATGAAGAATATCTTGGTAGACCGATTGAGGATGGTGGAATAATTGATTGGTTGGATTATGAGAAGATTAAAACACTTAACGAACCCAAATTTCTAGCCATTTGTGCTGATAAATAATGATTATTTAATTTCTTGCTTAATAAACAAACATGTGTTATGATTTTCTTCATTAAAGGGAGCCTGATAAAATGGTTGATATAATCGTTGGCGACTATTCGCCGAAAAAAGATGAAATTGTTCATGACTATTTCTTCCCAGATATTGTCTATAAAAAGAAAATAGATGATGGTAAATCAATCGTTCTTTACGCTGATCATCTTGGGTTAAACAAGGAACAGGTTGATTTCATTATTAAAAATGCGAACAAGAATGTTAAAATCATTGTTCAATCAACATCACTGACAAAGGGATTACGGCAGGGCAAGAACCTCAAAATCCATTATGAAGAAGGTAATGCGAAGGATTTATCCCCGTTTGCATTAGCAGCAGCCTGTTTAAATATCAGAGATCGTGATTACCTTTTCGATTTCCTGATGAACAACAGACCTCAGATGTTTATGCTAATTAAAGCATTGATTGGTGGTATGACAAAGATTACAAAGCCCAACAGACAGTGGGTAGCTTGGTTAGACATGCATCAGTGGAAAGTAAACCCGGAGATTCTTTATGCCGTCATCGCCCATAAAATCAAACCACAACCAGAAATCAAGTTCTTACCTTGGTTGTATCCCAAAAAAGCAGCCGCAGTGGATTAAGGTTGCACCCGGAGTAGAAATGTATAATCGTGGTGGTAGAAGCTTTCTTGAACCAATGGTCAAGCCTCTTAATGATTTGAAACTCGTTAAGATATATGCCGATGGTGCTTGTAAGAACAACCCCGGAGTCGGTGGTTGGGGTGTAATCCTTTTACATGGTGAAACCAAGAAAGAGCTTTATGGTGGTGAACAGCGAACTACAAATAATCGTATGGAACTTACAGCGGTTATTAAGGGTCTTGAAGCATTGAAGGAACCTTGTGATATCACTATTTACAGTGATAGCCAATATGTAATTCATGCTTTTAACCATGATTGGATTAGTAACTGGAAACGAAATGGTTGGAAGCTGAATACAGTTAAACCATTGAAGAATGATGATTTATGGAAACAGTTGTATGCGCTTACCTTAAAACACGAAATATCGTGGGTCTGGGTTAAAGGCCATGCTGGTAATGCATACAATGAACGAGCTGATTACTTAGCTAATAAAGGTATTCGAAGTTAAAAGGAGCATAAATACAAATGTTATTCGAAACAGAAAGACCATCAACGCTTAAACAGATTGTAGGCCGCGATAAGGAAATCAAACAGATTCAGGACATGATAGCAAGGCCAGATGGAATACCACATATTCTATTGTCTGGTAAAGCTGGTACTGGCAAAACAACAGCGGCTATCGCGATTGCCAATGAAATACTCGGAGATAACAAGAAATCCAATTTCTTCGAATTTAATGCCTCATCAACAAGAGGTATTGATTTCATCAGAAATGAAATTGGTGGTGAAATAGCTAAACGCCGTCCGTTGGGTGGTGCTCCTTACAAGATTATCCTTCTTGATGAAGCCGATAACATTACAGCCGATGCTCAGATGTGTTTACGTCGTATCATGGAGCTTAACGGCAGAACCACCAAGTTTATTTTGACTGCCAATTATCCTTTCAAACTGGTGACTCCATTGCTTTCTCGCTGCGTTCAAATTCAGTTTGACGCTATTGATACTAAGACAATCGCAAATCATCTTAAACGCATTGCAATCAAGCATAAAATGGTTTTCACAGATCAACAGTTGATACAGTTTGCTAAGATGGCAAATGGTGACATGCGCCTTGCTATCAACAATCTTGAAGGAAATGTGAGCAGTTCATCATCCGAGTTTATTGACAAGCTGACAATCGCGTCTATCAATTCAATGGAGCGTGATGAAAAGATAAATATTGCATTTTCTGCTGACCCTGATTACATATTCGGGAAACTGTGGGAAATTGTACAGAAGGAAAAAGCTTGGGATAAGCTGGTTCCATTGGCCGATTGTAACCACAAGATGAATAATGCTGTGCATAAAACATTATTCCTTGCAAATCTTCTTGAATCACATTTTTAAGAGGTAAATAAATGAAAGTTAAAATCAATCGAAAAGAATACGAGATAACGACTGATGATAGATTCTTAGATAATGGAGCATGTCTTCAGCTTTTAACACAGTCGAAAGAAAAGACTATTCGGTTTTGGCAAGCTACCCCAAGATTACCAAAATGTCTTGCGAATAAGATCATGAAACTTAAACTCATTGATGTAAAACACAATTATGGTTCTGGTTGTCGTGTGTTTTACATTTCACAGGAATCACTTGATCTGAACAAGGAGTTGTAATGGACAATCTTAGAACAATATTAGCAAAGTTTCTGGCTAATTTATATCTTTATATAATTGACGCCGATTATTACGCAGCTTATATATCGTTTGTTTGGGCATGTTTTCATATTATTACCCAGAATCCTATGTTTTTCTCAGATATATTTCTGTTTCTAATGACACTCGGTTTGTATATCCTGAGAAGAATTAACTCAATTATTAACAAGATTGAATCTATTGAAACAGCGTTAAACGGCGCGAAGATCAAACGAGTCGAGATTGAGGTAATGAAGGGCGTTATATAATGGCTAAGAAACCAAAGACCCCGCTTGATGCTATTCGTATGAAGTGTCAAGAGTGTTCTAATGGTCAAAAGGATGAGATTATAAATTGTCCAATAAAGACTTGTCCTTTATACCGCTTTAGGATAGAATTGACACAGATTGATTCAGTTGAGATAGCTGAAGAACCTGAAAAGCCTGAACCAACAGTGCAGAAAGTAAAACCACGCATTACTGTTATTGATGAAGACTTACCTATTGATGAGGATTAAATATGAAACCAATTTATCGTGACCGGAGCTTTTGTACACAGGATGATTGTATACACAGAGAAACTTGTGTTAAATATTTCCATGAAAAGCATCAGAAACGAGCGATAGAATTGGATATGGATACGTCTTTATACAAAGAAACACGTTGCTATAAACCGGAGAAAAAACAATGAAATTTGGCAAAGAATACTTTGATTTTTGTAAAAACACGAATAACTTCAACATGAATTGTATTGGTGAATGGCAAACACAATACTTCCATATGCTTAAAGATATCTTTGAAGAACACATTACAAAGAAGCATAAGATGTTTGACATGGGTTCTGCAACCGGAGTTTTAGTTGAAACATTTAGGCGACATGGTTATGATAATGTGTTTGGTGGCGATGTATCTGACTGGTACATTCAAAACACACCATTCCCAGAAATCAGAGATCGTTTGTGTAATGTGGAAGATGGGAAGATACCTTTTTCAAACGATACATTCTATTTCATACACATGGGGCAGGTTATTGAACATATCCCCGAAGAACTTATTCCCGGTGTTTTAAATGAGCTGTATCGTGTACTAATGCCCGGAGGTATTATTTACATAGCAACCGTTGGGCCTCTGTTACCTGGTACTATAGACGTAGACCCGACACATGTTTCGTTGTTTACAAGAGAAAAGTGGGAAGCCTTTTTCCTTACAGCAAAGTTCAGAAATGCTTTTGGTTTCTACAAAGATAGATTCCAAAGTAATAAGATGGCTAAGGAATATGATTGGGTAAACTTCGTTATTACAAAATGAGGTAAATTAATGATAATGGATGCATTGTTAGTAATCGTTTGTCTGGCTCTTGTACCATTCGCATTGATAGGTTTAATAATGTTGATCGGGGTGGCAATCGCTGTTATATCAACAATTATATCATTGATTGTTGCCATATCCTGTATGGTTGGATCATTTATATTGAGTTTGTTTGAGGATTAACAAAATGATAATAACAGCGGATCATAATTATGCGTTTGTGGTGCATCCATTTATTGATGGTAAAGAATTGAACACATGTTTTCATATTAATACCGATGATGGTGTTGCTATGGTTTATGATGGTTTTGACCCATTATTCAAGGATAGGAAAACTAAAATGGTTTATGGTGTCGCTACATTCAAGTTATCGCGGGGTGAGAACATTCCAGAACCGTTTTTCACAGAACTGACTACAGATAAAGGTTTCGCAGGTTTCATAGATTAAAAAGGAGTTTATATCAGTTATGGCCGAAAAGTTCAAGATAATGAGAGCATGGGATAGAGGCTTAAATAAAATAGCCTACGTCTACAGGAATCCAGAGACAGGTAAAAAGGGAATCGGTGAAACAAAGTTTGCTTGGTTTTTCTACGTCTTAGCCGAAGATTATGAACGGTTAAGAAGCAAGTTTAACCAGTTCACAAGCAACAACGTCATCAACTCGGTTGAACCTGATGGTAAATACGTTAAGATTTATGCTGATTACCCACACAAAACAGAGTCCTTAAACAAGGAAATGGAAAGAGATTGGGGTTACAAGACATTCGCATTCAATGACATGCTTGAAAAGCTGAAGATGCTTGAATGTGAAACATTTGAAGCTGATATACCACCACACAAACGATTTGCCTTGCAGGATAACGTAGAGTTTGAACAGGATTACAAATGTTTATTCTTCGATATTGAAACTGATGATCGCATTAAGAACGGTCAGCCAATCCCCGGAGAATTCCGCATTTTATCGGTTGCTTTCAAGGATTTGGTTGATGGTAAAGAAGCATTTTTGAAAATTGCTGAAGATACAGATGAAGAAGAGAAAGAATTACTTATTAAGATTGGTAAAATCTTTAACTCATATGATGTAATCATCTCATGGAACGGGATATCCTTTGACTTACCATACGTGAAATCGAGGATGATGAGATATGGAATACAACTCGATTGGCGTAAAATATTTCATCAGGATCAGATGAAGGTATTTCAGAAGTCTGTATCATTGCGTTCATACTCTCTTGAAAATGTTTCACAAGAATACCTCGGCGAAGGTAAGGTTCAACATGAAGGTATTGGTGTTTATGAGATGTGGCTTAACCACCCAGAACTTCTTGAGAAATACAATAGAGTTGACGTAAGACGGCAATATGAACTTGAAATGAAAACAAAGTATCTAGCTGTTGCAAGAAACGTAAATGCTATCGGTATGTGTCCTTGTGATGACTTGTTTATCACTCGAAAAGTTGACAATCTCATCGTTAAACAGGCACAGGAAGATAAACATTATCACTTTAAAACGATCATCAGGGAATACGATGAAAATGGTCAGTTGATACAAGACGATGACGAAGATGATGATAAATTTGAAGGGGCTTATGTATTCCCACCAAAGCCCGGAAGATACAAGAATGTTAAAGTATTTGACTATTCATCACTTTACCCAAACGTCATCAAAACACTGAATATTTCACCTGATACTCTTGTTACAGATGATAGCGTTCCTGATGAAATGTGTATCAAAACCCCAAGTGGTCATAGATTCAGGAAAGATTTTATTGGCATCCTTCCAAAAGTTATTACCAGAATGAAAGAGAAGAGAGATTTCTACAAAGACCTAATGAGTAAAGAATCTCCCGGTTCTCTGATGCATAAAACATATGATAACCTTCAATATGTTTACAAATCATTTGGTCTTTCATTTTACGGAGCACTAGGCGAGTCACATACAAGATTTTATGATACAAGGGTTGCTGAATCTGTAACTCTTGGTGGTCAGTATTTTAATAAAGCTGGTGCTAAGTTCCTAGAGGATGAAGGATACATTATAATTTACGGTGATAGTGTAACTAAAGACAGATGTACGATTATTAAAACAAATGATGATGTTTCCGTTGTATCCTTTGAAGAATTGTTCAATAAAACAACCAAGCGATATATCAAGGATGGAAAAGAATATGGAAGTTTTGATGAAAATGTAACAGCACTCTCATACAACTTTCAAACACATGATTCCGAATGGAAGTCGGTTGATTGTGTCATAAGACATAAAGTTAAAAAAGAAGTCTACCACTATAGATACCGACATGGCGTTACTGAAGTATCAAAAGATCATTCATTGATAAATTCAGAGGGGCAATGTTTTAAGCCAACAGACGGCTTTAATGCATTCAGTTTAACTCAATTACCAGACATACAACCAATCACGACAATCGACCTATTAGATTATATGGAACCATATTCTTACACAAGAAAGCGTGGTGGGGATGTCTATTTAACCGCAGATAGTGAAAAGATTTTCTTATCACACAATCAAGTCAAAAAGACAACAATGTTGCGGCATCTCAATGTTAATGACCCGATGTTCAATGGCTTTTTAAGTTTGTTGGCGCACTATATATGTAATGGTTCATCATCGACCCCGGAAACAACACAAAGTCGTAAAGGTACATCAATTGCGTCAAGAGATTTCTGGTTGTTAAATCAATTAAAACAAACAACAGACTGGCTATTCAAAAATGCAGAAAATGGATTATTGTGTCAATCTGATGGTAATAATAAACTACAGATGATGACTTGTTTACAGGCTATTGTATTTAGACAACTTTGTGGACAAAAATATGACCAAAAAAGAATACCAAACTTTGTTTATAGATTGTCGTTGGAGCAAAAGAAACATTTCATCCAACAGCTAATGATTGGTGATGGTTCAATTACAGAAATAAAAAGCGGCACGAACTATGATTTCGAATCAGCTTCAATTAAGTTGATTTCTGGATTGTCTACTCTCATGAAACAGGTTGGTATGGTGGTTGTTTGTCAGAGTAACTTTAATAAAAAGACCTATACCGTTAAGAATCTGATCAATGAAGGATATGGTAAGCACTTGATAGAAAATATTTGCAAACCAATTGATTATGATGATTATCTTTATGATTTGTCGGTAGCCGATAATCACAACTTTGTTGATGCAATGGGTTCAATTCTATTACACAATACAGATTCATTGTTTGTAGACAAGATCAAATCGGTAGATGATGTCATAGACCTCTTGGGTAAGATTCAGAAGTTGTGCGATAAAATTGCCAAAGAAGAATTTAATGCAGATGTTTGTACACTGGAAATGTCCTATGATAAAGGATTCAGAACATTCTTAATCGTTAATGCCAAAAAGCGTTACGCTGGTTATCTCGACTACCTTGATGGTCATGAAGTTAATCCTTGTAAACTGAAGATCACTGGTTTTGAATATGTCAGAACAGATCAATGTGGTTTCGTTAAGAAATACCAGAAAGAAATTCTTGAATGGATTCTGTCAGATGAACCACCATCACCAATTGATATCCGGGCATGGATTCTTGATAAACAAACCAAAGTATTTTCCAGCAAGCTTCCATTGGATGAACTGATGTTTGCTCAGAAGGTTACAAAGCCTATTGATCAATATGATAAACCGATGATGCACACAAAAGTAGCTGCTCAGATGCTTAAAGATGGTAAAGACTTCTGGGTTGGTGACAAGGTTCAATACTTCATTGAAAGCTTTGACACAAGACAGAAGCCGCTACCAAGGCCACTCTATGCATTCACTGGTAAATACAATGAATCTTACTATTGGAATAACAAGATATTCCCGGCGTTTGAAAGGCTGTTGGTCGTTGCCTATCCGACATTGAAATGGAATGAATATTATGTCAAGGGCAATTCATCGGGTTCTGCTAAAGCCGGTCGAAGCTTTTTATGGAATTGACGAATAAGCATTGATTAAAGTGGTTCTGGTGTGTTATCATGATGCACCAGACCACAAAATCCCCTTTAAACAAGCAATAAAAGGACATTTCCCTATATGAATCTTCCTGAAGAAATGAAACTCCTTGTTAATAAAGTTTACCATGGTGATTCTGCCGAAAAGTTAAGGCTATTGCCAGATGAGTCTATTGATTTTGGTATAATGTCACCACCCTATGATTATGCTCGATCGTATGAAGGTTATGCGTTTGATTTTTGTACAATTGCACAGGAATTAGCCAGAGCATTAAAACCCGGCGGGGTAATTGTTTGGGTAGTTCAAGATACAGTTATTGATGGTTCTGAATCTGGAACATCGTTTAAACAGGCGTTGTATTTCAAACAGAAATGCGGTTTAAATATCCACGATACAATGATCTGGCAGAAAACATTCCTTAAATACCCTGAGAAAATCAGATACCACAATTCATTTGAATATATGTTTGTTTTCAGCAAGGGTAAACCAAAAACAATCAACATCATCGAAGATCGTCAGAACCTTTGGGGTGGTTGTTTGGTACCCGGTAGAGAACGTCAGGCCGATGGAACAAAGAAAGAGGCTTGCACAACAGGTAAGAAATATAAAGATGTTGGCGCAAGGTGGAATGTGTGGGCTTACCCGGCAAACAATGAGAAACCAGAAGAACTCACACACGACAAAATTCTTGAATATGTAAATCGTGGTTATATTATTCTTGACCCAAATGGTAAACGTTGTGATGTTTGGGCTGTCAAGAATACATATGACAAATATTTAAAGCTATCCAATGATCATCCCGCAGTATTCCCAGAGGAACTTGTTCGTGACCATATCCTTACATGGACAAATCCCGGCGATATAGTTGTTGATCCGTTCGGTGGTTCAGGTACAACGGCAGTTATGGCAAAGTCGATGAACCGATATTATGTCAGTATTGATGTGTCTAAACAATACTGTGAAGATCAGGTTAAACGACTGAAAAATGTAGGAATCTTTCATGAATGTGCTCAAATAGACAACAATTAAAAAGGAATTGTTCTAATGCTACCAGAGTTTTTCAAGGAAAAATATTTTGGGGTTTGTCAGGATTATTACGAGAAGTTAAAGAAGGAATGTACCAAGTGTGACCATCTTGGTCATATCATGAAAGACGAACAAACATACGTCGATTGTGATTGTACAAAGGCATTTCTCAAGAACAAAGAATACATAAAGATCGGTGTCCCGTTAGTTCTGTTCAATGGCAGTAATGGAAAATTTGTCGAGACATTTACAAAAGAGTGTCAGGAAAATGTGAAACTGTTAATCAAGATGATTAGGCAGCTCACAGAAGCGACAAACATATTCATACACTGTAAAGAACGAAAGGACTATGCAACATCGTTTATTGCCAGTCTAATCGCGGTTAATCTGATTGATAGTGAACATGATGCAGCGATGATTAAATCACATGAACTCATTGATACATTCTTCAACTTTGAAAGAGATGAGAAGGGTTGGGATTCACTGGTAGAGACTAAGTTTCTCATCGTTGATGGTTTCGGGCAAGAGAATAATAAACAATTAGCCGAAGAAGAATCATTTGTTACAACACGTTTCATGAACTTATTGAATTTACGTTCAAGTATGAATTGTATAACGATAATTGTTGGTGATTTAATATTAGATGATTTGAAGAAAAAGTATTGCACATCACTGATTGAATACTTCGTCTTGGATTGTTTAAAGTTCGAAGTCAGCATTGATAAAAAGAAGCAGAGTGCCTTAGAACGGTTGAACGAATTAAACCCAGAATTTGTCAAGCTGTTCTCAGATAAAAAGGTAAGCTCATCTGAAGGTGAGTCTGTCAGACCGGTTTCAAAGCAGAGAATCCCAAACAGAGGTAGGACATTATGAAGGTTGAATGTATTGATACAGAACTATCTCTAATGTTTGGGCTGTTTAAATACGGCAAGGATGCAATTAAAGTATTTGATGCGTCACCTGCTAAAGAAGAACAATTCGCAAATCTTGTAAACCGTGAAATAGTTTTAATCCTTTGTGAACGATTACGAAAAGGTGATGTCCTTTCTACTCAAGGGTTCCTGACATATTACAAGAACATGCAGGAAAGACCAGAGAAGGAAAACTTAAAGGTCTTGGAAGCATTAAGAGCAATAAAGACACGACCTTGCACGATTGAAGACTTCAAGGTTCACTGTATTGCACTGACAGAGTTTGCTTGTCGAAGAAAGTTCTTGGGTGCATTAAACAATTCGATAGATTACGTTGATAAGAACTTTGATGGTACTATGACTGATTTGGAAAAGAGCTTTTCCGAAATCAGGAGAATGAAGAACCCAAAGCAGGTACAAACTGTAATGGGTTTAAAGAACAGTTTAAAAGATCGACAATCATTAGCCAAAGATATACACGACAACCCAGACAAGGTTGGTATGTGTGAACTTGGTTTTAAGAACATCGACAAATATATTGGTAGACAGGCTCCCGGCGAATTTGTTCTTTATCAGGCCAGAACAAACACTGGTAAATCAATGTTCTTGATGCACACGGCATTACATAATTATAAGCGTGGTTTACGTGGAATAATTATCACAATTGAAATGAGTGCCAGTCAGTATTTGTATCGAATGGATTCAAATATTACCGGTATAGAACATAAGCAATTCTCATCTGGTTCTATTACAACTGATACAGATTTGATGAAGCGATGGGATAACCGGATTTCCTGTGTCAGTTCCAGAGATGAAGACCTGTTAGTTTATTGGGTACCAAGCGGTTGCACACCGGCAAAGGTACGAAGCATCATTGCGAATAATCCGTTTAACCCAGACTTTATAATCATTGACTATGCTGGTGATATGAAGTCCGGTATTAATGGTGTTTCCGATTATGACGCCGCTGCCTTTGGTGTTATTTATTCGTCACTAAAAGAGTTTGCTGGTGAATTCAATTGTGTGGTATACTCTGCACAGCAAACTAAACGTGGTGTTAAGAAGGTTGATACAGAGTCAGGATCGTGGTCAGATATTGCCTCACATAAGGCCGATATAATGATTGCGCTTGAGATTACAAAAGAAGATGAAGATTTTATGACAGAGTTTGAAGGAGTTGTTTACAATGGCAGAATGAGTATCTCAATTATTAAAGGAAGGAATATACCAAAATGTAGAACCCAAGTAATCCCACAGTTTCACAAAATGACATTTATCGAAAAAGAACAAGAAGAAATGATGGCGGTTGGTTTCAGCAGTATGAAAACCAAAAAACAGAAGGTAAAAGAAGAAGGAGAGAAGGTAGCAGGAGGCGAAATACCTATTGCTAAAGAAGGAAAACTGTCAAAATGTTCTCAAGAAGAAGAAATAAATTTGCTTGACTAATAAAACAATTCTATGTTGTTATAATGTTTATGGAGGTTTTTAAACTATGGATATCCAGTTGAACACAGCGAACTTTAAACAATTCTTAGGGCGTTGCGCTCTCGGAAATATTATCCGTGATCTTGTTATTCACACAGCACCGAATAACCGAATCATGGCTAAAGTAACTGACAAAATGGTCACAATGTACGCAGAAGTTTATTGTGACGGTGTTAAAGTTACAGAAGAAGGGAACATCAAAGTTCCAAATCTTCAGAAATTGATTGCCGCAGTAAACAGAACCGATTCTGAAATGTTAAGAATCAAATCATCTGTTGATGCATTCCTTCTCAGTGACGGTACAGGCGTTGGCAAAATTCATTCGAATATGGCTCAAACCTCTGATGCTGAAATTGTAGAATCTTATCAGGCAATTGATGGTATTCTTGACTTCTTCGACAAAGATGCACTGACATATAATCGTGGCAAAATCGTTTATGAAAACGGTGTTGAACTCCCGATTGGTACTTTGCAAGATGTTGTCGATGATGCCAAAGCGTTCAGCTATGAAACATTCAAGATGACACCGGCAAAAGGTATGATGAAATGCCGCATTGAAAACAATTCAACTGGTGAAAACTTTACCAGAACGATTGCCGACAAAGATTTCATCGGTAGTCTTGATAACATCCCGGTAACGATGGTTGGAATGGGCTTTAAGGAAATGATTAAAGCCATTAAAGACAGCAATCCCAAAGACAGAGTTAAGTTGTACGTGTCGGATATGGCATGGCTTCTTACAAATGGTAAAGACTATTTCTTTAACATAAATACAATGGAGGTAGAATAATGGGGTACTTTACAGCAAAAGAACTAAAATCAAAAATGTCCGGTGGTTCTCGCAACAGTCGAGAATTGAAGCATGAAGGAACTGTAAAACTGTGGATTCCAAATGAACAGTTTTTCTATGCACGAAAACACTTCAACCTTCACATGGTTCCAATCGTTAAGAGCAACGCAAAAAGCTGCTGGTGCATGAATACAAGCCCGGAACTTAACGAGAAGTGCCCGGTATGCGACTTCATTCAGGAACTATGGAAAGAATGGCGCGAAACATCCAACAAAGACGAAAAGACAAAAATTCAGGGTGTTATCAACAAGATAGTTGATGAGAAGTACTGGGTAAATGCCATTGATCTTAATGACAAAGAACAGAAATTCATCGCTATTAAGTTCACAGCGTCCAGACTGAAAGAAATCCTTGCAATCATCGAAAAAGACCCGATTGATGGTATTATCTGGTCTTACAAGAAAACGATGTCCAAGAATAAAGATGGTAGTGACCGTGTTTCATACAGCCTTACAGAATCAACTGATGATGCAAGAGCACATGAACTCAAGGAAAACTACGACTTCCTCTGGGGTAGAACGTTTGAACAGGGTGGCCCGATTGATCTGGAAAAGGTCTATGGTAAAACACAGACTTATGAACAGCTTCATGACTACCTTACAAAAGCTCACTCAGAAGAAGAATCTGATGCTGAACTTGACGAAGATGAAGTTACCAGTCTTGATGATGTAAACACTTCATCAAAGACCAAAACTGCTGATCCAAAAACAGCACCGAAGATTCAGCCATCTACAGCTCCAAAAACAACGGCTAAACCAAAAGAAGATGATTTATCACTTGACAATCTCTCACTTGACAGTGATAATGATATCTCTCTTGATACTGAAAGCTTATCACTTGATGGGGATGATGAATTGAGCCTTGATGACATCGCCATACCAGTTAAGATGATAACTTTACCCAAAGACATCATTGCAAAGAATCTGAAGAATAAACATCTTCTTTCACAGATCATTGAATACTTTAAGGAAAAAGGTATTCTTGCAATCACCGATGATTTGAAGAAAGATGTTAATGCAATTAACAACTATCTGAAAACAAATGATGTTGAAGTACCGGAATCATTGCTTGAAGAAAGCATTGCAATCTAATAACGAAAGGTGTACACAATGGATAGCAAACTGGAATCACTGTTGAAAGAAATCGAAGCCGAGTTGGTCATTTTCAATGAAGACTCAAAGAAAGCCGCCGAAAAGGGCAACAAAATGGCCACAAGACGCGCCAGAGGCGCAACAAACAACCTCACAAAGTTGTTTAAAGACTTCCGCAAACTGTCTGTTGAAGTTGTCGGCTAATTAACGTCTAAAGGCCGGTGGGAAGCAATTTTCACCGGCCTTTAAAAATTAGATAAAGATTTTTGTTGACAAAGTTTGTTAAGCAATGATATAATCAAAATATCGAAACGAAAGGATTAAATAAATGAAGGTTGAATTTTCAAAAAGACAAAGCAAGATGCTCAATGAACTGCTTTCACAGTTCGGAGCCATCAGCCCAAATACAAATTACGAAATGATTCGTAACGAGAATAAGTTGATTGTAAAGTTCTGTCCACAGACAATCAAATTACTCGTTCAGAACGGTAAAAACGTTCGTCATAAAACCCTTGCTACCTTGTGCTTCCAGTTGGCAAAGTGTGTCGGTATGGCTAAGTGCAATCCCGATGATACATTTGAAGAACTGAAAGGTACCAGACTTGCGAAACTAAAGTTCACGAAGAATGTTGCTAATATCATCATTGGTATTCAGAAACAGCTTCATAGTGAACAGACTCGCAAGGTTGAGAACTTTACAAAGCGCATTAAGGCCGAAGTTGAAAAAATTAAGGTCAGGATTGCAGCTTTTAAAGGCGCAAACAACACTGTTTCTTGAAGAGTGTCACGGTGTTTTTGATGGGTGTGTTGTCAGTCCTTTGACAACACAATCCATATAAATAAATTATAAGGGTTTTTGTGGTATGAATAATCGTTGGAGTGATGTTGAAATTAAATTTATCAAGGAAAACTATTTAAAAATGAATAGTGTGGTAATTTCACAACACTTAAAACGCAGCCCTCATGCCGTAAAAATGAAGATGAAACGACTCGGTTTGATTCTACCAAAAGATATCGTGTTTAGTTTTATGTCACAATCGGCTATAAACCGCAATAACAACATAGAATCTAAAGGGGAGCAAAACCCAAACTGGCGCGGCGGGATATCAAAGAACAATTATCATTATAAAAAACTACAAATCGAAAGATACCCAGAAAAAATAAATGCAAGACGAATCGTTGCTCTTGAGATTAGGGCTGGTAGATTAGCTCGTGGTTGTTGTGAAGTTTGTGGTAAAAGTTCTGCACATGCACATCATGATGATTACAATAAACCTCTGGAAATAAAATGGTTGTGTCAGAAGCATCACAATGCACTACACAATTCTCGATTATAAGTTGAATTTCATTGCTAGGTCGTCAAGTGGTAAGACAATGGTATCATAAACCATCATTACGTAGGTTCGAATCCTGCCCTAGCAACCGATTCTTTTGATCTTTGACAATAACATTGATGAAATGTCGTATCAATAATTTGGTACGTGGATTGAAACGACAATCATATATGAAGGACAAACACAATTGTCTCTCACTTTTTAACAAATTTGATAGACAAATGTGTAATTCTGGGGGTGAAATGGTTTCGACGGGCAGTTGAAACTCATCTTGCATCGCGTAGTTGACCGAGAGGCTACGTTAAAAGTCGGTCAGGCTTTAAACGCCAACGAAGAATCATACAACGCTGTAGCCGCGTAAGCCGCTACAACCATCTACCTGAATAGTTGCTGCGACGATTCAGGCTAGGTGTAACATAAAAGCAGCTAGTGGCTAGGGGAGATTATCACTGTGACCCTACATGAGTGCCTACTGTGGTTGCTGGAAACATTGGAACTTTAGCTTTTTATCCTGTGTTCCAAAAGATAACAAAAAAGATAACGATGTAGATGGATGAATGTAAATCTGTTCGGACACGGGTTCAATTCCCGTCACTTCCACCGAAGTTGTAAATTGGCCGCTTGCTTGACCGTTCCAAGAGGTAAGAGCAAAGGTCATTAATATTGCCACCAATTTACAACTGTTTGGGGAATTAGCTCAGTGGTAGAGCAAGCGGCTGTTAACCGCTAGGTCGATGGTTCAAATCCACCATTCCCCTTTGTATTGTGCAGTTAATGTGAGAGTATTTCGCGGGTAGTGCCTCACCTACCCATTTTCGAAAAGTTGTGTGAGTGGTTTAAACAGCAAGTTTGCTAAACTTGTGTACCGAAAGGTACCGAAGGTTCGAATCCTTCACTTTTCGCCGCGTAGGTAGCCAGCTTTGGTTGATGTAGGCTACGAAAACAATGACATGCTTACTCCTGTTAGTCATTGTTGTGAACAGGACTATACCAAAGATCGCCAGTGTGGTGCAAATGGTAGACACGGTAGTCTTAGGAACTACTAACTTGTAGGTTCGAATCCTATCACTGGCAATGTGTGTCGGCTCGGCTATTCATGACAAACATCATAATTGTTTGGTGTGTATTTTTGGGTTGCAAACCAACTATACAAGATGATAGATTAGGGTCGATATGCCGAATTTGCCGGGAGAAACCTATTTAATCGCAGTTGGCACTCATTGAATAGGGTTGCAAATTGATAAATCTCCCGGCTTTGCCGAAATAGCTCAACGGTAGAGCAATGCACTTGTAATGCATAGGTTTTAGGTTCAAATCCTATTTTCGGCTTTGATGTAACGCTGGCTGTGCCGGTTACATTGGTTTGAAATCTTTTATCAATATTTTGCTCAATAACGATACGTGAACTCAAACCCGTTCTTGTTTTACGGTGTAGTGGAATTAAGCCATCCATTACACCATCTAGGGGTATCGTCCAATGGCTAGGACACATGCCTTTGGCGCATGTAATCAGGGTTCGAATCCTTGTACCCCTGCCGTGTTTTACAATTTATTTCGGAGGTATATTCGTGGATTTTAATCAGGTAGCGGCAATTGTAAAAGAACTCAAAGAAGAAAAGGACAGGCTATTGCCATTCGTTTCAGAAGTTGTTGAAGTGTTGGAAGAATTTGGTTCTGTCATTGAACCGGCTTTTAGGAAGTTATTCATCAAGAAGTCTGTTGAATACGTGAAAGAAAAGTTTGAACTCTTGATGGCCTCTGGCTTTACAAGAGAAGAAGCTTTTCAAATCGTTCTGGCCGACAAACAGATGTATCAACGGTCTTTTGATAATGGTTTGAAGAGTTCCAAGAAATAATCGAACATTTTTACTGAACTATTTGTGTCAACCGTTACGTTTCGCACTAACGCATTTTGTAACGTTGGACTCATAATCCAACCATTTACAAAATAGACGGTAGTTCGGTGGTACCTTTTCTATGGCAGGGTGACGAAATTGGTAGACGTAGCTGTTTCAAAAGCAGTCGCCGAGAGGCTTGTGGGTTCAAGTCCCACCCTTGCTAATTCGTTTGTCCGAAAATCCTCTCTTTAAACATCGTTTAAATGATTTAAACGATGTTTTTTCTTGACAGACGATTTAAAATATGTTATGGTTAATCTGTTGAATGCATCACTTGAAGCAATGTCTGTAGAAGATATTGACAAGGAAATTGCAGCCCTGAAAGGTTGATGTTATAATCGGTAGGCGGCAAGCAATTGCCGCCTTACCACTTGCCAGATTGGTGAAATGGAATACACACTGAATTTAAGCTTCAGCGCGAAAGCATAAGGGTTCGACTCCCTTATCTGGCAATGTTTTGAATTAAATACATAAAGGAATAAAATGAGGAAATATTATTTTGTTGTTTATTTGTGTGAAAAACATGGTTGTCGAACAAACTTCGCACAACCATACAGACAGGCTCTTTTAGTTGGTAGACACCCACTCCAATGGCAGTTAGATTGTAATGAATCATATAAAAACATGGAAACATACACTGTGTTGAGCTGGCAAGAAATCAGCGAAGAAGAATTTAATACATTCAACGGCTATATTGGGTAAAGGAATAAATCAAATGCATATTCTCAATATAGATGTTGAAGAACTGCTTAAACAGGGCATCATTGTTGAAGACCCGAATAACGATCTTGCTTGGGAGGATAGAATACCGGTTAAATTCTTTCAGGAACGAGTTTGTGAAGTGTCTGGTACAGACATAAGGGTTCCATATTTGCATAAATTAAAAATAAGACGTAAATACGATTTAGACAAACCATTATCTGCATTACCTCAAGATCGTAAAAAACCAATAATTGACGAAATCATCAAAATTTTTGACGAGTATTACCGCATAGACTACATCTTAGAAACAAGACAGAAATTATTTGATGGTTATGTAAGCAACTATATTTCGTATTATATCTATGGAGTTAAATAGACATGAACAATCTGTTAATAGTTGAGCGAAAAGACTTAGTTTCCGACAAGGTATTGATTGTAAATGTTGAATTGGTTAAACCGCGTGAAGGTGGTGTGCCAAATCAACCAATGTTCTATGCTACAAACATTTGGAAGAAATAAATTAAGGAGATTATTAAATGATTACATATCATTGTAATGCTTGTGATGAAGATTTCGAAGACCCATCACCTATTGATGCTGAGTGTCCTCATTGTGGTTCAGATGATACGGAGGTAATTGATTAACATTATGAATAAGGAATTAGTTTCTAAGCTGGAAGCAATCATTGCGAAGATGGATATCCCATTTTACAGAAAGACCATCAAGAATAAAGATAATGTCCGTTGGTTAAACAGGAATATAGCTGTTAGAAACAGTCAGAATCCTGCACTTCCAGAAGCAATGAACTTAATAAAGGAATTGTTATAATGACTTGTATTGGAACAGTTTTAAGCACACAGGCAAGAAAATGCGGCCAAACAACAAGAATGATTTGTGATGCTATTAAAATGGCATTAGAAAATCCAGAAAAACACATTCTTCTTTGCATTTCACATAATGAAAGTTTACCAGAACTACCACAAAATATAGCTATTTTAAAAGCACATCATTTAAACAAAATTATATCATATGTTAGTGGTAAATCAGAAGAAGCGGTTTTCATTGATCATCACATTAAAGATAATACTCTCATCGATCAAGCAAAATATATCAACATATTGAAAGAAAGAATATCACAACAAAACACCAAAATAGAGAAAATAAAGCAATTAATTGATGTGTAATTTATTACTTTAAAACTTTCCTTTAATGTGCTATAATTGGTATATTCTTATTCAAAGGAAGTTTTATCAATGGAACAGCAGTTACCGAACAATATACAAATTTTAAACATAGACCCACAACCCAAACCACGTATGACTCGCTCAGACAAGTGGCGTAAAAGACCTATCATTGTCCGATACTATGATTACTGTAATATGCTCAGAGAGCTTGGTGCAAAACTACCGGAAGCAGGAGCAAAGGTAACATTCAATATACCGATTCCGAAAAGCTGGAGTAAGAAGAAGCAAAATGAAATGATAGGTAAGCCACACCAACAGAGACCCGATCTCGATAACATGTTAAAGGCACTTTCTGACGCGGTTCATGATGAGGATGCTCACATATGGCAAATAACTGTTGCAAAATACTGGGCAATTACCGGGAGTATCGTGATTGAAAGTGCATCAATTACATCACAATAACTGTTACAAATTAAACATTGACAATATTTTTTTATTATGATATTGTCAATGTTTAATTTAAAAAGCATGGAGATTGATGATGGTAAATAAAAAAAGACCAGAAGAAAATAATAATAAACTTGTTTTTGTAAGAGATAATCTTTACAAAATCCCATATCTAAGAAAAAATGGTTTACCAGCAAATAGATATCTTGTAAAAACAAATTGCTCGGTTTGTGGAAAAGAAATATATGCAAATCTTTCAAATTTTAAAAGAAGCAAGAACATTATCTGCAATAGCATTGATTGTAGACGTGTAATTAGTTCAGTCCCAGATGGAGCTAAAAAGAACAAGAGGGGTAGGATTGAGATGGATGGGCATATTCTCATAAAGCAAATAAATCATCCATTTGCAAAAAAGGGTTGGATATCAGAACATAGATATGTAGTCGAACAACATATTGGGCGATATTTGGAAGATACAGAGATTGTTCATCACATCAACATGGACAAAAAGGACAATCGTATTGAAAATTTACATATTTTTAAAACAAACACGGATCATTTTTTATCTCATGGGTCACTAAATAAATGTGTTAAAAAACTTATCGAATGTGACATAATTTATTTTGACCAAAAACAGGGAGTATATTTATGTCGCGAATTTTGACTCATGATGATATGGCCGAAAGCCTTTGTTTGGCTATGTTTGCACGACAAGAAAAATTGTTGGTGAAATAATGATTAAATCTGTCGAACTTCAGAACTTTCAACCACATGTTAATACAAAAGTTGAATTACATCCTTCAATCAATGTAATTCAAGGATTATCTGATTCTGGTAAATCTGCTTTTCTTAGAGGCTTGGATGCTGTATTAAGGAAAGCTCCATTCTATTTGAATTGGGATGCTGAAACCGGTAAGAATACAATCGTATTTGACAACGATGATACAATTTCAAGAAGCTTCACCAAAACGAAGATACAAAAGTGTCCTAACTGTAAAGAGAAAGTCAAGGCAGAAGATCAAGTTTGTGAATCATGTGGCGAATTTCTATCAGCCAAAAGTTCTGAAGAGTTCTACATGCTTAACGATGAACGCCGTGACAGGTTTGGTGTTAAGCTTCCTGAATTTATTACAGACTTCACTCGGATTAAACCGATTCAGTTCCTTGACAACGAAATCTTTTTAAACTTTGCTGAACAGCATGAACCGATGTTCTTTGTATCTGATCTTTACACCGGTTCATTGCGGAACAAGATGATTTCGACGCTGTTACCTGATTCAGAAAAGATAGATGTTCTGATTAAAGAGCTTGTATCTGAGAAGTTAAACACATCGGCTCAGTTGAAGGTTTACACAAAACAGCAATTGATTGCTGAAGAACAGTTGAACCTGATTAAGTCTGATGTTGATCTGTTAACAGATGCCTATAAAACGATTGCGAAACTGGCAAACGACATCAAACTCATTGAAGACAATTTGAACATGCTGGAAGGGCTGGAAATCGAAATAAACAAGGTTTCACCAGTCACCACATATAGACCGACTGTTGATAACTTTAAGACCAAGTTAGATGCAGCAATCATGATGCTTGGCAAATGTCAGAACATTGAAACTGGCTATAAAACCTTAAAAGAATTAGAAAATAGCTTGCAATCATTATCGAAATATGATAGCATAGACATGATGGAATTTGCTCTGTTTGATGATGTTGAAGATGATATCAACGATCTTGCCAAGAAAATAGACGTTGGTATGAAGCTGATGGCAATTATTGCGAAGATAGCCAATATTATAACTGCCGATATTCCAGTGTTCCCAGAGGTTGAGTTTCCAGATGCTTTGCAATTTAAACTCGATCAGCTTGAATGTATTGATTACAATCTAACAACACTGGACACCCGATTTAAAGAGTACGCAAAGGATAAACAAAATATTTTAAAAGAGATTGAATCTTTGAAAAAAGAAATAGATTCTGATAAAATGATTTGTCCGATTACTAATCAGAAATATTGTGAAAGTTGTATTGAGACAATTAAAAATGATCTTACAGCATAAGACTCAGCCGAATATTTGTGACGGGTGTGGTAAAAAAGAAGTTATCGTGCATTTCCATACGAAAACAGACGAATGGATAGCTCTTTGTCGTGAATGCCAACAGTCTGTTACATCGTTGTTATTTGCAACCGCAACCGAAAAAGGTTGCAGTCTATAATGAATGGATTGAAAGATAAACATGGACAAACTGATATACATTCCTGACCCCCATTATGGGGCACGACCAATTAGCCGCAAGGATAATTACAATAGAAGCATCTTAAACAAGCTTGAACATGCTTTCAAAGTTGCTCGTAAAAACCATTGCACCGTCATAATTGGTGGTGATTTGTTTGATAAACCAAGCATTTCAATGTTGGTCTTTATAGAATTGTTAATGTTGTTCGAAAAGTATTCAGATGTGAAGATGGTAATACTTCGTGGTAATCATTTCCACGATGGTTCTCCTGAGTCATCACCACTGACAATGCTTGGTATGTTTATGAGGAATGTAACACTTTCGGATGGTCGGGATTACTTGGACTTACCAACAACAAGATTGATATTTGCTGATAATGTAACAGACCCAAACACAAGAGATGAATTTCTTTCACCTGAATTAAATAATGTGTTATTAACACACCACATAATTGTGAAAGACCCTGTTATTTACAAGCATTATTTGATTGCTGATTTGAAAACAAATGCAGATTATGTATTGATTGCTGATTATCACCCAGAACAGGGAATTATCCAGCGGGGTAAAACAACTTTTGTTTCAACCGGTGCATTGGCAAGAAGGAAGAATACATCACATGATGTTGGCCGCAAGCCAAAGTTCGCCTATCTATCTGATAAGGGTGTAGTTCTCAAAGAAATACCATGTGAAACCGATGTGTTCATTGAGAAAATTATTGATGATACACCGGAAGTTAATGTTCTTGAGAATGTTAAACAGATGGTTGAACTCATGGATACAAGCATCATGAGCGAGAATCTATTCAATGCTCTCGATATATTTGCCAAGACGACCAAAGTTGATGACGATGTAATTAAATTTGTAAAGGAACGATTACAAAATGGAACTTAATGAATTAAAAGCTAAGTTTGAAGACCTTAAAAAGCGACTCAACAGCGTAGAAAAGACCATCACTGTCGCTGAAACCCAGAGAAAATCATTGGTTGATCGTGTTAAAACCGAGTTTGGTATTGAACCAAGCGAGGTTAAAGCAACTATCGAAACAATGAAAACCGATATTTCAACAATGAAAACCAAGCTTGAAACGGCTCTTACCTCATTTGAAACAACTTTGACAGCAGTTGAGAAGACTATCAATGAGTGACTTACATTCACGTTTAATTAAGGTTCAGTCCTATAAAGAACACCTTGAAAGAACGATCAAGACAAGCAAAGAACAGGTTATATTAAATGAAGAAAGCCTTGATAAGTTTTCCAAAGCTCTTGATTTCCTTTATAGCTTTTCTGAGTTTACAAGGAACGAAGTGAAGTCTAAACTCGAAAATTTGTCAAATTTGGCATTAAAGGCTGTTTTCCCTGATAAAAAGATGGAGTTTAAGGTTATACCAAACCGGAATAAAAAAGGTTTGTTCTATGATCTTTACATTAATACAGATGGTAAAATAACGCCACTCAAAGATTGTAAGGGTGGTGGTGTCCTTGATATCATCAGCTTATGTCTCAGGATTTCTTACTTGAGAATATTTAAAGGCACATTAAGACAGGTTCTAATCCTTGATGAACCGTTCAAGAACTTGGATGGTGTGAGATTACCATTTGCTATTGATTGGATATCTGTTACATCAAAGCAGATGGGAATGCAAATGATTATAGTGACTCACTTAGAAGACTTGATACATAAAGCAGATAAAGCGATAAAGGTAGAACAGGAAAATGGCATCAGCAAAGTCTACGAAGTTAAAGGCTGAACAAAAGCAAAAAGACCAGCTTTTGTTATCGCTTGGTTACGCTAAGTGGATTCCAAGGGTAATCATGATCCCAACCATGTTCTACAAAAAGATTGCAATTCTTTATGAAACAGTCTTTAAAGATGCAACCACAATTACCGCATTTACATCTTACATATTCCAGTTTGGGATTGACCTGTTCTGGCAATTAAAAGGAAAATTTGGAGTAAATAGCTTTGGTGAGTTTTTGAGAATAAGGGAATTCTTATTCGAACATCTCAATGAGATGATGCGGATGTATTACAAAGATGAAGTGCTGACTACTCTCGACGCTGTTAACGGGGCAAGAAGCGTTTTAAAAAAGAAGAATGGCATAGAACAAGCAAAGTTCCTAGAATTCGTTAAGAAGCACCACAAACGAGTGTTAAATGGTCGCATTCTTTTAAGAGCAACAGACTTCCAAATATTAGATAGATTATATAGAAGGTTGGATATTAAAAATGGCACTCGTCAGATTGTTAAATGAAATAAAGAACGAACCTAGAACCAGCGTTAAGGTGAAGCTATTACGAGAATATAGCAACCAAGATGAACTGGAACGCTTTCTTGTGTACGCTTATTCCAATCGGGAAATATTTGGCCTGACATCTGCCGGTATTAGGGTTCCTTGGATATATGGTCTTAATGAAGATATACCATTTGATTTATTTGAAAAGATCAAGGTAACACCCGGAAGAAACGACAAGATACAACTATTGAGAAGTAATCTAGCACTTCGTAAAAAAGAAGTGATTGATTACTTTCTTAAAGCAATTGATAAAGACTTGAATATTGGTATCAACAAAAAGTTGATAAACAAAGCATTCAACAAAGAAATTATACCAGACTTTGGTTGTATGCTGGCCTTTAAGCAAGATGAGAAGCGGTTTAATCGCGCATTCTCTGAACTTGAATGGTGTTACTACAATGTGAAGGTGGATGGTATACGTGCTGTTGAGACAGTTCAATCCTCAGATATAATTGATTTCAAATCAAGAGATGGTAAGGAATTACAACCGTTCTTGGTAGAGAATATCAAATCTGAAATAGCCCGGCATATAGATCATTTTGCTGGTCTTGAATTAGACTGCGAAATATCCAGTACCCACTTTCAAAAGCTGATGAGGATTGTAAATAGAAAGAACGTCGATATGTCGTCTATTTACATTCGTAATACAACGAAATTAAGCATCTTCGATATCAAGAGTCTTGGTCACTTACCTTTGTATGAACGTGTTGCCTTTATGGAAGCTCTTGAAAAGAAGATAGATTCACCGAAGATTAAGTTCCTTAAATACTTTAAGGTTAAGATGGATTACAACCTTATAGCATCTATTGCTCGTAAATACATTGCTGCTGGTGCTGAAGGGATTATCATTAAAAATCCTTATTCACTATACCAGACAAAAAGAAGCAATGATTGGTTAAAGTTCAAAGATAAGAACACAATTGACCTGAGAATAATTGGGTATTACCCCGGAGAACCCGGAACAGAAATCGAGCATTGTCTAGGTGGTTTAATCTTTAAATATAAAAATACAGAACTGCGTTGCGGTACAGGTTATACAAAAGATGAAAGAGAAGAATATTGGTCATATAAAGAAGAATTGCTTGACAAAATTGCTGAAATAAGTTACATGGAAGAGACGAAAACTGGAAGTCTAAGACACACAGCTTTCGAAAGATTTAGATTCGATAAGGAGACTACAGATGACTAAGAAATACCCGATTATGGATGCGGTAAATGGCAAAGAAAAGCTAATCGTTTTGTCGGTAACAGACAAGCGCGGTGAAATGTTTGATTTGGTAATGCCATACATGAACCCTGCCGCAATTTTTGAAAATGGCTTTGTCAAGATCAATGTGTATGAAGCACTCAAACGCAAACTGACTTTAAAGGACAGTCACATACAAACAACTCGCAAAGAACGAGAATTTGTAATCACAAGCTCGATGATTTCATCAGAAAGCTATTACAGTTCTTCCAACATTGACAACATTGTTGTAATCAACGACAGCAATGCTGAAGTGTATGCATCAATGAAATCAGCTATCGAAGATATCATTACAAAAATCGAAACCGCAGAAAAGGAAACAGCAGCGAAATAATCTTGACATAAGTTAAATACGTTGATATATTGATTTTATGAATTTTTTCGATAAGGAGTATCTATGAATAATCTTGAATCTTATATATCAACCATCGACAATAACAGTGCTGTTGTAAAAGGTGAGCTTTATAAGCTCCAAAACAACAAAGTGAAGAAAGCCGGTCTTGTTGCTCGTAAGGCATTGATGGCAATCATCAAATCAGCACATGCAATGAGAAAGCTTATACAGGCCGATGTTGCTGCTATGCCAATTGTAAAAAAGAACATCACCCCTGAAAAGCTGAAAGAAATGGCCGCTAAACGCCAGATTACTTTCAATGAAAAGAAAGCAAAAAGGTTGGCTGCTCTCAAGAAGTAAACACGAAAGGTAAACTAATGAGTATACGCGTTTCTATAATTGATGGAAATAACTTTTTCCATAGAACATTCTGGCAAAACTGTGATGTTAAAAACTTCTCAAAGTCTTTAAAAGGTGTTGTGAATACATGGCTGCTTATGCGGCAAAACTCTCTTAAAAACCAGAGAGTAATCATGGTGTTCGATACTTGTAAAAGCGAAAGAAGATTAAATCTGTTTCCTGAATACAAAGGGCACAGAAAGACATCACTTACACCAGAACAATACGCAATGTTCCAGAAAGTTTTTCCCGTCTTTATAGAAATCTGTAGAAAGTCTGGCCTTAATGTATTAGATGGTGATGGTTACGAAGCAGATGATTACATTGCTTTATTGTCATTCATGCTTCGTAACAACCATCTTGTTACAATTATCTCAACCGATGGTGACTTTCCACAGTTAATTGATGATCGTATCTCTGTTTATAACCCTAATAAGAAGGTGACTATTACCAAGGAAAACTTTGAAAATATCTTTGGGTTCAAGCAGAAATATTACCTTGATTACAAGTGCATGACCGGCGATACATCAGACAATATCCCAAATATTGCCGGTGTTGGTGAAAAGAAAGCAACTGATTACATTCTTGAATATGGTAACTATGAGCAGATTGTTGAAGAATTGAAGATCAAAAATGCTGGTAAAAAG